CATGATAAGATTAATTACAGTACCACGACAGTAATTAATCTTATCATGTTTCTCAGCAAAAGGGCACGTCTCAGTATAGGGACACACCTCATTCGATTTTAGCCTCAAAGTCATTTATTCCCCACAACTATTATCCCCAAGGTTACAAACCATATCTGATGCAGAGAGGTTTCTTATAATATTCCTTCCATTCTCTTTCAGATATTCAATTACTTCATCTTTATCCATTTTGTTATAAATCTGACCTTGCCGAACACCATCTACATAAACAGTTACTCCCTTCAAATCTTTTATATACTCAAGAAGTAAATCACTCAATTGTTGATCCGTCGTCCCTGCTGGCATATTAATCGTCTTACTAACTGCACCATCAACAAACCTTTGAACTGCCGCTTGAATATTAAAATGATCTTTTGGTTCAAGTTCAAAAGAATCAACATACCAATCAGGTATATCAATTCCTTCTGAAAGAAACCTTTCATAAAGCGGATGAACATAAACCCGACTACCGACCCGATCATTTCTTACATATGATTTGGCAAATAGAGGTTCAATTCCACTAGTTACATCAGCTATAAGAGAAATCGTTCCGGTTGGGGCAATTGCCATTGCCGTAACACAACGAGAACCATATTTCTTTATATCCATTCGTAATTCACCAGGAAGCTTTTTAACAAACGAAGCATTTACATAAGGCATTTTCTCAAACTTTGGAAATGCGCCTTTCTCATCCGCCAATTTTACTAAAGTCTGATAAATTATATTTCTAATAAATCTCATTACTTTCTCAGCCTCTTCTATAGATTTATCAGAACCATATCTTACACCCTTGGAAAATAAATATTCAGCTAAACCCATAACTCCAATACCTATTCTCCTTGAATTATGGGCCTTAATATCAATCTCCTTTAACGAGTATTTATTTACATCAATAACATTATCAAGAAAACGTACCGCTAGTTCGACAGTAGATTCAAGTTTTCTCCAATTTGTATAGACATTTCCTGTGATAAAACTAGGTAGGACAAGTGAACCTAAATTACAGACATCATAGGGAGCGAGAACTGCTTCCCCACAAGGATTTGTACCCGTGACTGGATCATAATAGTAGGAATTATTTTTTCTCAAATAATCCCAATTTAGAAGGCCAGGTTCAGCACACTCAATCATATTTTTTATGATCTTATCCCATATCAATCTAGCCTTCACTTTTCCATAGGATCTCTGTTTAAATTTGAATTCCCACTGTTTATCTTCTTCGACGGCATTGAGAAATTCTTGATTAACAGCAACTGAAATATTGAAATGTGGTAATATCCCATGCTGCAACTTAGCATCTATAAAATCACAAACCTCTGGGTGTCTAACATCAACAGAAGCAAGAGCTGCTGCCCTCCTAGCACCGCCACTCTCAATTGTTTCAGCGACTCCATCTGCTGCTTTAATAAAACTAACTAACCCAGATGATTGACCACCCTTTCCCAGAATAATATCACCTTTTGGTCTTAACTGGGAAAAATTGCACCCGACCCCTCCTCCATCACTCCATAGAATCAGAGCATCTTTTATAAATTGACCTATTTCTTCTATGGAGTCTCCACAAGGGAGATGATAACAGTTAAACAATGATCCGCTAGGTCTTCCACAATTTCTCAAAATCCTCCCGCCTGGCAAAAAGTCCCTATTGTAGATCATATCAAAGAATAGATCATAATATTTCTTATCACTCTCAACACTAGAAACAGTTCGTGCAACTCTTTTGCAACACTCCTGCCAGTCCTCTCCTTCCATAAAATACCTAGCTTCGGCAACCGCTTGCGCGTTCGACGACAAAATAACTTCTTTGCCCATCTTTATTTCTCCTTGCCTTTAAAAAGTAAGTATGTCTCACCTTTTGTATCTTTAAATACTGACAAAAAATGATATATCCCTTTAATTTTCCTCCCCTTAAAATCAACTACTATGTGCCTTTTTGGTTCATATTTTAAAATTACACAACTCCCTCCATCCCATTTTTTTAATGTCCCTGCACCATAACCAGTTTTGATTTCTCCAGTAAATAATGCTTCTTCCTCAGTATGATCGTGAGTCCGGGTTACCATTACTCGAACTGCCTCTTTAGTTGGGATTTCTTTTCTAGATGCAAAGGATATCCATTTTGTACCCCTAGGTATTTTAAAGCGAATATCATAATGAAGACCAGCCTTTTTGGCCCTATGTTCTATTACTACAAATTTGCTACTTACTTTCATCTTTAAATTCCTCCAATGCTAATCTAGCTAAGCAATAAGCATCACAAATATTATCGTCTTCAAAAGATTCGCCCCACCTCTTATAACACTTGAGAAGCATTAGATTCTTCTTTGCATTACCATTATTTGTGACAAATTTCTTTAAAGTTTTTGGTGGGATTATTTTGATTTGAATGTTGGTTTTAAAAAAGTAAGTTCTAATTAAGAAATGTAATCCAGCCAATTCAAACAATCGACTAGATTTTGAGAAATAGGCAAGGTCCTCCATATAAACTTTTACTAAACGAGGGACTTTTTTTATAAAAGAAAGATTTTCCAAAATATCCAGAAGTCGTTTTTCTGTCGGAGTATCAGAACTTGTAGAAATAAGTTTTTGCTCAACGATCTCCCCATCTTCATTAATCATTACAATTCCGGTACCAATAAGACTCGGGTCGATACCAACGAAGTAATTACTCCCCCCTTCAACCATTTAGGTATTCTCCTCTTATCCATGATCAATAATTACATTCGGTATTGCTCCAGCAGTTAATTTTTCAACAATCTCCCGCTTCTTCTCTTTTCCCTCATCCATAATTTCAGAACTCAAGGGTATCTCACCAAACGGGGTCCTTAGAGTTCCATCACCGTATTTCTTTCTAATTCTGCCTAACAGCATCATAATATCTGCAAGAGCCATTTCACAAAATAAAACCTGAAATTCATTGGGAATACCTCTAAAATCTGGAGGTTGAATACGCTCATATTCTATGGTTACATATGGACCAGCATTTGTAACCACAGGAGAAATCCTTATCCTATTGGGATGTATAAACTCATGAGTATAATCCCAACTAGAAAACATTTTTATCTGCATAGAAGTTGCAACGGCCAATGCCCAATCTTTTATCTCTCCTTGTGATAGAGGACCCATTGGCGGATGACCATGTAGAATCAAATTACCTTCATCAAAATAAACATCAACAACATTCAGAATTTCGTACCCCTCGGGTTCATGAATATAATACTCGTTACTTCTGCCAGGAACTTTATTTTGGTCAAGAGTCACATTTAGACCCATTCTCTTTACCTGCGGAATATAATACGAAAATTCTCGCAGAGTATAATCTGTGACATACTCCATGATCTTGCTATCTTCAATCTCAATAAAATTAAACGGGAAAGCAAGATTATCTTTTATATATTTCAAAACTCTAGATGGATTTAACATCATTTTCCTCCGTTATAATATATAACCTCCAAAATATCTTTATCAATAAACACTCGATTCATCTCTAATGCTTTCTTCATACTCTCTAATCTTGCTCGACTATCATTTTCTAAAATTTGTAATATCCTTTTTCTTTTCTCAATCATTTCAGTAGTTGTGGGTTCATCAACTTCTCTTGACAATAACTCAAATGAAACTAACTTTAAGTTGTTGGAAATTAAACTCTTTTTCTCTTCTTGTTCTATTATTTGATTTATATATTTGTTCTTAAATTTGAGGTCGCCAAACTGAAAAATTGGTCTACAATTAAACACATCATCATATAATTTTTCCATTCCGCCAACCAACTTAACTATCTCATCCAATAGAGATGCGACCCTCTTCTGACCAATGCCGGGGATTCCGTCAACATCATCCCCAGTATCACCAACTATTGCCATAGCAAGTGGAAGATATTCATCAGGAAAATTATTCTTGAATTTAAGATATCTGGTCATTACCTCATTCTTCTTTATTATCCTCTTCCTTCGCCCAGTCTTACAAAATATATAGACATTATCATTCACACACTGAAAAAGATCATGATCATTGGAATAAACAACATGGACAACATTTGGACTTGTATCAACTAAAGAATTTCTTATAAGATAATACGGGATAAAATCAGTTTCCAAATTAGGAATTCTGATAATCTTTATATTTGGCATCAAATTGCAAGCTCTATCAATAAGTTGAAAATTCTTCTGAACTATTTCAGCAAATAATTCTCTCTTATCTCTCTCCAATCCATAAAGATCATCAATCTGCCTAGAGATTTTATATTTCTTACTTATATTTGTATGATAGTATGATTTTCCCGTCTCAAAAAAGATATAAAAATTTATATTAACTTTTCTTTTAACAGAGTATAGTTTATGAAACCAAAGAAATGATAATAAAGATTCAAAAACTGCAGTATTTATATAATTTGATTTAAGGGTACTCTCAACTAGATTTATAATCGCATGCTGCATATATAAAGATTGAAGATTATTTTTCAAATCCAAATAGAGATTCAAAGTATCATAATCAGAATATGATAGAATTTCATCAAGTATAGAATATGTCGGGTAATAACTAAGAATTGACGACGGGTGCATCATTATCTCCCAAAGAATGATATTTCTTTCCAACTTCCATAATTTTTTTGTCAATATCATATATTTGTTCTCGAATTTGACCCATTTCTCCTTCTTTTCTTTTTAATTCTTGTTCGTGGAAATCTCTTCTTCTAATCAGGTCAACCATCTCGAGTGGTTGGTTAACCTTCTCATCACCCAAGTAAATATCCCACTCTTGCTTATCTCCCACAAACCACATAAAATATTTTATTTTCTTCATCTTAGATTTATAAGAATCATAGTGTGCTTTCCAACCTGCCAGAAGATTTCCATCTAAATCATAAACATTAAGCTCTATAACTGCATAGGGCGGCTGACGCTTATTCCATACCTCAAGAGACTTAGGAAACCTATCAACTATATCTTCCAGACTATCATACTCATAAACGTCCGTATGTGTATCTTTATGCTGGCAGCAACCACACCAATATCCATTATGACTTATTTCTTCTACCTTGAAATACATCAGTCACCCTCAGGATTTACAAGGCTAGATCTACAATAGACATTTATATCAATGTCAGATATAGCAGTTGATATTCTATTTAAGCAAACATTTTCTTGAATATTATACATCGTAAAATTCATATCACCATCGTGATCAATAATAAACGGAATTGAAACAATATTCGTTACAAAATTCATATCACGGTTAGACATAATACCACTTACCAGTTTTGCATACTGATCTTTAGATTGAGCCTCAGTTGATATAGAAGCACTATCTCCTTCAAATATTACTCGAATATTATTAACATTAAAATTAGAAGTAATAACTCTTATTCTATCCGAGATTATTTTCTCAATACTACAATTTAGAATACAATCAGACTCATCAGCTACAAGTATACTTTCAGCTTCCTCATCTGGCATAAACTTATTATTCATAAACTCTAAATTCGGCGTAGTAAATCTAAATGAAGAATACTGATCTGTAAATGAGTAATCTCTTTCATTTACAGTTATTTCAACTTCCTGCTCAGAAAAACATTTTAATAAATCTATCTTCTGCTTCAAATTTGTTAAAGGTATATTCAATGCAGGTATAATAGGATTCAAATCCATTTCAAAAACAGCCGAGTTATCATTAGTCCTCTGACGCACTACACCATTACGAATATCTACGTCATCAAAATCTTCCTTAAGAAGAGAAATACATCTAAGAAATTCATCATACCTTTCCGCACTAAGATTTACAGTAACCATTCAAACTCTCCTTTCTATCCAACCTTTTTCACGACAACCATATACACAAACTTATCCTCTTTTACTTCTATAGAACTAGAGAAGTCAATAGTTGTAAAACATTCCTCCACATTTTCAATTACTTCCATAACTCTCTCAGAAATATGTTTACTTCCTATTTCTTTAGAATTTATAGGAATTGAAAAAAGCATCAAGACAGCATCGTTATCATTATACTTACAGTTGAACATACACATATTGTTTCCCATAAGTTTAAATAAACGATCTTTCGATGCCGATTTACAAAGAAGTGCATAATAATCTATCTCAGTAACAGACCCGGTATATTTAGCATCAGAGTCAATTGTGGCCTCAAAAATCTCTTTTAATTTCTCTCTCACAACTTCTTTTCCCATATTATCTACCCTCTACTAATATTTAAATATTCATACTGGGGAATTATAGGAGTAATGTTAAAATCTTTACCTGTTTTATTATAAACAACAACTAACTTATTAATATAACGACCAACATTTCTTGTCATCCGCTTATAATAATCAATAGTAACATCGTTATCAGACAATATATAAATATCTGGCATTAAAACTCTCTCATTTTTCATAAGACTAACTATTAGGGATGTATAAGAGGTAGAGAATGCACAAGCATACAATCTAGCAGATTTTTTTATGTTTAAAGAATCAAATATATGTTCTGTGAATATATCAAAAATTCCCTCTGATATTACAACTTCATTACCAAAAGGGTTACCACCATCTAGTTTATAATAGTCAAGAAATTTAGAAGCATAGAGATTATACTTCCAATGATCAAATTCTTGTGACTCATCTATATTTCTAAAATATAACCTACTTTGATTATTTGCTATAAAACAAATAAAATTCTCTTGAAGATAATCTTTAAGACGAAACAACGTTGGACTAACTGGAATCTCATTCAATCTTATCAACTCATTAATATCAAAAACTAAACCTCTAATAGACTGAAGATCAACATTTCTAAATTTTAACCTTTGTTTAACATAGAGAGATTTTGCCTTAAACCTATCTTCTTCAATTTTCGGTCTTATCAACTTCTTTACTTGAACTTGCTGTCTAGCTAATTTTGTCCTTCTCTTTTTCCTTTCTTTAACCTCCTTTTCATCAACAAAATCATTTGAGATATCTTTTCCTTCTATTCTTCGTATTAGTTTAGGAATCACTCCACTAACATTACAATCTCCAAAAAAACAATGAAAAATCGGAGCTTCTAAAGATATATACATATGATAATGCTTCTTCTGCTTTCCATATTCGCACCAAGGACAACGACAGATAATATTACTCGATGAAACCTTAACAGGTTCACCAAGTCTATCTCTTAGAAAATCTATAAAACTGTCCTGATAAATACCAATCATTATTACTCCTAAATAGTCATTAACCCACCAGATAATGACTCTTTAATATCGAGTTCCATCATCTTCTTAAAATCCTCCAAAGGAATCCAAAGGCAAACCTCTTGTAACTCAGGATTTATCTGATCATCAATCCTATAATCTTTTCCCCTACCTACATAAACTTTAAGAACAACTCTTTTCCCTCTAGCATATGGGTGTGCTAACTCATTATCTTGTTCAACATAACATATACCGCACGGAACATCATTTGCTCTAACACATTGTTTACCAGTCAAAAGTTGAAAACCTTTACTATTAAACATCTTCCATCCAAGATTTTTATTTCTCACTTTTGATTTCATTCATTTCTCCAAGGACCCAAAGGTTCAAACCTATCCTCATCAACATAATAAACTGCGCTAAGACTCTCATCATCTAAACACTCAAAAATTACCTTCCTCTCTTCTTCATAAACTTTCAGAGCAAAAAGGTAACCATCAATATCTCTGAGTTCTCTAGTACGAATCCAAGTCATCTAATTTCTTATAATCCCCACCTGTCATTAAGTGATCAATCCAATAAACTAATCCCCTACCTTCACACTTATCACAATATGAACCATCCCATGCCATATGGGTATTGTTGCCATCAGTCCATTCTTGAATTCCGGCCAAACCTGTACCATCACAATGTTCACACTTAGTAGTAGCCTCTGGAGGTAATTTTTGAAGTTCTGTATATCTTCTTCTTAAAGAAATCATTCTCTTCGCAGAATGTCTAATTGCCATCATTTGCTCCCAACTGCTTTTCGATAATCCATTAGCACTTTAATAATTTCATATACACAGGCCATAAAATGCATTGAGGGAACCAAACAACTTCCATGACTATTTGAATATTTATTTACAACAATCTTTGCTGGAGCAGGAATGCCCTTCTTAAAAAATAAATTTGAATATAAACTCCTATATTCAAGATCCCTCTCATCCAATCTCGAGATGATCATATTTACCGATTTACCTATCTTATGTTGTTGATCATTCTTTAAAGCATCAATTATCTCAGTAATACAACCAGCAATAACTCTCTCACTTGTTAGGGCAATATCTTTACTTACCCTCAAAGTATTAGTCCTTGAACTTCTCTGTAAATTATTGACGATCTTTCTAACATCTGGATAAAAACTATCAATAACAAATTTCAAATCATCTTCATTATACTTAATCTGCTCTCCACCGAGAATATTCTTACAATATTCAAGTACAAACTCAAGCGGCAATTGCTTAAAAAAATACTCTTGGGTTCTACTTTGAATTGCCTCAGGAAGTTTAGAAATATAATTACAAGTAAATAAAAAGCGACCATATTTCTCATATCTTTCGATTATTGACCTTAATGAGTGAAAACTAGCATCCGTCAGATAATCCGCTTCATCAATGAAAACAACACGAAAAGGATCGTTACCTGCTGGAGGGATTTTCAAGAAAGGTTCAATAACATCTTCAACAAATGATATACCTCTTGTTCTCTTTGATGAACCATTTATCTCAAGAAGATTATCATTTGCATTATTGAGAATTCCATTTTTCGAAACTAATATTCTAGCAACCGTTGTCTTGCCCCCACCCGGAGGACCATGAAATAAAAAATTTGCTATATCTCTCTGCTCAATACATTTCTTAAAATCTTCTTTATAATCATCTGGCAACACTAAATCATCAATAATTCTAGGTCTATACTTTTCAACCCAAAGTCTTCCAAGAACTTGCTCCATCGCGACTCCATTAGCAATGATATCCTTCAACAGCATGAAGAAGCTGAAGTTGTTTCTGTGTTTCAATAAATTTGCCTATAGCTTCTTCACCTATAGCTTCTATGAAAGCATCTAAGGCTCTCCCGCCTGTTACTAATTTAACGTTTCCATCTTCTCCAAGTTTATGAAAATATGGTTCAGCAATTTCTATATTTAACTTCTTTATTTGTTTAAAAATGAGTATATCAGCGGCTGCTCTAGTTGGGGCTGTAGCAGCATTAAACGAAATATATAATCTTTCCTCATTTTCTTTATAAACTAAAATAAAATAATCACAAACAAATGTATGTATACCCGCTTTAGCTGGATCCCCCTGGTAAGTAAAGTCTGTTCCATACTCATCTAATTTTTTAATTATTTTTTTAATCATGCTGTTCATATTAATTTCTCCAGCACTATTTATTTTTTATTTGTTCCATATCAAAAAAATTTATACTCATATGGTATGAAACCAAAAAAAAGAGTTGTGAACAACTCTTTTTTCTACATTTTACCAAGGGTTATTTTTAGGGTCTCAAATAATTGATCCATTGCGTGCTGTATTTCATCATTAGATATACAATTACGACCAAAACAGATCGAACAAATGGCAACCCCAATAAAATCACCATCCTCAACAATCATTCCTGTTGGACGCTGACAGAGATTACACATAATCTCTGTGTCATCTATTGTTATGAAATCTTTATACTGTGCCATTAATGTACCCCATTTAGTTTTGGTATAAGTATAGGATCTCCTCTCCTACATCCAGGACACATCTTTACTTGCCACTCCATTATCCTCTCTTCAATAAGTGATTTTGTCTGAATGTATGGATGTTTCCAATATGTTCTATTCCAAATTGCAAATATTCCCGCAATAAAGGCCCCATCTTGCTCAGCCTTAAATGCTAAAGCACTAACAGAACTTCCGGTGGTAATTACGTCTTCAATTATAATAAGGTTACACCCTGAAAGGTTATGCACTGAAGTTGATCTAAATCTAAATGGATCATTCCATTCATTAACTTTCTCTGCAAATATAAACCTCACACCCAGTTTGTAGGCTAACATGCCTGCCAAAATCCCTCCAGCGTCTGGTGGGCCAGTAATTGTATCAAACTTATATTCAAAGAGAGAGAGTTGAGTAGCTAACGCATCAACAACTTTTGTTCTCAATATTTCATCATACAGTATCAAGTCTTTATTTACATATTTGAGTGTATGATTTCCTGAACTAAGCTGAAAATGACCTTCTACTACAACTCCCCTCTTAACCAAAAGATCCCTAAGGTTTGTTTTTACCATTCCCTTTCCTTACCATGTTATCAACTACATTTTCAATAAGTTCTTTATTCAACATAGGAAATGAGTCAATAAAATATTTCTCAGTCCTAATTCGGCATTCTTCACATCTACTAACTAAATCACACCATGCCTTGTTTATAGCGAAAGAATTCATTTTGATACCTTTCATCCAGGTATCCAAATAAGGAGTAACATCCTCAAGTGGAGATTTATGATTATATCCTCTATATTTCATTTCCTCGACAATTTCATCATGCCTATCTCCCAGATATTGAGGAACGAGAAAATGTTTTTGAATATAACCCTTAACTGAGCGACCTCCCCTAATAGTTCCAACAAACATATGATGTTCGAGATGCTCTCCAAGTAAGTGTTGTCTGCACATTAATCTAGGTGGTAAAAACCATTGTCTCATTTGATCTCCTTATCAATTAGAATATGCAGAGGTATGTAATTACAAAACCATAAATGAGAAGGCTAATAAAAGGAGAGAGAACCTTTAGATCATCAATAGCTGATTTAGTTTTTGTTCTCTTCTGAGTATAATTACTATACTTAATACACCCTTCTGTACATATAGCTCCAATAATACATTCTCTACATGGATTTTTACAAAGAGAATCAAGCAACCACGAAGAGCTTCTCCTTCGCTCTAGTAACTCCTGTGTATAACCACCTTCGGTAATAGTCATCGTCCCAATATCGACTCCTTTCCTCAAATAAAACAACTTTTTTCCACTCACTCCCCTGTGCTCTATGGACAGAAATAGCATAACCAAAATCAAAAAGGTCAATACTATCAAATCCCGTTCCTTTTATCCTTTCCCTATTCTTCTTAAAGTCCGCTTTATCAACAACATCACCATATGACTCAACACCAAAACAGCAATTATGAACCAGTCCAGTATACATATCGTTAAAATCATCCATCTCAATAGTGACATTATACATATCATCAGAAACGGGCAGCAACCACATAAGGGTTCCAAGTTGGCCATTCATTATCTTAGTAACATAATTATTTCGTAGACAAATAAGTCTCTCACCAGGATACGGATCAGGAGCATCAAAACCAAACTTTTGCCTGATCATACTATTTATCAATACCCTAGACTTATTCATCCCACATAAGGCAATGACATCCTCATTAAAATCAATTGCTTCAAAAATTTCTCGTGATTTCCTTTCACGCCAAGCAATCTTAAAAACGCCCGGATCATGAACTCCATATGGAATTGATCCATTATTTCTAACAATCATTGATAATTTTATAATTGGATTTCCCAATGCCTGCCTGTGAATATCTCTGAGAATATAATCTGGTTTCTTCATCAGATAAAAATCTTCCCCAACAGGAGGCAATTGTCCATGATCTCCAAAAGCAACAATTGGTACCTGGTAACTGTTTAGATCTTTCCATATCTCTTCATTGACCATAGATGCCTCATCAATTATGATCATATCACAAGGGATCTCAAGTTTCTTTTTCCAACCACTAATTACTTTCTTTCCCCATTTATCTATTTTATATATTGGTTGGTATACTAAAGAATGAATAGTCCCAATAAAATCTGCGGAATAGACTGCGTCAGCATCTCGTAACCTTGTAGCAAGAACTGAAGATGCTTTGCCTGTAAATGCACAAAAAGCAACAGTATATCCTCTTCCAATTTTATAAATTTCATTTCTGAGATGTGGAATAAGGTGAGTCTTGCCAGTACCTGCATATCCACCAACTAGTCTATAATTATCCGGTTTTGGAACAACCAAACCTTCAAAATCAGAACTGGCAAATACTCTAACATAACTGGGTTTGATTACATACCTAACCCAATCTACTAACTCCTTTAAAACATGGGATTGTTCAGAACTTAGATTATTCACTGTAGTCCTCAAGTAATTTTGTTATTTTAACTAACACATGACCAAGAAATTTTCTCGGATCCTTAATATTCTTTAACTCAATCTGACTAAGAAGTATGGTCTTTAAATCAGTAAAAAATGAATCAAATCCAATAGCGATACCCGATGGTGTCTTCTCTTTGGCCATCAAACACTTCTTACCTGGAGTAATTGGATGTATAAAACCACACTCAGGACATGTATCGCCTCTAGTCTGAATGTCGCCTGTTTTCATAGACCACCTCTAAAAGAAAATCCATTTAATGTATTTACTAATCCCAATCAACCAAGGGATTAAACCAAATAAAATAAATACCAAAAGTGCCCCCCAAACAATAACCTTAGCAGAAAGGTCATCTCCTTCACGCTTCCAATATTCAATTGCTCTTTCTATCATGACTACTCCAATCTTTTTATTTATTTTTTGTTCCCCCCCAGGATTAAAGTATCCCGGGAGGGGACAAATGTTATAGAAAAATTTCAGACCACCCCATCTCCTCTTTCTTCAAAACTGCTCTAGCATTTCTAATAGCTTCGGGTAATATAAGTATAGGTTTAACACAGGCCCAACAACGATGTATTCCCGACACGGGCGGTTGATTATGGGTTTTGTTACCACAGTCTCCACACTCAAAACTCATAAACTCCTGACCACCTTTCATAGTTAAGGTTATCTCTCTCATGACCGAATTCTTGTTGTAACGAATTTTCGTGTGACAAGTCATTTTTTGTGCCTCCTCATTATTTTTAGAACTTTCTCTGTAAGGATCATCCAACCGTCATCATATCTATGTTTAATATTATGATCCTCAAACCCGCGCGGTCTTACAATTTTATAAGTATAAATTTTCCTCCTCTTGCTTCTACTTTCTTGTCTCCTCACTTGAATTTGACCTATTCTCTCAAAATCCACATATGCACATATTATTAACAAGTTATCCGTCCTCCCTCAAAACTTTAAAATCAAAAGGACCCAAATTCCCACTATAAACCTGATCAATAAAATTCTGCTCCTGAGTCATGAGAAGATTTATTGCCTTCTTGTCATTCGTATATCCTATATGATTAGGATCAATATATTCAAGAGTCATTATCCGCTCACTATCAGTTACAGGAAAGAACCTAAGACCTTTCTCTTCTGAAGCATCAATTATGCTCGGTATCCCATCAGTAAGTCTAAGTCCACACTCTTTAGCAATCCATTCAACATAAACTTTATCCTCAATAGGAATAGACATAACTCCCCATATCATCTCTTCCCACTTGACCATGACAAGTTGAAATAAATCATTCTTAGGAGTATCTGGAGGATAATGTCTATATTCCAAAATAGACCCAAATAGACCTACACCAATCCTAATAGGTATCAACATACCAATTATAAAAAATCTACTCTCATCTTTAGTCATCTCCCTGAGTTCATCATCGTTCATTGGACGACTTATCTCTGGTATTGGCATATATCCTCCCTCTACTTTTTTATTTTCCCTATCTTATAATCTTTCTCAATAATGCCTACCTTCTTATCTCCCCTAGTATGCATTGGAACCCAATATACACCTTTATGACGTCCAAAAAGACCTCGTCCCTCTCGACAATCTCGAAAGTGACCTCGACAAATATGAAGAGCTCGTCTCAAACCTACTTTATCACTCTTCCCCTCATATTTCAAAATTTTCCTTGCTGCATCTATTTCGAGAGTTTTAAATTTCATTAGAGGTCTTTTTCCCTTTTTCTCTCGATATTTGTTAATTCTCACTTCACTTTTTCTCTCAACTGCTTCAACATTCTTACAGTGTAGTAAAGATACTCCAAAGAGAGAAGGAAGTATAGTTGTGAAGAAAATAAGATTATTAACATCTTCACCATCATCGAATCCTGCTAATGTAGGAGCAGGTTTTACAACTGGAAGGTGATCAAATTCACTAACTCTCTTAGTCGCAAACAGTTCTTGACCTTGATCATCAAGGTAACTATTATATATACCGGCACAACTATAACCTTCCTTGAATTTCATACTTTTTAAAAAGATTATATGAATAACAACCCAATTAATTAAGCTATCATCCATATGAACTAATCTTCCTTCTACTTCTAGTTGATGACTCCAAAGACCAATTCTAGAGATTCGTCGAAATAATTTCCCATGATCTTTTTTTGAAAGGCCAAGCGAAAATGCACCAACTCTCTTTACCCTAGAGAAATAATTCTTTACCAGTTCATTAGCAATTGATATAGTAGGAACTGTAAACTCAAACCAACTAAATGGCCACGGTGGCGATAAGCAAGGAAATATTTTACTATCCCACCAAGACCACACATCCTTCTCGCCAGTATATATCCATTTTGAGACGTTAGATAACTCAACAAAGGTAGTATGACCAAGTAGAACTTCCTCTACATCTATACTTATCTCATGGAAAATATAAGCACTAAGTTGCTCAATTAAAAACTTTATATCATAGATAATATCATCTAGATATTCATCAATAAACATCACAATCTCCTTTCATATACCAATTCTCTCAAGTCCAAATGGACTGGCATTAAATCTATGCCTACATTTAGCACACATTATATTAGTACAAAGTCCTCCTTGAGGTCCCTCAAGAAATTCCCGACCACCACAATCCGGACAGCAATTATACTTTCTAGCTATCCTTGTTAATTCTTCATCATCCATCACAACCTTATCACATATTTCAGTACAATTAGTTGTAACTATACAATCAGTGCAGGGAAATAATTCTCTTTCAATTCTCATAACTACATTTGTTGGTTTAACCATTTCATAGGTAACTTCTGATGGATGCTCATATTCTCCATCTTTCAAAAACCCAAAAAGTTTAAACATCTGAGTACAGAAATCCCAAACGAATGACATTTTTTTCCTTTCTACCAACCAGGTCCAGCTACAGAATATTTATAACTACAACCTTTACATCTATAAATATTTCCCAATGCTGGCGGTTGACAATCACGAAACCATTCGGTTTCTCCGGTTCTTTGAATAATTCCCCCACAGTATGGACACATACCCGGATATATATCACTTATGTAGCTAACTTGTGCCTGGTCAACTTTATCACACCTCTCTTGGCAAGTCTGAATCAATATGCATCCGGTACATGGATATTTGAATCTTCTAATTTCCCACTCGTATTTTAACTTCTTTATCCACATTCTAAACCGATAACCCACCATACCCTCCTTCCAATTAAAAAAATCAACAAGTCTATTATTCATAAATTAATATATATAGTGGATTGAAGGTTTAAAAATAAGAAAATTTCTACTGAATGAGATACTTTTTTAGAATATAGTAACAAATGAATGATAGAATCAGTTTGGAGGGAGTAGTGCAAATATGAATATAAAAATTGAACGATCTATACGACAAGCATTGTGTCCATGTAGGTATGGTTCGTGGGGTAGTAAATTCAAATGTAGCTCCTTAAATGGTTCAAAACCATTATTTAATATAGATCATATGCTACTAGTTAACATTATTCAAGATATGTTAATTCAGAATTATTGGGATGGGAGGAACAACGGAGAAATACCCAAATCCTGGAAAAATCCAATAGTTTGGAAAGGTATTAAACCATTGATACATAGAGGAGATTGGTTCAATATATATAATGGTACATCAACTGAGCGTTCAAAAGATTATACTTATACCTATCTATATAATAAATATCCCTTTCTAAAGGAGCGTATAAAACATGCCGGATCATTGAAAAAGTTGATTCTAGAGCTTAATAATATGAGATTCAACTTAGTTATGAGAGTAAGAGCAGTATATCATGCGAAAAAGAAGATGTACAATTATCAAACTCATAAAGATTATAATAAAGAATATCCTGAATACGATAGTTTCTTTATGAATACAATGAATAAACCAGCATCAAAATTATTTAACTTTGAGATAACCAAGGAAGAAAAATTTAGTAGAGGTGGTATATCAGATATTGAATTTCATATAAAGATGAACAATATATACTTCTATTCAATGTACCAGGGTGCCATGTATGTAACTATCGACTGGATACCCGAGGAGATATATACCCTGAAGATGAACAATTATAGTAAATTTCTTTATATACTAATGCTAGCAGGGAAGGTAAAAAAGGACTATGAGTATAACTTGGGTGAAATAGTTGAAAAACTACAGCTGAAACCTAATCAAAAGAAGAGTCAATTATGTATGCTCATTGATAGGTACTTAGATGATCTGGTGCAAAATAACTTTATCGAAGTAGAATCAAGGGGTGGATTTAAGAATAGAAGATATATTATAAATAGAAAGTGAGGTAAAAAGTATATTCATTACCCAAAAAGTATATTCATTACCCAAAAAGTATATTCATTACCCAAAAAGTATATTCATTACCCAAAAAGTATATTCAAGAGGCCATAAAAATTTGAATAAAATTAAAGATTTACAGAACCACATTTTCCCTGATTTATGATAATGATTTATGACACTCCGGTGTGGTTCATTGGTTTCACCACACCAAAGTGCTTTTGGGCATACGCCTTATACGTTAAAGAACAAATCAAAAAGAAAAACAAAAAAGGAGATCAACGAATGTACAATGGAGAAGAAACAGTATGGGTTAATCAAAAGGAATTTCAGTACAAAGATGTAGAATATGGTTCAGCTTCAACAATGGATATTTCAACTTCAATTAATACGAAAGATTTCAAATATTTTTCACAGGTGACTCTAAACATCTCAATTACTTCAGATTCGGATAGAAGTAGGAGAAATTGTAATTTAAATATTAATGATGTTAGGAGTTTGTTCAACTCTTTCTTAGAGGTTTCAAGAGATTATAAGGCCGCTTATGAAAAAGAAGAACCATTCAAAATCTCAAATAAATATGGTAATAAATACCTTGAGATTATGTATAAACTTTCAAGAACTCAAGTAAGATGTGTCGTGTTAACTATTATCCACAGTGAGAATGATTATGGTCAAATAGTAATTCCTTTAGAAGAATTTGAGACAATAGTTCATATATTCTCATTGTTTCGTCATAGTTATCACATATTTAGAAAAGAACTCAAAGATCAAATCATTAATCATAAGATAGTTGAAAATACTTCAGCAATGGAAAGAGCTATTAGGACTTTACCTTCCTCAATTTCCACATCTCAGGTAGAATTTCCAAGTTTTAATATTGAAACACCAATCGAGTCTACTGAAGAGCAGAATGATTTTGAGAAATATGTTAAAGATGAAGAGGTTCTAGAAAAACCTCTTCCGGAAGAAAAGAGGATAGAACAACAACAAGAGGTAGAGGCACCTCCAGAAATAAATAGTGAATTTATTCGTGATGTTTTAAAGTTGGATATGGGAAATTATGAGAGATTACTTGCAGCAGCATCTGGAGAGTATAATACAACTGAGGCGATATTAGAAAGGTTAAAAGAAACTATAACACAATCTGAAGATTATGAATTTTTGCCGGGAATATCTGAGAGTGATTATAAATCTGCTCTATATATTTCAAGGTTTAATTATTTAACTGGATTCAAATTATATTCCAGAGATAAAATTCAAATTCCAACTTCTATCGCTCCGATTAAATATAGACCCGATAAATCCAAAGTTCAAGATTTAAACGTTGAAGTAGCTTATGATCTATTGACAATAAGTGCTTTTGTAAAATGTTTAGTTCAGAAACTAGGTCAAAAGATTGCAGATAGTCAGAGTAATAAATCACTATTCTATTATGCACATAGGTGCTTTACTGATATTTTATGCTTTAGTTTTCTGACTGATGTGGAAGGAAGTATTGTAAAGAATTGTGTAATGACAAGATTTCGAGATTATGAGAAGATAGGATTTTTCAAGCAATATCAAGATCTTCTTCTTGTAAATAATTGTACTTCTGTCGTTGAGCAGGATATACAGTCATTTCTGGATCTTTTAGTTGAGAAGGTTTTACCTGCTGAGCTCTATATTAATAATTTACATAATAAACTCCATGAAGATAAATTATTGCTACCTGCTACAAATAAGGTTAGTTTAGAACAAATTACAAATGAGGTAGTTAAGATTAACGTTCTTCATTTTGTTAAGGAATTGAATGTTTATGAGATTGATTTAGCACAACTAAATCAGACTATTAATATGCAAATTCCTCCTGAGTTATTTGATTTATTACGTGCTCCGAAAAGTTTGAGAAAACCGGTGGAGAAGACAAAATATAACTCTAATCTCCATTGGTATTTTAATAAATATCAAGGTGACCTTCCAAAGGGTCATGAAGATAAATTAATTAGTTATTTTGAACAACTTGGAGATAATGATTTTCCATTTGATAATCCTCCTATAAATTTGGAAGATTTAGAGGAGAGATATATACGAGCAATATATCATCATAATAGTTTGGAGAAGGATCAGAGGAACTTAAAACGAAATGACTTTATCACGTATGTTCATGAAGAATGTACTATGTCGAAAAGGAATATTCTTGATATATATAAGGCCAAAGAAGAAGAAGAAGAAAAAGAATTGAAAAAAGATATAGTTGAAGATTTTGGTGCTATGTTGGAGGCCATGGAAGAATAGGAGAATCGTGAATGGGATTAACTTTAGGAAAATCTCTTGATCGTTGTTTCAGTATGAGATTGCCATTTCTCGATGGATATTATAATATAGGTGTATTTTTTAATAAGAAATCTACTTTCTTACTATTTAAAGTTGATTCTGATTTTCCTAAGGGAGATAGAAGCGTTCATGGTATAAAGATAAATATGTTTAAAAATATTGAATCATCTAAATTTTGTGAAACTTTTTTGAGTTTACACAGTTACCGAGGAGATAATCTAGATATATTAAATCAATTTGATTCGATCAGAGATGAATATTACTCGGAAATAAATTTTATCTTGAATGAGACAATAGTTCTTTCAAAAGTCAAAACTGGAGAAAAAACATTTTTTGATCAACTAATGATATATGGTTTTACTCTCTCTGCATTTCAATCGGAGATAATTTTTCTTCTAGCTGAGAGGCAGAACATTGTTAGGCGTTTTAGTAAGAAGATCGTGAGAACGACGGGTATCCAAATTGCTACGACTTCAGCATTAGAGATGATAAATGAATTTCACGAAGATTTTAAGGTAGGTGGTAAAGTGGGGCTAGAACCAAAGTTCCCAATAGATGAGGTAATAAAACTAGAGGAAGAATAATGCCTACTAAACCAGATAGATATGAGTATACGTTCATACACAATGTTTACGCTCACTTTTTTAGTTCTACTGCTGATTACTTTTCGAAGCATGTATGGCCCAGATTTCTGTGGGTAACCATTGGTACATATGATAAGGCAGTTGAGTACATTGCTAAAAAACAGCAAGAGGCAAGAGAAACAGACAAACCATTACTCCCTGCTCTCATTTTGAATCCTGCTGGCGATTGGAATGTATCTGACTACGGCGGTAAACAATATTGGAGATTTCCAAACCTTCAACCGGGTTTTGTAGATAAGCTATTTGATCCTATCTATCAAGATCAGAATGTTTTGATAACTCCCGCATTTACAAGGATATCTGGTGAGTTAGAGCTGATAATGCTCTTAAATTCATTTTATGAGTATTGTGATGTTAGAACTTTAATGCTACTTATTTTTGGAGGCATGGAAAGAATAATATATCCAAAATGGTTTCATAGTTTTATAATACTTCCAGAAGAACTAATTAATTATAGATATAACAATCCGGTTACTGGTGTTTCATATAATCTGAATTGGGAATCTGCTAATGCAAACCCAGAATTAGTCAAAAGCACTGCAAGAAATGAACTTGTAGTTCCGTGTAATATTAGACCGTGGTATAAATTAACTTCGATAAGTGATGCTAGCACAAAGTATGGTGGAGATAAACTTGCAGACTGGAGATTATCAGCACAGATTCAATATGAAGTTGAGTTGCCCACATTTTTAGTTATTAAATCTGATTACCTACTTGAAAATATTGAGTATGAGCTAAGGTATGGAGCAGTTTATACTGAATATGAAGATTATAATAACCCCGCCAACAGGCAGTATTGGAGGACTAGTTGGGACTGGGGTCTTGATACTACTGCGTCTATGACAATTGATCTTTCTCTACTTCAGGAACAGGTTGATATAGTAGAGGAAAAAGATTTTGTTTTCAAAACTAGATATTTTCATGTTGTAACCGCTGCTGAAGCAGATTCAACAGCTGATATTATAATTGATATGCCGGAGCAAATAACGGATGAAAAGAGGTTGATTGTAAATTCCTATGCCGGTCATTTAGATTACTGGGATCACTATGAATTAATTGATAATGGTACGAAATTATTAATCAAAATTCCTCAAGTTAGACTTAGAGAGGGAGATGTTCTTGAATTATATGTATATGAGGTAACTTATGAAAATCCTTGACAAATATCTTGAAGGTTTGATGATAGGGCAAACTAATAAGGTAGAATTTGAAGTAGATGTCGCTGCTGGAGTTATAGTTCGTCTAGATGAGAATGGAGTTCCCGAAATTCTACTTATTCAGAGAGCTAAAGAAGATCACTGGCCAAGTCATTGGGAGTTTCCAAGAGGAAAATGTGATCAAGGTTCAGATGAGAATTTATATCCTTGCCTAAAAAGAGAGATTAAAGAAGAAACTGGTCTTGATATAATTCCTCTTAGATTTATTGATCAATTTGAATATTTGGCTATGGGAGGTAAAAGAAAATCAACACAATATAATTATCTTTGTAAGTTAGAAAAACCAGACCAGATAGTTAAGTTATCAAAAGAGCATCAAGATTATAGATGGGTAAGAACTGCTGGAGAAGTTGAACTAATGGTTAACGCTGGTGAAATGAAAAGAACTCTTGTAAAAGTATTTGATTTTGACCATAGAATGGTTGCATATCCAGAAGATGGTTCAATTGAAAAAATTAAGGAATCGAAGAAAATTTGGGGTAAATAATGAAACTTACTATTAAGCAGGCTGGCCTATTCTTAACATTAACAGGGATTAAACCATTTAGGACTCCCGCTGTAGTTGATATATCGAAGGTAGACTTAAATACCCTTAGAATGGAATTAAAGCAGTATGGTGTGATAAACTATGAGATAGTTGAGGAGATAATTTCAGAATCAGTACAACCAAGGCGAAAACCTCAGAAGAATCCATTAGCAGAGAAAGTAGATGCAATATATAAAATGATGCAACAACTGATAGAGAGAGAACCAACGGTTGAGCATCACTACCATTCTGCTGTACAGACTTTAGATAGGTTAGTGGAGGAAAAATTTGATGAACCCGATGTAGAAGAGTTCATCCCCGGAATTGATATTAGTGATCTTAGTGATGTTGAATTAGATTATAGAACTGAACAGGCAGAAGATGTTATGGACGCAGCAGAGAAACTAAGGAAACTAAAAGGAGGAGATACATAGATGAGTGATGAAGAAAAGAAAGAGGAGATAGTTGAGCAGCCTGAGATAGTACCTCACCCGCCTCCACCTCGACCAGAGAAAAAAGATAATAGATTATTTATTGGTCTTGATTGTGGGACAATGAATATCTGCTGTGCCAGAAATGATGTAGACCAGATTAGAATTACAAGAAATGTCTTTCTGCCAATTAGCGACGATTCTGTTTCAATGTCTGAGTTATCAAATATTAGCTATGTGAAATCAGATGATGGAGAATTGTTTATTATAGGAGAAGATGCGTTTAAATTTGCAAATATATTTGGTCAAGCAGTTTCTCGACCAATGGAGAAGGGTTTAATCTCTCCAAAAGAGATATCTGCAATTGATGTTCTCACATTAATAGTCAAAGATCTAATAGGTCCAGTGCAGAATAGAGATGTTTATTGTGCTTATAGTATCCCTGCTGAAGCGATTGACGAAACTAGATCTGTTATCTATCATACAAGAGTATTTGGTCGAATTTTGGGTGCCCTTGGCGTCAATCATCGCCCAGTTAACGAAGGTGCAGCAATTATATACTCAGAGTGTAGTAAGGAGAGGTTTTCTGGAGTTGGAATATCTTTTGGTGCAGGTATGTGTAATGTTGCAATAATGTATAAGGGAGTGGAAGTTTTAAAGTTCTCTACTTCTAGAAGTGGGGATTATATTGATAATTCCGTTTCCGAATCTCTAAATATAGTTCCAAACAGAGTGACTTCAATAAAAGAAAGACGTCTTGATCTAACTAAAGGTTTTATGCAAGAGAAGGACAAAAAAATAAGGCGAGTTATTGAGGCACTTGAGTATTATTATTCTGCTCTTATAAACTATACAATAAAAAAGATAATTAATGAATTTAATGAGAAGGTTGACATTGAAGTTGACGAGAATTTGCCAGTTATTATATCTGGAGGAACGTCAATGCCGAATGGTTTTCTTGAGTTGTTTAAGTCTATGATATCTCAATATGAGTTGCCATTTGGTGTTAGTGAAGTAAGGAGGGCTAAGAATCCACTTACTTCTGTTGCAAACGGTTTACTTGTTTTAACTGTTGCTGATTTCTCAGGAACAAAAATAAAAAGATAGGAGGCAGTTACAATGAAGTCAGATAAATTAGTAGACCTTGTACTTGACGGAAAGTACAATAAAGTTAAAGAAGCGGAGAGATTAGTAGACCAGCTACTTGAGAGCTGTGGTAAGAAGCATGTAAAAGAAGGCGATGGTGGTGAAGAAGTTGAAACTGTGACTGGTACTGACGTTGGTGATGCATCAGGTCATCTCTCATCTGTTCCAAAAGAGAAGGAACAAAGAAAGGAAGAGATTGCAAAAGAACAAACTGACCTCGAACCGGCAAAAGAACCTGAGAAAGTAGAAAATGAACTGGATTCAGGTGACGTTGATCAGAATGTTGGGAGTTTAAAGAAAGATGTTAAAGCTGATGTCGCTAAAGAGGTAGAGGGTGCTCTCTCCGAGGCTAAAGAACTTGGTCCAGAAGATTTCAAAGACTATTTTGAAGACCTGAAGAAAAAAGGCCTAACGGATGAAAAGAAATTATATGGAATGTTGAATCGAGCGAAAGAGATTGCGAAGAATCAAGGGAAAGAGAATGACAAAAGAGCTATAACGGGGATTATGCAGGGATTCCTAGGTGGCAAATAATCGAACTCTCGAAAGGTTTTGAAAAGTGAAAAGAGCAAGATTTTCGAGGCAACCGGTAGCTAAACAGATAACTCCACTCGAACTAAGAATGTTTGGTCTTTCTGAAGATTCAATAAAATTAGTTGACAAGATAGAAGAATTGAGGTCAGACCCTCCGAATATTGTGATTGCGGAATGTCTGAAAACTGCTCATTTTATTCAAAATAAATTTAAGCAACAAGTTGTGAAAAAGAAAAGTAAATATGTAATGGGTTTGGGGGTATATGAGCAGTTAAAATTTGAACCAAAGATGAATGCCAAAATATTGAGACCCGCTAAAGTAAAATTTAAAAACATATATAATCCATATATAGGTCATGATCTTGAAGATGAAACCCTTATAGTATGGAGAACCGGGGGTATCGGCGACCTTTTATTTATCCAACCAAACCTAAATTATCTCAAAGAAATATATCCAACTTGTGAAATCATTTTAGCCTGTGGTCCTCAGTATCAAGCAATGGTTGAAGATTGGCCAGCGGTTGATATGGTTCTTGATCTTCCTTTCCTATTTCAATACTTAATTAGAGCTGATTACCATGCAGTTTTTGAAGGAGTTATCGAAAGATGTAAAGAAGCACAAACTACAAATGCATATGAGTTATTTACTAGATGGTTAGGTTTAGATCTCCCAAAAGATAGATTAGTACCTACACAAGATGTAAAACTAGACAAACTTGAAGAGTGTAAGAAGATTTTGGAAGATGAATGGAACTTAGAAGGGATAGATTTTATTATTATTCAATTAAGGGCTAGTTCTCCAATTAGGTCTCCAAGGTTAGGTCTTTGGGGAGATATAATAAATCGTTTGACTAAAAATGATCATGTGGTAATAATTACTGATGCACCTCATTATGCAAAAGAAATAGATTTTCTAATTGATAAATTTATAAAAGATAAAGATCTTGTGTTTAATTTTGCGCATCATTCAAAGAGTTTGGATTATACCATTGCTCTAACTTCATTAGCAAAGATGGCATTATCTACTGATACTGCTATGATGCACCTTGCTGCTGCTTTAGATATTAAAGGATTTGGACTTTATGGTCCTTTTCCTGGAGAAATAAGACTTACTACATATCCAAAAAGTCGTTGGATAAATGCTGAGTATCATTGTGCTCCATGTTTTTTACATGGCCATAAACCTTGCCCCGGTGCTGCTGCAGATGGAACTCCAAGATGCTATGAGCAAATAAATTTAGATGAACTTATTGAAAGGATTGAGGAGTTGTACAATGATTAAAATTGCAGTCACTATTCGTAATAGACTTGCAATTACTAAAAAGTGTATAGCAGCGATTAAAAAGCATTCAAAGATTCCCCACCAGTTATATTTATATAATAATTCAACTAATCATCTAATAAAGGAACATTTTGAATATGCTTATAATCTCTATAAGAATGGATTAGTAACGCAAATAACCTTCAATACTGATGCTAGTACATATAAGGCATTTAGTAAAGCATCTGCTCTAAATGCTTTTGGGTTAGCACATGAGCAAGACCCTGCTAAAGATAGTTATCATTTTTTAGTATTTCTTGATAACGATGTTATTGTTGTACCTGGTTGGGACCAAGTTTTTTATGAAGGTTGGAAATTTGTTAATAATCAAAAATTGAGTAATATAAAAGTAATTGGCCAATTGCCAGGGGGGATTAAAGAAAGAAAAAATTTGAAAAGTCAAATTGCAGGATGTACTGCAGCGATGGGAAAGTTAGGCGGGTCTGGACTTTGGACTGTTAGGACAAACTTTTTTAGAGATATTGGATATTTAGATATAAAACAATTAGTTGGACATAATAAACGCCATGACCAAATGTATTGGTCTTTAATGAATAGAAAGACTAATGGTAAGGAATATATTTTAGGTATTAGGAAAAAACTTGGATACCATTGTGGTCCATTTGCTGGTTCCGTATGCAATATTCTCACGAAGCAAAAGGATAGCAAGATAAGTATGGAGGCAATAAAATTTAAGGAACAAGAGAAGAAAATCGAAGCAATGTCATTCGATGAATTTTATGAAAAGGTTATTACGGATCCAAGAGTTCAGCGAGGTTGGTAATGCAGAAAGCAGTCTTAATGGGTCCTTTCATTGGGGAAATGGGGTGGGAATTGCTGAGGTTTGCTCCAATGCTTCCCTATATGAAGACAAAAAAGTATAAAGGTCAAAATGTAAAATTTATTGTTTTTACGAGGCCAGAGAGGTTTGACCTGTATGGTGTATGGGCAGACACTCTAGTGCCTCTTCGATTAAAGGGCGATTATCACAATTATAAACCTGAATGTTTCCGAGCAATAGGTTTTTCAGCTAAAACTTATAATAAACTTGCAGAATCTTTTAGGAAACAATTTTCTGCTAAATATAATATTATAGAACATATATATCCAAAGATTACAAAACCTGCATATTTAAATAAGAATCAATATCCACAAAAAATTATGATTTATGATTACCGGCCTAGAAAGTCTAATAGAATTCTAGTTGGAAAGTATGTACCTAATGATAAACCAGTTGTTGTTTTGGGACCAAGATTTAGGAAGGGTTTCAGAAGAAATTGGCCTCATTGGCAGAAATTCTATAGCATACTGTCAGCAAATAGTTGGTTAGTAAATAATTTTCATTTTGTGATTTGTGGAAAGGAACCTGAATATGTCCCGGATGAGCGACAGAGATTTTTCGATATTAATAGTATCGAAAGGCATGAAAATAGCTCTCTTATTGGTCTTACTATTGAAACTATAAGAAGGTCAATGCTCGTTGTTGGGTCCCAGTCTGCTATACCAAATGTTGGCATGATATTAAGAGTTGAAGTTTTAGAGTGGGGTAATGAACCAAGAGAACATACAAAAACTTATAATGTCTTTAATACTAAAGTTAACTTCATCACTGATAAATTTTATAAAACTCCGCCAGAGGCGATCATTAAAGACATGACGAAAATCCTGAAAAGAAAACTCAAAGAAGGAGCGAAAAATGAATGAGAATGTTTGGTTAATTTCGAATAGAAAGAAGGTCAAAGCATTACTTCGCCAATTTGAAGAACACCGAATGAAGGGTTCTTATGGAGGAGATATAAATCTTGGTGAAGCAATCATGCTTACGAGTGGTTTAATAAACGAGATAGAAAGACTGAATAGAGAAAATGTGGAATTAAAGTCGAAACCAGAAGTAGATATTAGTAAGTTGAAAGCCAAAATTGAAACCCTTGAGATTGAGAATAAACACCTAAAGGGCAAGATATCGACTTTAAAGGGAGAATAAAATGGCCCTTCCAATTGATGCAGTTTACGCAGGGACTAATGCCAAGATAGCAGATGTACAGGCAAAATATAATGATTGTCTTACCTTATTCCCCGATATTCAAACACAATTAGCAATAGTCTCAGCAAATGTGACAACTATATATAATACTGCTGTTGATATGATCAGTGAAGAATTTAGTACTCTACTAGAGAAATACGGAATTAATTGTGCATCCAGAGCATATTTTGGTCAAGATGCTGATGACTTAATAACTGATAGATATGACATATTTGAGAAAGCACAAAGCGGTGACATATATAATCCAATTAATGATCAACTACAGTATATGCTAGATCAAACAGGACCTTTTGACTGTAGTATACCTGCTATAGAAGCTTGGGTGAGAAGTTTATTTGATAATTTATCTGATAAGACAGATGACCGTAAAGATCTTATTGATGCAGCAAAACAATTTGTAGATGATGCAAAAGAATTTGTCGATGATGTAAACCGTGCTTTAGGTTTCCTTGGTGAGTGGATAGGATGTGGAGTACAGATGTTTAATAATTTCTATGATCTTGGACCTGCTATGGAAACTTATAATACATATGCCAATCAAACTTTTACTGCAGTTGATAATGCAAAACAAATAACCGATAATCCAACTGAAATTTATAATTTATCAGTAGAGGAAACAAAATCCACTCTAGGTTTACAAACTAGAATGGATAACCTCAAGAGTGAAGCTAGTTCTATACTAAGTTTATTTTAGGAGAAAACATGCCCGGAACAGCATTCCTTACATCAATTGGAGTAGGTACTTGCTGCTGCCACCACGATCCGGATTGTAGACCAAAAACTGGTATGATTGTTTCTGGATCTCCGGATAAGATTACGAATGGATTACCAACCGCAAGAATTGGGGACGTATTTTTAGGAACTTGTGGTCATACTTCTATAATGGCAAGTGGGTCTCCAAATGTGATTACAAATGGAAGGGGTCAATGTAGAATTGGCGATGTTTTTTCCGGCTGTATAGTAGGAGTGATTGTTACAGGTTCTCCAGATTCTATCACTAACTAGATAAAAAAAGGGAGGTCAGACCTCCCAATTTCCAGAACACAGCTCTCCTTTACTTAAGATCGGACGCTGAAACCTTTTCTTTCCTCACGGTATCTAGCTGAACGACCTTGATGGGTTTTGGAGTTGTTCTGAACTTCCCTTTCCTCATATCTACCAAATGTTTCCTGACCATCTCGACTTTTGGGTCTTCACTTTCAATGTAATGAATTATGAATACGCCAGTTGTTGATGTACATTTTGGACAGCAGCGGTGTTCTAGTGCATCATATACTGCGCTACAATTTCCACAAAGTTTTGTATCATCAACTCTAAAGATTACGGAGACAAATGTTTCCTTCTTTTCCATTCTATAATCATAGAAACCGGCGAATATGAAGCATCCTAAAGCGAGACCAACAATTAATGCTACAAGAATTTCCATCTTTATCGACCCCCTTCGATAATTTGGCTAAGTTCTCCGATGCACTTAACACAGAGACCTGTTTTTCGAAATTTCTCAATTTCGATATTTGTTTGGAATTGGTCAAGAGTAATATTACTTGAGCAGGCCAGGCATCGACCCTGTTTAATCAAACCATATGTGTCGATGCCTCTTAGAAACATTGCTGACCTAATTGAACTTATGCATCTAACAGTTTTTATTGGATATTTGTTCTCGGTCATATTGGGTACTCCCCTGAGTAATCAAGTTCTAATTTTAACCCACCTTCTTTAGGGACAATTTCGCCTATTCCTTTCTCAACTTCTTTCATTTGTTTTTTAATTTTTTCCAACTCTTGTTCAAGTTTAGATAAGATCTCCATCTCAACCATACCAAACATTTGTTTATGTTGTTCATAGAGTTCTGGACTTCGAGCAATTATTTGTATTTGCATCCCTTCAAGAATATCTAATTGGAGTTTGAGGGCTCTTAAATCTTGAGATACTTTAGATGATTGTTTAGCAATAGTGACACTAGAAGAAATAGCTTTATCGGTACCATCTATTACAACTAACATCTGATCTTTAGTTCTTATCATTCCCCAAAGCATCACAATTATAAGCGCCGCAAATATTATGTTGAGAGCGGTTTGGGCACAAAGGAAATTGTATGTAATCTTGAATGGATCCTTTTTGAATTTTTCAGCATGCATTAGTGCCTCCTTTATCTAGCTTGCTGCTGTAACTGACGTATTTCTTGAGCGCTTAATGCTCGTATCTGCATCACGTGTTCAGTTGGAATAGCCAACCAGAGACTTCGGTGATAGAGGTCCCCTCCGGGGTTCTCCATGTAACAAAGAGTATATTTTTCCTCTTCAGAAATTTTGAAATAGGGAGTATTGATATTCTGTATTACTGTCATAAATTGAGAATCACCTCCTCTTGTATCAGGATTAGGTAACCAGAACTTATAAGTAATATTAAACATCAATACTAAACTTATAACAAATCCTAAAAGTTTTTTACCCACGATATCCTCCTCTTTAGTTCATTAAATAGAAACCGATGATTTTCTGGTTATGGATACTTAGGATTATAAACTCAGCAGCAACTTTTCTGTCTTCTGTTCTCTTTACCAACATCCATTCATGTATCCAAATCAGATTTCCATTATTAAGAGCAAATGAAACTTTGATTCGGTCTCCTTTGTTGAGATTTACATTACTACTTGATAGAAACGAGATTCCAGTCCTTGATAGGTCCTCGACAATCATACCATGCTCTTTCCCGAATCCGTCTATCCACGAACCAGGGAGACTCACCTTTTTTCTATACCAAGATCTGGTACAGAAAATTACGTTCCATTTTTCACCACAAGTACAACTAGCTCTAAGTTGCTTATTTAGTTTTCCATTTGTGAGTCTCATATGGTATATTCTTGAACATTTAGGACATTCGATTTTAGTACCCCCGGATGGACCAACTGGAATAACCTCATATTCCTGATATGTTTCCAGATTTAGACCATTCACCTTAACTCCTCCTTGATTTATCTATTCATATCTTGGCAAAACTTCCTCTGTAAACTCTTTTGCTTTCTTAAAAAGTTCATCTAATGATTCAAAATCTCTTATTTCAAAGGTTTTCATATGTGTTACTTTATTAGTATCAACTATCACCTCGACTCTTAATTCTCTTAATATCTCTGCCACCCTCAGGTCTCCTTTCAACTTAGGGTTATTTAGTTTTACTTAATTCTTCGAATTCTTTCCTATATCTCATATAAGTTTGTGGATCGGTTGGCACAAATTTTCCACCCTTAGCTAATCTAGTCTGCGCTATAGGTAAGATAGCTAGGGCGACGGCTAATCCGAAAGTCTTACTGTTTGCGACCCAGATAACTACTCCAGCTTCTTCGTCTATAACTCGACTTATTGTGGTTTCACCATCATGTAAGCTAATTTCAAAAGTTGTGACAGAGTCCGGATTAGCATAACACAGCGCAGAGGAAAGAAATAGAATTATTACTGATAAAACTAAAATTTTTGTCTTCATAGGTTACCCCTCCTTTTCAAAAATTACTTTTATATTTGGCATTAAAATCACTCACAAACATATTGTTCTGCTTCAGATATTAATATATATAGAGTACATTTTATTATCCAAATAGAACAAAATAACAATATATACCGAAGGAGCGAACATGAGAATTCTTTTCAATCTGGTTAATTGTGGACTAGGTAATAATGGAGGGTCATCTACAATAATTCATTCAGCTAATACTCTACTTGAAATGGGCCATAATGTAAAAATTATTGATAGTATGAAAAATAAGTTTACTTGGTTTCCATTAAAAGCAGATCATATAATATTGAGAGATTTAGACGATTGCCCAGATGCAGATGTGGTCATTGCAACAGGTTTCAAAACTGTAGCTCCTACTCTCAAGTTACCTAATAGGTGTGGAATTAAAGCACATTGGATAAGAGCATGGGAACACTGGCAAATGCCACATGATCAAATTCTTAGTAGAGTTCTTAATGTGCCAACCATCAAACTTGTTAATAGTTTATGTCTTCAAAGGAAACTTGAACAGTATCAAATTCCATCTCATATTGTAAGACCAGGATATGATTTTGGAAAGTTATATCCTCTCAATCTTAGAAACTACAGAGATAAACAAATCATTATAGGCGCTCTTTACCGTGAGGGAGTCCATGGTCAGAGAAAGAGAACAAACTGGGCTCTTGATGTTGCAAAACAGTTACATACAACTAAGAAAATAAAATTTTGGATGTTTGGATCAGAATCAAAACCAAACCTTCCCTTCATTGATAATTATCTTAGAATGCCCTCATTTCAACAAAAGAATGAATTCTATAATAAAATTCATTTATGGATTGCACCCACTATGTCAGAAGGTCTACATCTTCCTCCTGCTGAAGCAATGATGACTGAATGTCCAGTTGTAGGTACTGATGCACAAATGAGCGGCATGCAGGATTATTTGATAGATGGTAAAACCGGTAGAGTATCGGGAGACAGTTTTATGTCATTTTTTCATATTGTTAGAGAATTAATTAACCAACCTGGGGTCATGCAAACATTGGGAAAGAATGGTAGATTAAAGATTATGGAATTGGGTGACCGGAAAACCAATATGTATCTAATGATTAACTATCTAAAGAGTTTAATATGAGCCTAAAAGTATATAAAGTAGCAGAAATACTAAAAGATCTTGAAAGTTCTATAGAAGAGAAGAGACCATTTTCTCTAATACGTTTTGGAGATGGTGGTATTAAATTAATTCATTCATACTACTTTCATGATCATAAGCAATTATATGCAATCTGTAAGAAAGAAGGATTGCCAGGAGATAGAGTTAAATACATTATTGATTTATGGGCAAGATATGCAAATGAAGCTGATTATATAGATTGCCTTGATGTTTATTTTTCAAAGCGTTTCTGGGGTAAGTATAGGAAGGGATTTGTTCAAGCATCTGATAAAACTTTGATGAGAATGAGAATGTGGAAAGAGTTATATAGTCGTGCAGGATTTGATATTCATAACGCTAAATACTGTAACCCAGAAGTTAATTATTTAATGTGTGTGGTTTTTCCTGGAAAGAAGACTATCTTTGAGATAATGAAGGATAAGAAGGTATGTTGTATAACCTCTTGCCCACAAGCTATAAATAAGCTTCCCAATTATAATATTGACGTTATAGAAATTGTTGGTCATTATGAGAGGCATTTTGCAAAATCTTTTTCTAAAGTTGTTAGTCTCATTGAAGGTCGTGCAAACCTCTATGATTTTTGGATTGTGGGAGCTGGAGAATTGGGTAGAATATATTCCGGATTAATCAAGGCTAGAGGAGGGAGAACGATTGATATGGGTTTTGTTATTGATTATTGGCACAATCAAGAAATCCCATCCCGACTTAATCAATTTATAGATCCCCATCCTCTAGATAAATTAAAGTTAGTATTGACAAAGTATGGGAAACCTTATGCAGAACACCTCTAAGAAAATAGATATTACGATGACTAGTGTCCTTCGACCAAGTATAGTCGATGCGACTCTTAGGTCGTTCTGTGAAAAAATGTTGACTGATCGAGATAGATATCGTTTAATTATCAATATTGATCCAGTCGGTGAAAATATAAAACCAAAAGAAGTAATAAAAGTTTGTGAAAATTACTTTGATGATATTATTTATAATGTGGCTGATAAACCATCATTCCCAGCTGCTGTAATATGGACTTGGAGAAAGGCAAGATCTGAGTGGATCTTTCACCTTGAAGATGACTGGAAAGTTTCTCGTGAAGTTAGCATAAATCATATGATCAACATTCTTAAAAAATATGAAGATATCGCATGCCTTAGACTTCCAAAACACCCCATTCCAAATAAAAGATTAATTATGATGTTTCGGTCTAGATATAAGTATAATCCCGATGGATTTTATATCGCTGATGATAGAAAAGCACAATTTGGCCTAAATCCGGTTTTGATAAGAGGAACTTTTGTTAGAAGAGCAGTTCCATTGATGGTTACATCTAAAAATCCTGAAAAACAATTTAGATATGGAAATATAGTAATGAGAGAGTTTATTATGAAATGGAAATATGCAATTTATGGAACACCGGGTCAACCTACTCTTGCAATTGATAATGGTTTAGTATGGAGACAGACTCTAGGTTTCAATAAACCTGAACCAGAAGAAGGGCCATTTTTGGTATGGAAAAAGAAATAAATTTATTTTGGCAACACAAAGATGGAAATTTTGGAGATGAATTATCTCCTTATATTGTCAGCAAAATATCTGGAAAAAAAGTTAAGTTTTCTAATAGCCCTACTCCAACAAAAGTTATATATCTAGCTGTAGGTAGTATTCTCCATCATTTAGCTGCTGGAATGAAATGGTGTGAGATTTGGGGTTCTGGTTTAATGGACCAAAACCATACATTAGTTTCTCCAAAAAAGATTCATGCTGTTAGAGGACCATTAACTAGACAATTCCTAATAAGACAAGGGATAGATTGTCCCGCTATTTATGGAGATCCAGCCCTTTTATTACCTCGTTTATTCAATCCAAAAGTTGAGAAGAAATATAGAGTGGGTATAGTTCCACATTTTATTGATCAGAAAGATAGTTGGATAAAAATTCAGAATGCCAAAGATGATGTTTTGATAATAAATGTTTATGATCCAATCGAAAAAGTTATCATAGATATTTTGTCTTGTAAAGCAATTCTTTCTAGTTCTTTGCATGGCCTAATTGTAGCTGATGCGTATGAAATTCCATCGTTATGGATTAAACTATCCGACAAGGTAAAGGGAAAGGGTTTTAAATTTAGAGATTATCTCTTATCAATTGGTGTTGAACCCTATAAACCATATTATCCAGCAATCCCATACCAAGACATTGATGCACCATTAAGATTTGTAAAAAAATATAAACTGAAATTAAATCTGGACAGACTTCTAGAAAGTCACCCCTTTTAAGGAGATAAGATGAAAGTTATTCTAATTTATTTACCGCACCCATATTTTAAGCAACCGGATTCACAAGCTCCATTAGGACTCTTATATTTGGGTGCAGTATTGGAGGAAGAGGGAATTGAAGTGGAGATGAAAAATTATTCAAGTTATTCAAATGAACAGGCAATTGAAGATCTACCTTTTGCTGACATCTATGGCCTTACTACAACTAGTCTTGAATTGCTCCAAAGTAATAGATTTGCTAAATCTATAAAGGAGAAGTATCCTAATTCAACTGTATTTGTAGGTGGACCCGGAACATATACAGATGAATATATTGATTGGAAATATATAGATTCAATTTGTAAAGGTGAAGCTGAGCATACAATTTTTGATATGATAAATGATTCTAATAAAGGTGCTCTAAGAAGAATATATAATGGTAATTTTATTAAAGATTTAGATTCTCTACCTTTACCTGCCCGCCATTTATTAAAAGACAAACAAGGTGGCAAGATCTTTGCATATGACAGAGATTATAAGGGTACAGGGAGTACTGTACTCATGACAAGTAGGGGTTGCCCTTTTAATTGTTCTTTTTGTTCTTCTCCCTGTTTCAATAATCGAGTTGTAAGGTGGCGAACTCCTGAGAAAGTAGCAGAGGAAGTCAGGCATGTAATAGATAGTTACAATATCCGCCAATTTAGATTTTCAGATGATACGATTACAGTAAATAAAAAGCATTGTCTAAGAGTAGCCGAATTATTTGGAGAATTAGATGTTGCTTGGAGAATATCAACTCGAGTCAAACCATTTGATTATGATGTCTTTAAAGCGATGCATGAGGCCGGTTTAAAAGAGATATCTTTTGGAGTTGAGAGTTTTGACGACGATATACTTAAGATATTAAATAAAGGTGCGACTGTTGCTGATAATGTTAGAGCTTTAGAATTGTCTGATAAAATTGGAATAAAAGCAAGAATCTTAATGATGATCGGAACGCCAGGGCAGACAAGAAAAACTATTGAGAGAAATAAATACTGGATTCCGAAAGTTCCATTTAATATGGTTGCTTGTAAAAGATTTGTTCCAATGCCCGGGAGCGACATTTGGAATAATCCTGATCATTATAACATTGAAATTCTAAATAGAAATTTAGATGATTATAATTTCTATTTCTTCGGCCCGGAAGGAATGAATGAACATATTGATTTTATCAGACTTAAAGATAGGAATATGGATGAAGTCAATAAAGAAAATTTAGAGTTTTTAGACTTTTTAGATGAAACTGGAAAATTAAATAAGGGGTAAAAGTATGATACTCAAAGAGAGTCAAGAGCAGCGAGATGGAGAACTTTCTAAATTGACTGGGATCTCTATAGATATAATTAGGAAACTCGATATAACAAAACCTAGATGTGGTTATGAAGAACCAGAAACCGAGAATGGATATATAGAACTTTACTCAAAGGACTATGGATTGAAAACTGTTGAGTATATGAGAATCCTAATGTGTACTAGTATTAACGCGAGAGATGAGGAGCTTTATCAACTTATAAATAGAACTTCAGGAAAGAAGTGTCTTGATTTTGGTTGTGGAGTTGGAACTCATGCAATTGCTTTGTTAGAGAGAGGTAATGATGTTTCAATTTTAGATGTGCCTAGTCCACTTTTGGATCTAACTGTAAAAAGAGCTGCTTTAAGAAAGTTGTCGTTTGAGAAGGTTTATTCTAATGATGATAAACTCCCAAATTCTAAATTTGATATAGTTATATGTACTAACGTCCTCGAGCATGTATATGATCCAATTAGAGAAGTAGATAGGATAACTAAAAGCCTAAGGAAACATGGAGAATTACATTTAGTTGTTAGTAACAAAATCAAACCATCTTCTGGGCATTTCAGAAGAACTGTTGAGATGTGGAGAAAAGAAGGTAGTGCTTTTATGAAGAAATATTATGTTAAAAAGGGAAAAACTATGTATCAGAAGAGAAAAAGGCCACTATGAAAAAATTGAAGAACATTCCAGTTATTGCTAAATGGACTCATTGGAGAGTTGCAGAAGAATTGAAACATCATAAACCTTCGACAGTTATTGATATGGGAGGGGTCGGGAGATTAGGAAAACTTACATCTTTTAAGGTGACAGATGCTAATATAAAACAAGGGATAGATGCAACCAATATGCCATTTGAAGATAAGTCATTTGACGCATCTGTTTCTATTAATACACTTGAGCATGTGAAACTTAAGAAGAATTTTCTTCTTGAGGCTATCAGAGTAGCAAGGATTGTATCAATACATGAATTCCCATTTGGTCCACATGCTAGGCAGGTTGAGGAACTAAAAGAAAAATTAGGCCATAAGCATCCTTGTAAACTTCCAAATTATCGAGACCATATTTTACCTTTTATGACTAATTCATCATTAGATTGTAAATTTAAACCTGCCATGAGTTGTCAAATTTGCCTTTTATTGTTAGCATCTATGAATGAAAAAATGAATGTGAATGAGACATTTGAACTTGCTAGATCATGTGGGAGTGCACCATATAGCTATATATTAGTTATAAAATCGAAAGGTGAGAAATGAGAATCTTATATTTTTCGGACGGTTATTCATGGAATGTAATGGGAGTTAAGCGCTCAATTTCTGAAGAATTGCAAAGGAAAGGTCATGATGTTATTTATTTGGATAAAGGTTTGATATGGAAGATTTCGGACTTTATATTTGAGTATGATCCAGATCAGATATGGTTAGCACATACAGGTTTATTTTTCTCAAATGAGGTTAGAAAGAAAATAAAGAAACCAATTATCGGTTTTGGTTTTAGTGATCCCTATTACACACAGTTGTATCCAGAGAAATATGACGTTTATATAACTAATCATTATAAAACTTACCTTAGTCTTAAAGATAAAATAAAGTGTATTTATAACCCGCCTTCATGCGATTTTAAATTTCACCAAAAATTAAACCTTCAAAAAACAGTCGATCTTTCAATGATTGGTACAGCAGTACATTCCCGCTTTAAAAATCAAAAATTAAGAATAGAGACAATCAACAAACTTAGAAAAGATACTAACTGGATTATTGTAGCATATGGAAAGAAATGGCCTAAAAACTTGAGAAATCGTGGCCATATTGAAGGTCAAGAATTTTTGGTTGCTATAAATAGTACAAAGTTAGGTCTGGATCCAGTCGAGAAACGCTTCATTTTAACAAGAAGGATATTTGAGTTTTCTGCTTGTGGAGTACCTATTATAACCAGACATAGAGAAGAACCATTACTACATTTTGAAAAAGACAAAGAAATTCTTACTTATCATAACTACGATGACCTTTTGGAACAAGTAAATTATTATCTTAGTAACTCATCTGAGTTAGAACAAATAGGTACAAGAGCATTAGAGAGGTGTGTGAGAGACCATAATATAAGTAATAGGGTTGATCACATATTGGCAGAACTTTAACGAGGATGGTAAATGAGTAAAAACTTTTGGTTGTTCAGAACAAATTTGAGGCCATTAGAGTATTACCATCAATATAAGAGTTTAGAGAATTTTGAAAAGAATTGCCACGATTTTTATTTATTAATGGGCGTTTGGTTTCTGAGAAATAGAATATATGATAATTTTATAATATGGAGGTTGAATCCGAAGAGACAGAAATTGGAAGATATAGTTTTCGATATAGATGGTAAGAAATTTATTCAGAGATGGGTAAATAGTTTTAACGAAGTATTCAAATATGACCCACCAAAAATCTCCTTTTTTCGAGGAGGATTCCCCGAGTACTGTCAGATTACAAATTCCAACCCGGGTTATCTAGGTAAGAAATTATATCTTGGAGCTGGTAGGAGAGTCTATCCTCAACATGGAGGAAAGTATGACTTAGTACTCCTAGAAGACGAAGAAGATCAAAGAACTGACTATAAAACAGCTCCGTTTTATAAAACTGCTAATAGTGAAATATTTAAACCCCTTGATATGCCAAAAAAATATAACCTATGTTGGATTTGTAATTTTGTACAGATAAGACATAAGGGTCAAGAATTCTTTATAAATGAGGTTTCGAAATCATCTCATCTTAAGCAATTAGCTATTGTTCATGTAGGAAATAAATCCGAAGATGGCCGAAAGATGTGTAGGAAATATGGAGTTAATAATATTGAATTTGCTGGTTGGGTTGAAAGACCAATTCTAAATGAGTATTTGAATTCTAGCTATTTCGGTATAGTAACATCAAATGAAGTTGATGGATGTCCAAGAGTTATAACTGAAGTAATGATGTCCGGCACTCCTCTATTACTAAGAAAACGAACCCGTCTTTTAAGTTTCTATAAGAAATCTGGAATTATAATATTTGATGATAAAAGTTTAAAAGTTAAATTACAACATGGTATGTATAAATACGATGAGTATAAGAATCAAGCGAAAAAAAATATTGAGGAGAGAATATCTATGAGTAAAGTTTGTAATATGAACTTAAATATATGGAGTAATTCAAAAAAATGAGGTACATATAAATCATGTACCTCATCCGGAGAATGGCGGGGGAGTTAAGTCTTATTCGACTCTATCGAGAGCCCATTTCCAGCCAGCCTTAATTCTGTCTTTGACATAATTATAGGATCTGACAATTCGACCTGGGTTCTCTTTCTCCTTCTCCTTTTGTTTCATTTGATACTGTTGAATCTGTTCAAGGGGAATTTCTTTCATTTTTGCTTTCAGTACACTACCCTTAAGTTGCCCCTTGAAATTATCAGAATGGAAGGTAATCTTCTTTTGCCCTGTCCTCCAAAGGATAGATGCACGTCGGACCTCAACTTGTTCAATTTTTAGAGGGCCTTGTACATAATTCTTTATTGGATGAGGCATTGCTCGATGGTCTGGATTGCCCATAAAAGCAAAGCAATTCTTAAGACCTTTTTCACGCATTGCATTGACCATTACTTCCATGTCAGTTTCGGTTCCGCCTTTGAAATCTCTATAGACGAATGGGCCGCTCATGGAAGTATAGCCATCGCCGATTAGAATACTGTCATACCCCCATTCTTTTGCTCGTTTTGACATAGCCTCTGCTAACTCTTTATTGATACCTTCTATGTTAGCGGGTCGGATTGTGACAAATCCATCTTTGTCTTCAATTACTTCGATGCCGTCAAAGTTGGGGTTTTTGAGTGTTTGGATTCTTCCTACTAGGGCATCCTTGATTTCTTCCAGAACAGATGCTTGCCTTGAGTAATCTTCGACAGCTTGCTTGATGACTTGTGGTCCAGTCTCATATAGAACCACTCCAGCTATCCCGCCGAATACTATAGCAAGTACTAGGATCACACCTGCTAGAACTTTGGCTGTATATACTAACGGATTTGTCTTCAACTCCTCTGGTTCTAGTTCTTTGGCTTTCTTACCAAACATCTTTCCCAAGGTTTCAAAGAAACCTGTTCTTTTGGTGAAGGCCACTTTTTCTTCAATCTCGGCAAGTTTGGAACTAATTTCAACTAGCTCCTCTTTAGCCTTAAGCAACCTTGCTTTGTCACCATCGGTGGCTACTCCTTGGGTGATCCGATCCTCAATTGCTGCACATTCTCGCATCAATGATGCTCGGTTTTGACGAAGTTGCTTTTCTTTTTCGTCCATAAGTAACATCCTCCTTTTTTCTTCGTTCGGTAATTATACTATTTCTTCCCTTTCAATTTCCGAACTTCCATAACCTTTAATGATTTTGAAACCATATGCGGGAAATGCTACTAATCCCACAAGACCTCCTGCCGCCATTCCAAAGAAGAAGCCTATTACTGCTAAGGCTATCAAAATTAGAACGAACCCGACCACCGTCATTACGTCGATCGCCAATTGCATCTGCTAGCCTCCTTCCACAAGTAAATTTTCGACGCACAATAATTATATTCCAGTAATTAATATATATAGACACAGATGATTAACCAAGAATCATGTGAGATAAAATTTTTGGATATGAGAACATATATTAAAAATGAAGGGAGAAACGAATGGTGAATATTGGACCAATAAGTGAAGAAGTTAGGGATCTATTGATACTTTATAGTGGCGGAGCAGACAGTCGATTGATGTTAGAAATTGCTCTTAGATTGGGCAGAAAACCACATTGCCTATTAATTCATTATGGTCAACTACATAAAGAGGAACTTGATTTTGCAATAAATCAACTTGATAAACTTAAGGTTCCGTGGCAGATGGTTACGGTCCAAGGACTTTTGTATGAGAGTGCATTAACAGGTAGTGGCGAGCAAGGTACATTCGGAGATAAAGACGAGATTAGTATATGGCATGTTCCTGGTCGAAATACAATGTTCGCTGGAATTGCATTGGGAATTGCTGAAAATAAAAGGATTGATGAAATATGGCATGGGGCTGATTTTTCAGATCGTCTAAATTTATTTCCAGATTGTTACCAAGAATATGTTGTCAAAGTAAATGAATTATTTGCAATTGCTGGCCCAAAACCAATTAAATATATGGCACCTTTAGCCGGTATGACAAAAGAGATGATAATAGGTTTGTTGAAAGAGTATGAAATTTCTGAGCATGAAATCTTTTCAGGATATGGGGATATACAGGCAGAAGTTTAGACAAAAAAATAAATCGAAGAAAAACAAAAAGGCATTAGAGTTAATATGCCTTTTTGACTATCTGGTTCATTGGAAGATTTCAACAGATAGTTTTAGTAGAATTCTCGCCAACGATTATTTTTCCACATAAGTTGACGATCAGCCTGGATGCTTGTATTTTTGGTTTTGGCAACATTTGCTGCCATCAGACCGATTGAATCATGACGATGGTGTGTGAAAGTATGACCAAGTTCATGAGCAGTGACAATACCACTACCTCTCATGGTCGACCTAATCAGAATATAGCGACCAGCACATTTTGCCATGAATGGTCTATTTGGAAGGTTCAGATAGGCGATTGCAACATCAAAAGGATATTTCTTCTCGAAGCGTTTGGCCTTATGCTTAAGTTGGACCATTAACCTTGATCCCACTTTTTTGTTCCAATGAACCTTCTTGACCGCCACGATTTCGAGATCCATATAGACTTGACCTTCCATGATTCTACTTGCATTTGAAATCGCTTGGTAAATCCGATCTTGTTTAAATACACCATCAGTCAGTACCAGAACCTTTAAGGTTCGGACATTGAAGTTCTCAGCGAGCACTGGACTTGCTAAACTAAGAACTAACACTATAGCCAATAGCCACCTTAACATTGTTTTTTGTTTCATGATATTATCCTCCTTTTAGGTCATGGCCTGACCTATTTCTTTTTCTTTTTTGCAGGTTTACAACTTCCTTTACCTTTCTCAGCTGTTACATTACCAGTTGATTGATCGTATAGGAAAGAATATCCTTGACCATCAATATCAGCAGTTGCACAATTACCACTATCTACCCAATTGAGTTCTAGACCAGAAAGACTTATACGATTCTTTAAGTCTGAAGTTTCTGGGTAGATTGGAGGGCTGTTGCCCTTTACAGCACTCTCGATATATCCGAAAGATGCAGCGGTGGTTATTGTTACAATTATTTGGTTTACCTTTCCTTCTCTAACTTCGTCTCTTAAATCAAGATATGCAGGAAAGGCTATAGCTGCTAACATGCCAAGGAGTGCAATCACTAAAACGATCTCGAGAAATGTGAAACCATTTTTGTTTCTTATATTCATCTTAATTACCTCCTTTCAAAAACACCAAACATTTCGCCCTATCATTAATTAATATATATAGTAGTGAATCTTTATATATGGTGGCAAAAATGGACCCAACTAAACCAGGAAAGATCATTGGTATTATTGGTACAAGACGAAGAAATAGTTTCAATGACTATAAAGCGGTCGAAGAAGCATTCTTTAAAATCTATGAAGAAGGAGATTGGATTTGCTCAGGGGGATGTCCGAGGGGTGGAGATAGATTTGCTGAGAAGATTGCAAAAAAATATGGGATACCAATTCTTATATTCTACCCAAATTGGACAAAGTATGGTAGAGGTGCGGGTATTGTGAGGAATACATATATTGCAGCAATATCTAATATTCTTATTGCTTGTGTTGCAGAAGATCGGACTGGTGGTTCTGAAGACACCATTGAAAAATTTGAGAGACATAGAAAAAGAAAGGCAGTATTGGTATGAGATTAAGAGTGTATCTAGCTGGTCATGCCCTTGAGGAAGAATATAGAGAAATTGTCAAGAAGCAATATGGAGAACAGTTTGACCTTATTGATCCGGTTTTAAAAGCTAAGTTAGAAGAAACTGATCCAATGGATATTCCCCCAATAGATAAAGCATTAATTCTTACTTGTCATGTTCTTGTTGCATATATTAGAAAAGCAACTTTTGGGACAGCTATGGAAATCATATTTGCTTATATGCACGGAATACCTGTCATATTAATAGACGTAACTAACGGGGAAATTGCAAAAGATATCTGGGTTGCCTATCATATAAGAGGAGTATTTTATTCAATCCGATCTTGCTTTGATTACTTATTGAGTCATCAATTAGAATATATAGAACAAAAAATAAAAAAGGAGTCGGTAATGGAACCTAAAGTTGCAACGAAACTGTTGGGCAAAGAACATTCACCAATGATTATTAGAAAGACAAACAAATTTGGTTTTCCTTTATTTGTTAGTCTTATTTGTGATGCTGATTTATCTAATTTAGATGAGATTATTATGGTGAGTATTAGTAATGCTATCCATGAGAGGTTTAATGGTGAAGAAGAAAAAGTTTATGAGAATCCCCAGAATTTAAGAAATCTTGTCGGTGAAATATCAGAAAGAATTAAGAAGAATTATGAGAAGGTAAAAGAAGGTTGTGTTGAAGGAATTGCTGTCATTCTTTATGCTGATAAGTGTTTTATCTCCTCGTTATGGGGAGATTTTATGAATCATGGTATGTGCAGAGAAGAACTTTACTTTGCTCTAAACTTTATGACTGGAGTTTAGTATGGAAATTGAAGTGAATACAGTAGAAGGTGCAGAATTAAAACCTGTTAAATATAATGTACCTGATGGGTTAGTTCCTGGAGAAATTGCTAACCATCTTGAGTTTACTGAAAATGTCCATCAATTTATTGAACCTCCGTTTCCATTTGGTATACTAATTAGCAGGAGAGAAGATAGGAATGAATTCTTTATTTCGATTGAGGCCTTTGGAACTTGTGAGTATTTCAAAGTATACTCAGTTAAAGATCTGATGATTCTATTTGCTAAAACATTAAGTCCTTTTCTTGTTCCTTTCTATCTTGAGCATTTTTATAGAGCATTGAGGGGGATACAGCAACAAGGCAATAGACCAGGGAGATAATAATGGCGAGAGAACATATCAGAGATTTAGTTAAAGATCCTCAATGGCAAAAAGTACGAGAGAGTTTGTTAGGTCAGTGGAAGGAGAGACCAGAGTGGTGTTGTGCCCAATTAAACAAATACTTGGGTTCAATTTCGAGTGCCTCTAATAAGAAAATTAGAATAGTCATGAATTATCTAACTGGAACCGGGTTCCGTACAGGCAGAATCACTCACTCCTGTATAACCAAAATAAGGACTCAATTATCTGCTGAAGTAAAGAAGAGAAAAGCAAAGAGAACTTGGGAATAAAACAAAAAAAATAATTGGGTTTAAAAAGAAAAAGGGTCAAATCCCCTTTTTCCCCTGGTGGTTCCAGGATTAGATTTTTAGAGTCTCTGCGACTTCTATGACCCAGTCAGGTAGTTCATCCCTGTTGATTATCTGTCCATCAAGGTTCCACTTGACTGTGTATCCTCCAATATTACCCTTGAGGTAGTCGCCGCAGAAATCTAGAGAAATGGATTCTCCGCTCTCAAATACTGCTTGCACGACTCTCACCTCCTTTGAATTTGTCAAAGGCCTTTTCAAAGAGGAAGTCGTCACACTTCTTACAGGAGCATACATGATCACGAATGAGTTGAGAAACTTCGTCGTCGAGTTCTCCGTTGAGATAACTCTCCATCTCAACTTTGATAAGTTGGCAACCAGCGTTTTGATCTAATTCTCCATCTAGTTCAAAAACCATGATAACCTCCTTATTTTTGATTTCCGTAATGTTTCTTGGTACTTTCAATTTGCTGCCAATAACCAGCACCCTCTAGTGTCATTTTGAATTCTTCTTCTCTCTTCCTTCTCTTTCTTTTAGATTCGAATGGGTCACTATTTCTCCACATCCAAACTAAGTAGTAGAGGATTGAGAGTGCTAGAAACGATACCACGATAATATCAAGCAAACTCATTCCTTTAAACATGGCCGTGTCCTCCTTCACTTTCTGTAATAAGATTTGATTCTTTGTTGACGTTCTTGTTCTTGTATTTCTCTTTCTATGACTTCTGCCTTTCTCTTCTTCTCATGTTTCCGGTCAAGAATGAAGAACTTTACCATTATGATCCAAGCGGTAATCATTATCAAAAGCGCAGGAATCTTCGTAAAGAGACTTGTTGACTGTGAGTGAGTATATATTGCTATTATCATTATTAGTGAATATAATATGCTCCACCTAAGAAATTTTTCTGATTTCATAGCCCTAAACCCTCCTTGTTAGTAATTAGAATTGTCCTCGACTTCTACTTTTCTAAGTTTGGCGATAGCAAGGACAATCTCTTTGAAAGCAATTAATTGACCCTCTCCCCAGTATTTGTGCTTTATAGTTATTGTGAAGAATTCTCCCTTTACTCTATGGTAAGTCCAGCAGTCATTCAACTCTTCATCACCGTACTCATTGATATCCATAAAAGCATAAGTGGGAGAAAGTAAGGATACTATTGCTCTCAAAGTATTTGTAGTTACATAAATCTGATATGGCTGATTTATATATTTCTTAAATATGAAGGTAGCTATTTCTCCTCGGCGATCATACTTATCCTGAATCTCATGAAAAACTACCTTCACCAAATCAGCTAGAGATGATGATAAAGAAACCTTAATCCCTTGTGGTAGTCCCATTATTTACCCCTCCAGTTTGGTGGAATTTTGCCTACTGGAATTACGCTTGAACAGACATGGCATTTAACCTGGTCATCTCCAAGATGTGTGAAACCCCAATAGTTACACTCTAATTTTTGAGCATCAACTATTGATAAACAACATGGGCATTGAACCTCATTGAGATCAGTATGATTTCTGGAATGAAATGTCTGTGTGGTTCCATAAGTATCATACCTATCCATTATCTATCCTCCTCTAAAAGTATAAAATCATTACCCGATAATTAATATATATAGACACTTTTTTTATATATGGTAACAAAATAAAAAGGAAAGGAGTCACAGAAAATGGCTGGAGATCAAATTATTATTGCTCCTCATTGTGACGATGAGATCATCGGTTGTTTTGAAATTCTAAATAAGAATACTATAGTTGTTTATACTGAACCCGCTGATCAAAAGAGAAGAGATGAGGCGGCGAAATTATTAAAAGATCACCAATTAGTTAAGGGTCAATTATTCTTTAAAGATATTCCCAGTACTATTATGTCACCTAAGAATATTTTTTATTTCCCTGATCCAGCCTATGAAATTCATCCTGCCCACAGAAAATGGGGATCAGTAGGTGAAGCGATGCTTAGAAGTGGATTCGATGTTATTTTCTATTCTATTCAAATGAACGCTCCGTATATTCATGAAACCAAAGAACCTGGCGAGAAGAAAAGATTGTTAGATTTAGTTTATCCAAGTCAAATTAATCTATGGTTGAATGATGCAAAATATTATCTTTTTGAAGGAAGATGTAAATGGATAATGTAGAGAGACCTAGTTGGAATAAATACTTTATGGAAATGGCCCATTTAGCTAAGAGCCGTTCAACTTGACTAAGGAGAAAAGTTGGAGCTGTCCTAGTTAAGGATCGGCAAGTAATAGCGACAGGGTATAATGGAGCACCGACTGGACAAAAGCATTGTCTCGATATAGGGTGTTTAAGAGAAGAGTTAAATATTCCATCTGGTGAAAAGCATGAGTTATGTAGAGCTGTACATGCCGAGCAAAACCTAATCGCTCAAGCATCAAAACGTGGCATATCCAGTGAAGGTGCGACTGTTTATTGTACAACATTTCCATGTTTTATATGTTCTAAACTTCTAATAAACTCAGGTATATCAGAGATATACTATGAAGAGTACTACAATGCTCCAGAGACAAAAGAGATGCTCGAAGAAGCGAATATTAGGTTAATTCATTGGAAAGGAGAAGAGGGTGAGTAGATTATTTTTTGTTCCACAATTGCCAATAAAGATGAGATATCAGGAATGGTGGTTCACACAGATTCCAGAGCAATTATCTAAGTATTTTGATAAAATTATTGTAGTGGGTGAACAATATGCTTTTACTGAGGGTGTTTCTAGCGGCAAGGATTTCTCAAATATTGAAAGAGCAATTAAATTTGAATGTAAACAAGTCAATGAGTTTTTAAATTATGACTTAGGAGATAGCGATTTTCTACTTCACGCGGATCTTAGTTTTCCTGGTATATTTCATAACGTATTGCATCATAAACAGGTCAAGAACGCATTTGTGATGTGTCACGCCACTTCAAAGAACAAACTTGATTACTTTACCCCAGTCAGAAACAGTAAAGAGGCAGTTGAGTGTGGTCATGCGAGATCATATAAAAAAGTATTTGTTGCTAGTGAATACCATAAGAAAAAATTGGGGTGGACAAATGTTGTAAATTTAGGAGCATTACCTAATCCTTCATTTAAGGGTTGTAACTCCGAGAAGGTTTATCCTATTGTCTCAGTTGCTAGACACTCTGTTCAAAAAAGGACTAAGTCAATTGAAGACGCCGTAAGAAAGAGATATGGAGAAATAATTGATGCTCCTCAATTTTTAGAATGGTATGGTTATTATGATTTTCTAGGGAGCTCGGAGTGTATGTTAATTACTAGTAAGGAAGAGTGTTATGGTTACCAAGTTATTGATGCGGTAATAAATAATTGTATACCAATTGCTCCTAGAGGTTTTTCATATCCTGAGCTATTACCAGATGAATATCTTTATAGTGGAATAGATGAGTTATTCGAAATTCTAAGATGGACTGATGGGAAGGGAGTTAGAGGTTTAAAAGTTCCCAAGCTTCTTAATCAAGAAAAGATTGACAACTTTTATCAAAACCTTGTAATGGAGATGAAAGATGCCGTTTAAGATATTCAATAAATGGCTCTTCGATGGAAATAAAAAATCAAAAATTGATCCCAGTTTATTGAAATATAATTCACCAATTACTAATATGTATGTTATGGGTCTATTTCAGAGAAGTGGGAAATTAAATCATTATTTAGATAAGTATTTTAATAATATGGGTCTATATTATTTAGATAAGGAGGAGTTCTTTAACTTCATTAAGAAGTGCGTAATAGACTTTAGGATTAATCGAAGGAATATAACATTCTTTCCCAGAAAACCAAGCGATGATTTATTTAATGCACTAAGGAATCGAGTGGCTACATTGAAAAGTGATGACCTTGATTTATTAACTCAATTGGTAAATAAATCTGATGATAAAGAAGCAATCTATAGTTCTCTTGGTATTGATAAAAAACCAAAAGCATGTAAAATTCCAAACCGTTCAATGAAGCAAAAAAATAAAGTTAGTTTAGAAGAGTTTATGGAGAATTTCACCACCATAGAGATAGGAAAATAGTACCTATCTCTACGGCGGGACAGAGTTTAAATATCTGTCAACTTTTTTGCAATATCTTCTGTTAAGACTGGAGTAGAAACTGTTATTGGTTTTTTTCCCACTCCTTTGCACCTTTTGCACCTAATTACCTCCTTGATTTTTCCTGTATTTACTGGTCTTGATTTATTACCAGATCCTAAGCAAGACTTGCATTTTATTACTCTTTTTCTTTTGATAGTTTTTCTGTACTCGTATATTCCTTTACCCTCACAGGTTCGACAAGTCTTTGTACCAACCTTACCTGTGCCTTCACACCTCTTACATTTACTTCTGGCTATACCTGTGCCATCACATAATTTACATGGAAGCACAAGGATATCATAATGAAAATCGGGTCTGAATCCTTTTCCCCTACAATTCGGGCAAGGATTATTTATGGGGATTCTAATGTAATATCTAGATTTTTCAGCTAGTTGATCCTCGATTATTGCTGCTATTAGTGTATTTTTTGCAGTGATAATCTTCTCTGTCCCGTCCTTGTCTCCTTTTAGATCTTCGAGTAAATTGACAAAGGATGCTATAATGATTTTCTCATCAAGTTCATCAATTTTATTAACGAGATCTAATGCCCATATAGCATTGTCTATCATATCTTGCTCAATACATGATTTAATCATGACCCCCTCCCCCCTCTATTCCATATTGTTACCTCCCATTCAAAAAAAGTTGCCCGAAGGCAACATACTATTCTGGAGCTCTAGAATATATAATCTAGAGTCTTCTTTCTCCCTTTATAGAATTTATAAATTGACCAACCAACCCAGATTACAGGTATGATATATACTGCGCGTCTGAAATGGTTTAGGAGGAGAAGGTCTATCATACATAGTATCCATATTACTATGCTGAGCAAAGCAATTGCACGTATTAGCGGATTAAATATTGTAAGTAATCTGAAAAATCTTCTCATTTTACTAACCCCCTTTCATAATTTTTAAAAACACAAACCCACCGCCTTCAAATATTTATATATATAGAAAAATTCTCAATTCTAAATGGGTATCTATTTTTATAGAAGGGAACAAAATAAAAATTGATTTGTAATGGAGTATGTTTATGTTTAGCATTAAGAACTCTTTTGCTGACTGTATGTCTTGCCCTCTCCTTGATGCCCCATCATGTATTCTTGAAACTAATTGTTCAGATAACCTAAAGGATATTGAAGTTGTATTTGTATCCGAAAATCCCGGAAAAAATGAGGTCAAGAAAAAGAGACCTTTAATAGGAAGAGCGGGAAGAACATTCAGGAAACCATTTGATTTATATATTAGAGATAAATTCAAGTGGTTATTAACAAATTGTGTTTTATGTTGTACGTTATTACCAGACGGTAAGACAGGTAACCCAACGCCAGAAATTATTGAGAGATGTAAAGAGAATGCTTTTAATATAATCGAAGCGTGTAGTCCGAAATTGATTGTGGCTATGGGTGCAAGTCCAATGTCTGCTTTTGGTTTTGCAAAAACAGGTATAACTGATTTGAGAGGCCAAGTATTTAAATGGAGAGATTATGATGTTCTCCTAACTGTTCATCCATCTTTTGTAAATAGAAATCAAAGTTATAAAGGTAAGTTTGAAAGGGATATACAAACTGCTGCAGTAATGCTTGGTGCAGAACTTGAAGTGAAAGCAGAGAAAGGGATGAATGCTGTAGGAACAGGAAAATATCGTTATAAAATTCCAGAGGAATTCTATAGTCCAGACTATAGACTTGTTGATGTCCAATTTTTACATAAGACAAATGAAGTTATACATATCTTTAGAGATAAGGATAATAATAAAATTTATCATAAGGAAAATGATGATTATTTCTGCTATAGAGTTCCAGAAGGTATTGAGAATAAACATCTTGTAGAATATGATAAATTGGAGATAATCAAAGTTCCATATAAACAAAAATCAGCACTAGATCCAGAAAGAACATACGAAGGTGATATAAGAATATCAGTAAAGTATGCCCAAGATTACTATCACTTTAGTAAGGGCGAACCATCAGAAAAAGAATTAAATATAATGTTCTTGGATATTGAGACATACAGTAAAACAAAGGAATTTCCAAATGTTGAAGATGCGGATCATCCGATTTGTCTTATAACATACTATTATCATGGAAAATACATAACATATGTAGTCGATAACAAGATTCTATTAAATGATAGAAATGCTCCAGATATTATAACAACTAAAGAGGATCCTATTCATATTTTTAAATCTGAGCGTGAAATGATCCTTAAATTTATAAAAGATTTGAGAACATTGGAACCAGACTTTCTCGTGGGTTGGAATGTAATTGGGTTTGACCTTTATTATATTTATAACAGATGCAGAAAACTAAGAATAAAGCAAGAATCACTCTCAAAATTTAATGAAGTATCATTCTCAATTGATGAGAAAAGACAATATTGTGAGATTGCTGGGTTAGTAGTTCTTGATCTGCTTAGATTATATAGAAGCTTCACATTTACACAGAAAGAAAATTATCGTCTTGGAACAATCGCTCAGGAGGAGTTGGGAGAAGAGAAAACAGATGTTGGTGAGAACTTCTCGGAGAAATATGAGAAAGATATTAATGGAGCAATTGACTATAACATAAAAGACGTTGAATTGATTCTACGAATAGATAATAAACTCCGACTTATAGTTTTAGAAAATGAAATTAGAAAAATTGGTAGCTCTAGTTTTGCTGGAGCATTTAGTAATCTTGGGAAACTTGACAGCTTAGTGATTTCATTTTTGAAAGATAAAGGTTTTGCTTCAAGGAATGCAAATGTCCATAAAGTAAAAGAAGCTTCAATTCCTGGAGCATTTGTCAAGGAACCGAGAACAGGTATACATGAGTATATTGTTGATTTTGATTTCACATCCCTATATCCAAGTCTAATCTTAACCTATAACATTGGGATAAACACATTTGTTGCAAAGTTTAAAGATCATACGTTAGGATATGACTTTGTATATCAACTGGATAATCTCCCGGAAGAGTTCACTATAATCTATGATCCTGGTTTTCTTAATAAAGAAATGACAGTCAAGAAAGAGGATTTTATTAAGAAGGTCAAAGATGCAAACCTTACATATACAATAAATGGATGTTTCTATAAACCACATGATAAAGAGGTTTCCGTTTATTCGGAGGTTTTGGACCATTTACTGATTTCTAGAAAAGAATATAAAGACAAAATGTTTGATGCCAAACAAGCAGGGGAAGATCATTTACATGATATGTACTATGGTCGTCAATTAGTTTACAAAGTTTTAGCTAACGCTTTATATGGAATTCTTACAAACCATTTCTTTAGATTCTACCATGACGATCTCGGAAGTAGTATCACTCTAAGTGGTCAAGAAGCTTTGAAAACCTCAATCATTCATGGAAATAATTATGTTGATATGATTAAAAAGAAAGCTTCTAAATACGAAGCTCCTGAACCACTGACAAAGCAAGAAATGTATGGTGATGTTACAAGAGATACTGAGTTTATCATTACGGGAGATACTGATAGTTTATTTGTATCATTTGATGATATTGTAGATAAAAATAAATCAGAAGATGAGTTAATGAAGCAAATTGAAAGTTGGTGTGATGAAATTCAATTATTTTTGAACAATAAGATCATTATGCCATTAGTTACTAATCATAATGTTCCTCTAGAAAGAAATCGTCTTGAGTTAAAGAATGAGCTAGTTATTAAGAGAGGTTTGTTTTTAGCTAAGAAACATTATGCAATTTATGTAACTTCGCAAGAGGGAAGGAAAACAGATGAAATAGTAAATATGGGTATTGCAACGAAACGAAGTGATTATCCGAGCTATACAAAACAATCTCTAAGTGATTTATTGGATCTAATTCTGAAGTCAGAAGAAGTATCATTAAAGAAAATTATGGATTTTATTCACTCAAGAAAAACTTCATTTATTCATAAGATAAGAGCAGGTGATAAAAGAGTCGCTCGCCCTTCTGCATTTACGAGGAGATTAGATCATTATAAAAAAGTACCTCCTGGAGTAATCTCAATGTTAAATTGGAATGAATTGGAGTATAAGATTTTTGATGTTGGTTCAAAAGGTTATCTATTCAAATTAAATGGCATAGACCTCATGAAAGCTCCTCCAGACGTAGCTGAAAAATATAACCAAAAATTCTTAGCAAATGGTAGGAAATTGGACTATATATCTCTTCCAGATGAGGAAATATCTCTACCGTCATATTATGTAGTTGATGTTAGTGCAATGTTAAAATTTGCATGGGAGGATAGATTTAGTTTAATATTAGAACCAGTAATGAGTCCGAAGCAGGAACTAATGACAATCTAGAAAAAAAAGGGAGTGGGCATCGTCACTCCCTATACTGAGTTGGGGGAAGGTAATTAAAATGCCTAACTCAGTATTTCGATAATCACTATTTTAGAAATTGTGGGATAAAGGCTATCACAATAATCGCACCTGCTAAATATCCACCAATTCCTATAAAGGTTCTGGTAAATGTTTTCCATGTAAAACCCTCTTTTATATCTGCTGCAAACAAACCAATTGCTAGTGCTGATATAATTAAGCTAGTAATTGCTAAACCAGAAGTTTTACATGATAATAGAGAAATCATTCCAATCAAACCTGTTAAAAAACATAAGAGATTTCTTTTCATGCTCTTCTCCTATATTACTACGTAAGCAATAAGGTATCCGCCCATGAAGGATATGAACTCAACACCTTTACTTTTTACACCGATAAAAATACCTATCATAAGGAGAATAATCATTATTGGAACTTGAGAAACTCCAAACTTTGACCTGGCTATATTAATAATCAGAAAAATAATTACTCCAGCAGCAAACGATAGTAAATTTCTAAAAATTGTTTTTATATCCATTTATCTTCTCCTGAAGTAATGGAATGGAGAGGATATCAATCCCTCTCCATTCCATCTGGTTTTACAACATGACGAAGATGTAGGTAAGAACGAAACCACTTACGGTTGAAAAGACCTCAGCGGTCTTATTCATTCTTGCTACAAGGACCCCTGTTCCTATGAGTATTACAGGACCAAAGAGTTCCGGAAACGGAACACCTTTCATTCCCATGTAGACAATCACTAGAAACACTGATACGCCAAGTGCAAAAGCAATAGCGTTCCTGAGAAGACCGCCTATGAAAATGAAAATGCTTTTGAAAAGTTTCTTTAGAAAATTCTTCATGATTATCCTCCTTTAAAAGACATAGCCAATTTCTCTTTAAAATTAATATATATAGCAACTTTAGATATGAGAAAAAGAACTTGAGATTGAGAACAAAATAAAAAACAGAAAGGAGTCAAATGAAACGGAGAATCAAAGCAATCGAATGTATTCAAACATGGCAGGGCGAAGGACCAGATACTGGTAAATCAATGCTTCTTATCAGATTTAAACATTGCGATCGAGTTGATCATAAGAACCCTTGTAATTGGTGCGATACATTAGTTAAGATGAGAGTTAGTCCAGAAGCAGAATATTCCTTACAAGAATTACAAAATATAATAGATGATCAGAAATGTGGTTTGATGATAACTGGTGGAGAACCCACATGGGATCCACATTATAAAGATACGATTCTATTATTGAGGATGTTAAAGTATAAATCTGCAAACGTTGAAACAAATGGTTATCGCTTAAGAGACCTCTATAAACAAAGTACACAAGATAATATCAACTATATTTACTCTCCTAAGATGTTTTATCCACATGAAGTAGATGATGCAGTTGAGATGACTAAATGGGCTAAAACTCGTAAAAATGTTTATATAAAAGTTGTATATAACAGGACTCGTGAGGATTATAATTTTATTGAAAAGATTTCTGATATGGATATCAATGATAGGATCTATTTGATGCCACAAGGATGCAATAGAGAAGAACTATTAAAGAATACACCATTTGTATTGGATATGGCTGAAAAGTTTAAAGTAAACATTTCAACGAGAATGCATTTAATGTTCGAATTTATCTAAGAGAGGAGAAGAGAATGATTCAAGCAGTGATGGATAAAGTGGTAGTTGAAGTTCTAAAAGAAGAACCAAAAACTGAAGCTGGAATAATTGTTCCTGATACAGCCACTAAAAATCCACAAATTAATGGAAAAGTAATGTCTGTTGGAGAAACAATTGAGACGATTAAACCCAATGATATTATTATGTGCCATAGGGCCGGAGGGCAAGATATTCTTTATAAAGGAAAACTTTATAAAGTATTAGCATATGGTGAAATCTATGGAGTTGTAAGAGAGTAATGCTTAAGAAAGTAAAAGAGAAGATTAGAAAAGCAAAAGAGGCCCTTAATGGAGGACCAGTAAATTCCCAAGTGGTTTCTCATAACCATAGTATGGGTCATGGTCATTCCTATACTGGAGTTACGCAAGGTCATACTCATGCGGTACCGGGGCATAGTCATAGCCATAGTTTTAGTACAGCATGGCCTTATGATCCTTCTACTGGACCTCTAGCAGAAACCCTTGAATGGTTTCACAAAGTTTTTTGTCCTTGTGGCAGTATTGAATGGATAGAAGTTGTGCGTAAATGGTCATGGAGTCATATAAAGGGTGATAATGTAAATAAAAAATTGGTTATTTGTAAGGAGTGTGAAAAGGTTACAATAGTTGATGATGACGAGATTGTTGAGCAAAGAGACCCAATTGATATAGATGATAAGTTTGAATTCTTTGAAAAAATACAGGAATTAAGAATAGATTTTGAGAAAAATCAGTTTCCCAGAACAACTACCACATGGCCTGCTACTTCAACAACGAGTACAACTCCACCGCCTAGGAGCTGGCGATGAATATAGTGAAAATAGAAGCAACAACACTCGAAGATGCATGGTTTAGAACATTATTTGAAATGATTGAAAATGGGCGAGTTTTCAAGATTGACCAAGGCTCATATGCTGGTCAGAAGCGACTTGAATTTGATTATGTTGTAGTTGGAATAAAAGATCCAGGAAATAAAGAACATATGTATTTACCCGATAGTAGTAGATTACTCCCTAGGATACCAGAGCAATATGGGATACCTAATCCTGTTGCTGATGATTATTTAGATGACTACTTACCATATTTAATGACTGATTTAGTTTCTGAGAAAGAATCATATACTTACGGACAGAGAATAAATAAAGTCTCTATGCCTCTTGATTACTACTATAGAAGAAAAGAGTTTTTAGACGGTCATAAAACAGATGAAGAGTGTTTAGTCTATACTGATGCTTGTTGGGATAATCGAGAGGTTGTTCCTTTAGAATTTGATTCTCGAGGAAATGAGATGTGGTTTTTGAGTCAAGTTAATTGGGTAATATGGACTTATAAAAATAAAGGTCATAGAAATAATCAGATGGTTTTACAGGTTGCTAGTCCAAGTGATATTGTTTTAAAAGATCCACCGTGTTTAAGACATATTGATACAAGAGTTCAAGACAATAAGTTACATTTTTTCCCTTATTTTAGATCGTGGGATTTATGGAATGGTTTCCCTGCAAACTTAGCAGCGATCCAATTATTGAAAGAATATATGGCAGCAGAAATTGGAGTTGACGATGGAGAAATAGTTTGTGCATCTAAAGGTCTCCATATTTATGATTATGCTTTTGATCTGGCCAAATGCGTCAGAATGAAAGAAGAGGGTTTTATGTTTAAGGGGGAATAATTATGATTAAAGGCACAATGTTACAAAGATTAATTGCACCACATTTAAGCGGCCCTCCTTATTTGCTTAAAGAGATTGAAGAGAATATTCAAAAGTACAACGAAAGGAAAAAGAATGAACGAAATAGTGGCAGACATGTTCAGCGAAAAGGTGGTCAAACTCGCTGATGCAATATGTCTTACCACAAATGGATTTGTAAAAAAGAATGGTTGTTGTGTAATGGGAGCTGGAAACGCTAAACAAGCAAGAGATAAATTTGATGGTATTGATAAATCCTTGGGAGGTTTAATTAAAGAGAAAGGAAATATAGTTCAGATTATTTGGAAATTAGAGAATACATTCATTTTATCTTTTCCAGTTAAACATAATTGGTGGGAGAAAGCAGATATAAATCTGCTTGAATCTTCAGCAAAACAACTTGTAAAATTGACCGATGAAATGGGTTGGCAAAAAGTGATCCTACCAAGACCTGGTTGTCACAATGGAAAACTTAAGTGGCTTTCCGAAGTGAAACCGATCCTTAGGAAATATCTCGACAATAGGTTCTATATTATAAATCTTCCTGGTAAGTACTAACCCGTTAAACCTATTCCATTTTATGCTTGACTTACCAAGAATATTTTTTTATAATATGGAACAAATAAAAAAATCGAGATAGGAGTGTAATATGCGGTCAGATTATATTTGTGCGGGTGTCCAAACTCTAAATAATATATTAGAGAATTTCTATAGGGACCCTGAGAGAGGTTTTGATAATCATTTCACTCGTGATACTTTATCCGATTTCTTTGATAAAACCTGCAATACATTTCTGCATTCTTTTGGTCAAAACCTTCGAAAAAGAAAGAATATGAAGGGATATGCTGATAATGAAGCAGAAATGTTAAGAGGTATGAAACAGGGTACAATATTTGGCCACTCTGAATTAGTTGTAGACTCTGGTGGATTTCAGGTTAGTGTGGGAGATTTGGATTTAGAGCAAACGAAAGGACTTTTTGAGATATATCATGACTTCTTAGAAAGACATCAAGATGTCTATGATCGAGCATTTGTATTAGACCTACCTCCTGGTCAAGGGGGTCATCCAAAATTCTTTGAGACGTTTGATGATATCTATAAGTGGAATTATATGTCTTATACTAAGGCCGCCAGTTTTCCAAAGGCTATAAGAAATAAGTTAATTTATATTCACCATTTTAGAACTCCTGCTCTTTGGGATATATTTATGAAAATTATGCGGGATGATAATTTATTTGTTGAATTTGAGCACCATGGAACTGGAGGTATGGTTGCAAACCTTTCATCTGATTCTGTCACTCCATGTATCACTTATATTATTCCTTTAATTCCTCTACTAAACGAAGCAAAAAGAAATAAAAGGAATTATTTACATTTTCATGTTCTTGGAATTGGAAATCCTAGAGATATATTTTTCTATGAGTTCTTCAAAACTCATGTTAAGAAGGTTCATAATATAGATCTAACTATATCATACGATTCAGCTGGAGCGGCCTTTAAACAGTTGAATAGAGCAAGGTATATATTAGTTTATGATAGGGTTAATGATATGGTTGTAAAGATGTATATAAAAACATCCTATCTCAATAGAAGATTCGGTAGGAATAACAGACGAGTAATTGATGCTTATAGTACAGAATTAAATAATATGGCCAATAGATATGGTTTCAAACAATTATCTCTAAATGAAGCCTCAGATATTTATCAAAAAGATGGAGAGGGAACTTTTCACGACGTTGTAAAAATCTACTCTATGTTGTACTCCTTAGAATCAATGAGACAAATACAAGAAGTTTCAAAACAACGCACAGATGAATTATATCCACTATATGAGGCCAGACAGTTGGAAGAGTTTAATAGGGGTGTAGAATTAGTAACGAGAAAGTTTAATCATGAAAGAATAACAAGAAAGCAGAAAGCAAAGACAAACAGTTTAATAAGGTCTCTAGATATGCTAACAACTCTTGATGAAGAATATTGTGAATACGTAGTCAAAAGATTTCTAGCAAAAGATGAATTTATTCACCTAGATTCATCTTGTCCATTGAGGTTCTAATGAGACCTTTTGTAGATAAAGTAAACCCAAATATAAATCTCCAAAAGGGTGAATATTTGTGTAAACCATGTAATGGTTGGGGGCGTATTCTAAATGAGGATGAATTGCTTCGTACTCCTTTCCTTAAATGTCCAGTGTGTCTTGGACACGGGAAACTCGATTGGATTGAAAATATAGTTGGAAAAAGAGAAGAGAATAGAAGTGATGATTGTGATTGGAGACCAAGAGCAGTAACCGGTATCATAGCTGGAGATCCCCCACCAAAACTAGAGGAGGGGACAGCATTCTATGATAAGGATAAGGACGTTCTTAAAATCTATAATGGAAAAACTTGGTTTACGCTCGCAAACCCAAAAGAAGGAGCAAAAAATGGCAGATTTTGACAAGGCATTTGAAGTGACAATGGGTCACGAAGGCGGATATGTGCATGATCCAGATGATCCAGGTGGAGAGACTTATAAAGGTGTTGCAAGAGATCGTCATCCAACTTGGAGAGGTTGGGCAGTAATTGACAAGAAGAAAAATGAACCCAACTTCCCAAAGAATCTAGATGGTGATGAAGATTTACAAGAATGCATCAAAGAATTTTATAAGATAACTTTCTGGGATCATCTTTGTGGAGATTTGATTCCAGATGATGATATTGCAATTGAGATGTTTGATACTGGGGTGAATATGGGAGTTTATTGGGCATCAATGTTTCTACAACAGACTCTTAACCTTCTAAATAGAGAAGGTCATCTTTATGCAGATATTTCTGAAGATGGAGATGTTGGCAAGAATACAATTAAGGCTCTTAAAACTCTTTTAAGTTATGATCCGCCTGAATTAGTTCTTCTGTGGTTGAATGTATTTCAGGGAGCTAGATACGCAAGCATATCCAAGAATAATCCAAAGTTGGAAAAATATATGAGAGGATGGTCTAAGCGCCTTAAAGTAGCGAAACAATATGGTTAAAGTAAAAAAGTATCGAGTAAAAAGGATAAGACCTCGCCTAGAAATAGGCGAGGTTTTTTGTGATCATTGTGATGGTAGTGGTTTGGTAAAGGAGAAGCAATTCCGTTCTCCTCTTACAGATGGTCTATGTAAATTTATTGAGGAAGATTGCTATATAGTTGATAAACAATGCCCTACTTGTAAGGGGGAGGGTAAATTAGATTGGGTTGAGAATGTTGTGGGGAAACATGATAGTGACAAACCAAGAAGAGTCAAAAAACGATTTAAGATTATCTCAGAATCATAAAGAAAATAAGATGGAGTCAGTTTGCTCACTTAAAGCAACTGGACTTGATTTAGAAGAAGGTGAATTAATATGTGATACTTGTAATGGTTGGGGAGTTATCCAAAAAAGGAAAGGTGAATGGCCGTATACTCAACCATATGTTAGAAGTTACTGGGTCAAGGATTGTGAGAAATGTAATGGAGCAGGAAAACTAGATTGGGTCGAGAATGCTGTAGGTAAGAGGCAAAGACCCAAATATGGGAGTGTTTTTAAATATGACAGAGAAACAGGAAAAGTCAAAAGAGTCGATTAAGGACGATGCCGCTAGATATTTTGCAGAAAAGATAGCCGGGTCAAAAAATTATGATAATCCCTTCTACTATTTATGGTCAGAATTCCTTGGAGGTCTTGCTTTAGTATCTTTCAAATTCTGGATTATGTACTTGACAAATGAAGAAGGGTTTAGAGAAGGTCTTGAAGATAGTCCAAAAGCTATTATAGATGCAGTATTGCAAATGTGGAGGGTAAGAGTTATAAGTGAAATTGATAAAGAGATGGAAAAGCATGAAGAAATGATGAAAACTCCATACGCAAAAATATTTGGAAATTTAATGACTCCTCCTGATGAAGCACGAAAAGAGATATATAAAACCATAGAAGAAGTAGAGGCGAAAGCGAGGCAGGCTCTTTATGATGGTATCGTTGTGGCGGTGGATAAAGTTAAAACTGAATGAGGGCGAACTTATCTGCCCGTATTGCAAAGGTTCCGGTTATATATATCGAAAACCCAAATGGGGAGTTAAGGAAACACTTTCTTGTCCCCTTTGTGGTACTGCTGGAAAGGTTGACTGGATTAGAAATATAGTTGGACCTGATCCTAGAATGCCTCAGCAATATTGGCGAGACAAATCATACGCAAGAAAGATCTTCGACTGGTTACATAGGATGATATATGAACGAGTATGAGAGATATAAGTGTGATAAATGTGATGGTACAGGAATGTACTACCGCTGTAATAAGAATAATCAAGCTTTTCTATCTATGTGTCCAAAGTGCGACGGAGATGGACATCTGGATTGGGTCGAGAATATTGTTGGAAAGAGAAGAAAGGTAAATATAGATACTTCCGGAGTCATTGATATAAAGACAAAAGGAGTTGCTATTAATTATCCAAGGATGCACGGAAAAACAACGTTTCTAAAAGCACAAGTAGATATTGAAAAAGAAATTATTCAAGCAATGAGTAACAAAATTGCAATGGAGATTGATGAAATGATAATTTCAGAATTGCTTGGGAAGGAGAAAGGATGATAACAGAGGCATTTCTTAATGTTTGCTTCTCAGTATTATTTTGCAAATCTCCCGAAGGAACAAAAGTTAGAAGAGATAATACAATATCTCGAGACATTTTAGAGATTCTCGATTTCTTCGAAGGGAAAGATAATACGGGTATCCCAGTTACCTCAAGAAATAAATGGGATTGTCTTAAGAGAGTTTGCTCACTTAGACTTGAAGGAAGGAGTAATGATGCAATAATCTCTAGCCTGACTGGTATGGGTAAGAAATATTCAGGTTTAAAAGATTTTCTCGAAGCAAAGTCTAGTGAAGAACTGGTTAGTCAAGAGATTGCAAGAAATATAGATCATATAAGAATACATAGAAAAGCAGCCTCAATGTTTTCAAATTATAATGAACTAGTTAGATTAGTTGAGTTAATTAAAGATGGTTCTTTCGAAGCAATTGATGATTTAGTAACGAATTATGAGGGTGAGATAAAAAGATTATATGTAAATGTAATGGAACACAGTCGAAGTTCAGATATTGAAGCATCTGCTTCTCTAGATTTTATTAAAGATGATCATACTCCTATCTTAGAAGAGATAGTTGATAAATATACAAGTAAGAATAAAGTTTCAACTGGTTTTAGAGTTTTTGATGCTGATGTTATGAATGGAGGTTTTGAGACAGAAAGATTATATATTTTTGGTGGGGGGACCAGTGCAGGGAAATCAACTTTAATAAATAACATGATAATTAATTCTGCAACCATATTTGATCCCGTATTAGATGGATGTTATCAAGGAGATGAGATCGAAAGGGTTTATATTTATATCACTCTTGAGAATTCTTTGAGTGATGCATATTTAAGAACATATCAACCATTATATGATAGAACAACTGCGCAAGCAGTTGATGATGTGAAGAAGGGGATGGATATAAGGAAAGCAATAATTGAAAAACTCAAGCAAAAAGGCAGTACAATAATTATGAAATTCTTTCCTGCATATTCAATTACCCCTAATGATCTCATGCCTATTGTGAATGATGCAATTTCTGAATATGGTCAGGAATCTATTAAAGGTTTATATGTTGATTATCTTGATTTGCTCAGACCAGATCGTAGACATGAATATTATAGGATAGAGTTAGGTCACATTGCTCTATCTCTTAAAGGTATCTCAAGTTATTATAAAATTCCAGTAATTACAGCTAGTCAATTGGGTCGTCAAGTTTATGATGGAATAAACAATGCAAGAGAGCTTCATCTTGGTATGATATCTGAGTCAATCAAGAAAGTCGAGCATGCTGATTTTGTGGCATTACTTGCTAGAAATGTTACAGAGGAAAGCAAAGTTCATGTATTTGTTGGAAAAAACAGAAGTGGAAAATCAAATGTAGCTATAGACTTTCATGCTAATTTTGATAAATATAAATTTGTAAATGGAAACGTTGTTGCTGTATCAAAGGAAGAAAGAGCAGAATCTCGTATTGGTACAACTCCTATGGATGACATTGCTTTCCAGGGTATGACAATATGAGATTATATCTTACTGCAAATACCAACCAAATAAAGAACAAAAAATAAACAATTTGAGAAGATAATAAAACCTTTGAGGAGGAAAAAAAGATTAGGGAGGAATTATTATGAGCGAGAAAAAAACTAAAAAGGTATCGTATGCTAACTTACTGAAGGAGGCTCTTTCGGATTATACCGATACTCCGAAAAATGTAGATACGTTGGGTCCATTCCTCGATCCTATACTCAGTTATAAGGGCGATGGCGAACTACCCACCCACAAAGATGCCGCATCAATCCTTGAAAGGTATTATTTTAAGCAGGAACAGGATGAAGGCGTTACCATATCCCTTGATGAAGAAGAGTCTGTCGTCAATAAGGATATTGTGACTGTGGGCAAGGACAAAGCTGCTCTTGCCGATGAACCAGAATCAGTCAAAAAGTCCAAAGATGATACTGAAGATGCGATGGCTATGGAGCAGGAAGAAATGGATGTGGAAGAGGAAGAGGAAGAGACTGAGGAAGTAGAAGAGCAAATGGTTCCCGAGGAGCCTGCTGGTCTTTCTGGAGATGAAAAAGAACTTCCGCCACGTAAAGGTAAAGATGGTGAGGGGCAAGTTGAGCCTGCAAAACTAGAGTCACAGGTCGTCGAGGAAGATGACTCAGTTGAAAATGCAGTTATCGAAAAGCTGATCTCTGAGATGGAAGAGGAAGAAGCAGACGAGGAAGCAGAGGAAGAGGAAGCTGCACCCGTCGCTGAGCAGGATGAAGAAGCGGAGGAAGAGAAAGAAGAGGAAGAAGAAGAGTTAGACGTCGACAAAGAAATGGAAGAAGAAGAGGAAGAGGAAGAGGAAGCTATTGAAGAGCAAATTCCTATTCAAAAGATAGCTGGTGCAGGCGGATTGGATAAAGAAGAGATGGAAGAGATGTATGAGTCCTTTCAAATCTTCAAAGAGCAAATTGAGGAAGATGACACTCCTGACATTAGCTCAGATGAAGTAATTGTCTAGAACTTAAATAGAACTCAACAGTGGAGGTCAGTCTTCCTTCACTGTTGAGTCTATTTTTTTGGATTTTTGGAAAATGCCATGAAAAAAGAAAAACGAAGAGTGAAGATTCATGAAGCGAATCATGTAATAATATTTAGAGGTCGGCCAGTAAGAACTCCAGTTACTTTGGATGTTACCGATAAAGAATTCGATTTTATTATGATGAATATACAGTCTAGAGGAATTATGAAATATGAAGTTGAAGACATAATTAAGAATGAGGCGCCTTTCGAAGAAAGTTTAGTTATGAAAGTCCCTCAGGATATTGAAGAAGTAGTTGGTGTCGAAGAGTTCGAGGGCCAGTCAACCCTTGATAGAATTTTGGAAGAAAAATGAAGGTTATTAAAATAATCCACGAAAATGCGGACCCTATTGAAGTTCACGACAACGATGAAAGAGATTTGGTATCATATGCCGAGAACCTTTCAAAACTTCTTGAAGCTAGTAATGTAACAATATTAGAGACCACTTCGGGGTCAGTTATAGTTAGGCCATCGCGAGTGTGCTCAATTGTAGTCTCCGAAGTAAATGATGAAGGTGAACTAGTTAAAGAAACTGTGACTGAAACCGAAAGTATAGAAAGCGAGGACGTCGTTACTGACGGAGAATAATGTGTCACCATACATCCCTGTAGGTTTAGCTTCTATAGCATTTTGTGCACTATTGTTTCTATTCAATAGATATCAAGATTCAAGAAAGAGAATGGAGGCAATAAAAAATTTCCCATCGTATGCTACTACACTTGGTTATCATTTAGAAAAAGCATATGAGATAATTCATAAAGACAGAATGCTTGTCTATTCTCTTGAAGCAACGAGAGTTCCAGATGAGCAGTTTAATGTTATTACAAAAGATTTTATAGGTTTAGTACTTAAATTAATGGGCCCTAAATTGACAAAAGAGTTCACTTATATTTATGGAAATCTCGATACTCTTATCTTTAATATAACTGAGTTCTTTAATACTAAATATGAAGATGATGAGATAAGGCGAGATGCCATGACAGCAATGATTGAAAAAGAAATTGACGAGGGCGAGGAAACTACCGGAGAATAAATATGCCACTCAGTGATACATTTGATAAATTAAAATCGTCAGTCCTTGGAGTAAAAACTACAAAGATTGATAAAACATTAGATAAAGCGGTTCGAGACATTTCAATGTATAAGTCTCAATCCGGAAGAAATGGATATATAGACTTAGTGCGTTCTGTTATTGCTAAGAGTGGTCAAATAGATATTGGTACTGGTGGACAAGGTTTATTTGGACAAGCAGCAACTCCTGCAATGATGGGTCAAGGTGGGAGGTTAATGCGCTATAGAACATATGAAGCAATCGTCTCAAATATAAGTTATTGTTTCAGGGCCCTAAGTGTTTTAACAGATAATATTCTTTCACCAGATGACATTACAAAAATTTCTCTTGATATTAAACCAATTGAACAAATAACAGATGAAATATCGACTGAGACAATAGTGAATCTTGTAGAGGAGATTATCAAGAGGGTAAAACTTGAGCAACATTTAACTAGGATAGTTAGAAACACTTTAAAGTTTGGTGATTATTTTTGCGAGATTGCAGATACAAAAACAGCATTGACATCTAGAGCCATAATTGCAGAATATCACCAGTATTTAGATGCAAATAAGATAAATACAGATAAGGAAACTATAGTAATAGAAAGTGATGAATTTAAGAAGTCTGATTTTAATACAAAAATTACTATTGATTATTCTGCCTTTACAGAAGCAGAAGTATCAGAAGAGGGAGAAAAAAGTAAAGATGATGATGAAGAAGATGAAATGAATTTAAATGATGTACATTTAGTTTACCATGAACCAAAATTTGTAGTAAAACTTCAAAGCGATCTTTTTCCTCTCTGTTTTGGTTATTTAATATTTCCTAGAGCACTGTCAATTCCTCAATTAGCAATTCAAGATCAAATAGTTAATAACATCTGTCTTGCAATCCTAAAAAACATTGAGAAAAGAATTCCTCAAGCAAAAGAATTACAAGATAACGAGGACTTGAAAGATATTATTAGAACAATGATAAAAACCTCAGATTTTTCTAGATCGTTAAATATTAGGTTTGTACCTGCTGACAAAATAGAACACTTTCATATTCCATCAGATAAATATTTTCCATACGGAGAATCCATATTTGATGCATGCCAATATAATGCAAAAGTCTTGATTGCTTTGGAAACTGCTTTAGCAATCCACAGATTAACAAGATCTATTGAGAAGAGAAAAGTTGCAATAGAGATTGGATTGCCGCGTGATGCTAAGAAAGCAATTGAGAAAATGAAAGAGGAGTTTAGAAAGAGAAAAATTAGTTTAGATTCATTTGGTACAGTTGATACTATTCCAAGCATGATTACTACATTTGAAGATATTTATATTCCTCAGAAAGATGGGAAAGCATTCGTTGACGTTAGTACTTTTAATGAAGGTGGTGTGGATGTTAGGGGTAAGGTTGATGAGTTGAAGTTTATGAGAGATAGTATTGTTGCGTGTCTTGGAGTTCCTGCTAGTTTTCTAAATATTGAGGAAAATCTCTCAAGTAAAGCTGCTCTATCAGAAGAGAATATTTTATTTGCGAGGACGATTGTTGGTCATCAAAAATATTTTACTCATCAAATAAATAACTTGTTATATAAGGTCATAACTCTTGTTAAACCGGATATTGCACTGGAGTTATTAGATACAGTTCTAATAGCTCTCGCTCCACCCAAATCTCTACAATTTGAAAGAGAAGCAAGGTACCTAAGTGATCTAGCGAATATGATTGATACAATGGATAGAATAGGCATACCAAAAGAATATGCCAAGAAGAAATATCTTAGTCAAATTGACTGGTCTGAAATTGAGAAATATAAGGTTGATGAGGATATTGATAAAGGGATGGGTACTGAGAAAGAAGAGGAAACTCCAGGATTTGGTGGAGGCGCATTCTAAGGAGATAATGTTATGTCCGAAAGACTTCAAAAAATACTCGATGAATTAACAACTACGATGAATAGTACAATGTTCTGGGGTCCACATGGTTTTAGGCGTCAATCACAAGATGTAATAACTTATTATGACCCTAGAGCAGCTACTGGATGGGAAGATTATGCAACTTATACTGCGATTGGACCTATTGTGCCCCCTACAACTGCAATTGGTAGTACAATACCAGTAGAAGGTTATGGTCTGACAAATAAAAAAGTTGAAGAACAAGAAGAGGAAGAAAAGGAGCATGAAAAATTAGCAACTGAGCAACCCGTTCCTTTACAGCAGCCTCCTTCTGTTGGTGAGTTTGATGAAGATACTGAGGATAAAGAAAAGGAAGAAAAGATAAAAAAGGTTGATATATTACCAAGAAAGATAAGTGAACAACCCGAAGAAGAGGAAGAACCTGTCGAAGAACCTGCGGGTGGTGAAGAAGATATACCAGGTATGCCGGGAGAAGAGATGCCAGGTGAAGAAGAAGGTATACCGGGTATGCCAGGTATACCAGGTATGCCAGGTGAGGAAGATACAGGACCTGAAACACCAGGAGAAGTTGGTCGTATTTATGAATTAAAGAAGATATATGCGAGATTAATTTCTCTTGATCATCATCTGTCTTCATCTACTGATGAAGTTCTCCTAAAGTTACGTCATATAGTATCTCAATCAATTGAAGTCTTCCGAGTTATGATTGCAAATGTTGATTTGTTTAAGGATAAGATGAATAGTATAATTGTTCTATATTATGAATTTCTTGAGAGAGTATATACTCTACTAAAGAAATATTATAATGCAAAGACTAAAGAGGAGAGACGGGATGCCAAGATTGAGGATAAACCAGAGAGGGTTTCTCCTGAATACGGGCCACAGTCAAGTGAGAACCCCCTGTATAATAGAGCTTAATGATTTTAACCGAGATTTAATTTTTAATCAATTGAGATCAGCAGGTATTTCAAATTATATTATTGATATTCCTGTGGTAATTCAAAGACCTGGCGAGAAAAAAAGAACACAGTCATTTCCATACTCTCTCAATTATAAACCAGACCCTCTTGACATGAGAGATTATAGAATTTCTAAACTTATTGATAAACCACTCTCTTATTCTCTATCCGTAGATCACACAAGTAAAATGTCTCCAGTAAAAGATCAAGGTCAAAAAGGTTCTTGCGTTGGTTTTGCAGTTGTTGCGATGAAAGAATGGCAAGAACAAAAAGAACATATTAATGAAATAATAAAGGGAAAGGTATATAGAAGGAAAGCTAAACACTACGATTTATCAGAGCAATGGTTATATCATAAGACAAAAGAAATTGATGCTTGGCCAAACCAAGAGGGTACAAGTTTTAGATATGCTCTTAAGATTCTTCAAAAAATGGGAGTTCCGCCTGAAAAAGCATGGCCATATAGTGATAGAACTTTAGGTAGTCCAAAAAGGTGGGCTAAAATGATTGCCCTTTGGACTATGTGTGGTCACTATTATAGACTAGAAGGCATAAAGCAGATTGAATGGACATTGAGTAATATTGGACCATGTGTTGCTGGGATTGGTTGCTATGAAGAGATATTCTTCGTTGGTAATGATGGATATGTGCCATATCCAGCAAGATCAGATATCCTCTATGGTGGTCATGCCATATGTCTCGTTGGTTATGATTCTAAAAAGAAATTAGTTAAATTTAAGAATTCATGGGGAACAAATTGGGGAGAAAAGGGTTACGGTTATCTCTCTTATGATTATATCAATGATTTCTGTTGGGATGCTTGGGCGGTAAAAGATATTAATGTTACAAAGGAGATGCTTAAAAGCAAATAAGAGGTGCTGCTATGTCACACTTTTTTATTGAAAGTGCAATTATGCAAGAAGCTAAGTTAATGAGAGAAGAACCGGGTAAAGCAATATTTCGTATGGTTCTTCAAACTGCCGATCAAGTCAACCAGAATAAGAGGTTATATCCACAAGCTGTCCTAGCTGAGGGAATGAAAGAAGTTGAGAATCGTATGAGTCGACGCGCATTTTTGGGCGAGTTAGATCACCCGGTTCCTACAGGAAATCAGTTTGATGAAGTCAGACAAACAACAGTTATGCTAAAAGAGGTATCTCATCTAATTCGTGATTATGATTGGAGGGGGAAGCAACTAATAGGAGAATTAGAGACGACCAATACTCCCAACGGAGCAATCCTTTTAGGTCTATTAAAAGATCGTTCTGGTATTGGAATGAGTATGAGGGGAATGGCATCCTTAAAAAGGATGAGAGAATATAATGAGGTTGAAGGTCCGTTAATGATCATTACTTATGACTCCGTATCCCTACCTAGTCATTCATCTGCAGTAGTTGACTTTAAAGAGATGAAGTTTGAGAATAAATCTTTGTTAATTGAAAACTGTGATTGTGAAACTGTCTGTACAGCAGACGGTACTTGTTATTTAGCAAATTATTTTGATAAATTAGTTGAGACTCGAATGATTCAATTCTTCAAGACTTGGGTATAAGATTCTATCTTCCTACTGTTTTCCGCTTAGATAGAATCTGGGGATTTAGCTTATGCAAATTAAAAAAACTAGTTTAGGTAAAAAGTTAGAACAAAACAAAAATCCATCCTCCGAGAACTTTATCTCGGAAGTCGTAGACAGAATTTTCCTAATTTGTATGAATGATGAAAATTTTCAAGCACGGGAAAAACTGCAGTCAGTTGAAAACCAAGTTGAAATTCAACAAAAGAAGGTTACTAAACAAGAGAACCTTCTAAAAGAAGCAACGAAAATTAGAACCGAAGTAACTGAAAAAATATCTAATATCGAAGAAGAGACGATGAGTCTCAGAGAAATGCTTCTCGAATCTTTAGGAAGTGAACTATGAAAATAGTTGAAACTTCAATTCCTGACGTTGATCTAAAAAACATCAATAAATCGAAATTACATCTTGCTGAAAAAATAGTTGAGGGCGTTCATCCTTTACTCGACGATATTTATCGAGAAAAGGCAAATCAACTTGAGGAATTGAAGGAGCGTTATAAAAACCTCAGAAAAAGAATTTATAAAGAAAAAGAAGAACTAGAACAATTAATGAAGGAGCACAAGAGAAAGAAGAAGGTGAAAACTCTAGTTGAAAGAATTGCAAAATTGGTTTCAACTGGGTTAGTTCATGAAGGGGCTATGAGGAACCAGATGGTGGTTCTTTTAAAAATAGTCGATAATTTATCAGAGGAAAAGTTAAATCATCAGTTGAGAGAAATAACAAATATGGTAAGTAAGAGATTTTCAAGAGTGTAGGACTACATTAATGAGACAAGGAGGTAGTATATGAAAGAACTCTTAATGGAATGCTACAGGACTACGAAGAAGATTTCCGGTATTGATCCATCAAAACCTGGAAATCTGAAGGCCGTACTTGTAGATGATTCCGCGTTTGAGGCTTATGTTACAAGTCTTGCTGAGTCCATTGAGGATAAGAAAGACCGCAAGAACTTCCTACAATTGGCTGAGAACACCAGGATCAACCTCCTGGAAAATTCAATGTTTCAGATCAACCCATATGAAACTTTGACTCTGCCAATTCTGCGCGTGTTTTATCCGAAGCTGATCGCTAAGGAACTTATCACTGTTTCGCCGATGGACAAACCGGAAACAATCAAGGCCTTCTTGACCGCCACCTTTTACAGACATGGTGACGCAACTGGGTACCCAGCACCCGCGCAGGCCACTGATATTTCGCAGGGTCCAGCTGTTGGTACTCCTGTGGCAGCCACGATGCCTGTTCCAAGTAAGGCATACGATGTCCTGGCATTGATCGGTCTAACCAGCACAGAAGTTCACATTGAACGTGACTTCGAAATCACCGCTGTTAGCGCGGATGGTACTGCTTGGACCGAAGTTTCAATCATCCCTGCCGTTGAGGGTCACTTCTCTGGCGGAGTAACAGTCACTGGTGTTGGTGATGACGTAATCTCCGGTAAAGTTGACTATCTCAATGGTACTGTTGACATTTCCAGTGCTACTGGAGTTGTCACCGTTATCAGGTTTACCTGCACTACTTCACTTGAAGAGAATAGGGTAAATCCATACGTCAAGCTGAATGTTGACAAGGTACGCCTCTATGCTAGGGATCGCCAGATCTCTGCAAACTGGACGATTAATATGGAGCAGGACATGAGAGCTCTGTTTGATCTGTCCATGCAGGCTGAAATCGTCAATATCCTTGGTCAACAGATCGCCCTTGACATTGATAGGGAGATTATCAATGCCTTGATTACGGGCAACACAAGGCTGAACCCAGCAACTCACCAGGATACCTTCAACCGTACTCCACCTGTAGGATATACTTGGGGTACTAAGTATTGGCATGAGAATATTATTCCAGTTCTGAATGTGCTGTCTGCCCAGATCTACACAGACACTAATATTGAAGCAGGTAACACCATTGCGGCCAACCCGCTTGATGTTGCTATTCTGGAAGATATTCAGACTTTCAATTACACTGGAACCTCAACTGTTGACGGTGACTTCGGCTATCGCTCTGCTACTGTTGCAGGTGGCAAGTGGCGAGTTCTAACCAGTGCCGTTGTTCCACAAGGTACCATGGTCATCGTTTACAAACCAGTGGAAGAACTGAAGGTTGTCTACTACTACTGTCCATACGTTCCTGCCGTGTTGCATCCATACCCACTTGGATATACTCCATCTCTGACCATCTTGAGTCGTTATGCGACTTCGTTGGTCAGGCCACTGGGTATTGCTACACTGACAATTGGAGCGTAATTCGACAAAAAAATAACAACAAAAATAACCCTCGGGTGATTCACACTCGGGGGTTATTTTTTCGTTTTTTAGTCTTTCCATGTTCCTCCCTGTCTCCTCCAAGGAATCATACTCTCTTTAATGAAGGCGACTTTAGGGGAAATTGGTTTTTCCTCAACCTCTTCCTTTTTCTCCTCTGTAGAAAACCAGGCCAATAGAAAGCAGCACACCATTAATATTAAAGGAAGATAAACTGCAAGATACTTCATTAGATCCTCCTTTCTATTTCTGAAATTTCGATTTCTGGGGGACTTGCATCCCAAAACCAGGTTATTAATCTAAAACCCAAGATGATAAGGATAAGGAGGAGGGAAACCAAAGTGGCAATTAATCCCTTTAATGTTTTCATTTGATATCCCTCCATCTGATAACACCGGTCTCCTTATCGGGTTTGACGTTTTTCCATTCAATTTTTGATTTCTTGTTATCCTCGGGTAAGAGATCGAAGATTTCTCTAAAACTTAGAGTCTTTACACCGCTGTCTGAAAAGTAATATAGGACCACCTTATCTAGAGTTCCTCCACGAGTTGCTGCATGCTTCTTTGCTTCATCGCTTTTAATTAAATTGAGGTACTCCATAGCAACAGCGAGTTTTGACGATAAATATACATGCTCATCTGTTAAGTCCTCAGGTCCCATTCTTTTATTGAGACAGAATTCACCAACGACTGCCAAAGCGGCTTCTTTTTTTGTAAGCATAGGTTACCCCTCCTTTTTCCCTAACCCACGACAGCAAAGATCGTGGTAGTTACAATCATCTCTTCCACACACCTCGACAGCTCGTTTGAAGCAATCTTCGAATCCGTTCTTTATCTGCTTTGCTCGTACATAGTCAGTGATACATTGATCACAGAGACCTCCTGATAGATGGTGGTTATTATTGCCTTTGGTAAAAATCTTATTTATCCATTTTTCTTGCAGATTAAGAAGGAATATTTTGACGAGGCTATGATTCTCAACGTTAACCGACCAAGTATATTTACATTTTACACATACGTACTTCATAAATAATAACCTCCTTTCCAAAATGTTTTATCTTAATAAGTTATATATATAGCAGGAGGTTTTTTATATAACCAAAAAAAAGACCTCAAGTATATTAATAACTTGGGGTCTTTAAGGAAAGTGAGAAATGGTGACTCACCTAGAATGTACGATACCCAATTTTTCTTCTTCATATGGAGCGGATATCGGTAGTCCTTCTAACTCCCTCCACTTCCTCCAGAAGTCAAGAAGAAATATTTTGAGCATATAGCGAATACTCATATTCTTTATATGGTTATCGCTTATGATATTACTCAAGACAAACTTCTTTGCTTCTTTTAGAGTTGGTTGTTTTTTCTGTTTTGCCAACCATTTCTTACATAACTCATATTTCTCAGAGTTAATGGTCAGGGTTCCCTCAGAATCATGGGGGTCTTTTTTATAGAGGATTTGTTTTTGCCTTAGAGCTCTTATGAAGAACTCCCTTCTTCCCTGCATTCTAGTTCTGTAATCATAGAAAATAGGTGAATAAATATTATCTTGCTTACGAAGGAAACTGGTTGCCAGGACATGGAGTTTTGTTTTTAGGTATGGGGAATATGTTATACTCTTCTTTGTTTTGGTTTTACCAGACTTATCTGTATATTCCCTATCGACTAAGTGGTGAGATTTCTTACTTCTACCTTCTCCTCTGACAACCTCTTCACCTTCGATCTCATCTAGAGTCCATACCACGTCAAGACCAGCATAACTCCAAAATGCGGTGACATGGTTTGCCCTATGAGGATCAAGTTCGCTCACAAGAACGCCGCCCATTGTAGGACCAACTCCTTCAAGTCCTTTCAGGAATTCTGTCCAGATTGGAAACTCATCAAGAAATTTCTCAATTTGCTTATTGATCTTGTACTCCTGTTTGACAAGAGATATATAGGTGTCAACAAATATAAACATAATTTCACCAGAGATTATACCAGGGTGTGCATCCTTCATAATCTTAGGAATCTCTTTCATGTTTATCACAACACCGTCAGTGATTCTCTTGTATTCTCTAGAGATAAGTCCCATTAACTCTTTTGGGAGACCATAAAGACCTTCTTTCTTTTCTCCCGGTTTTAGTCCAAAGCGACGATATAGATTACCAAGAATCCTATTTCCCATCCTGATCCTATCCCTCTGAATATCGTCATATCCTCTAATTAATCCTCTCAATTCAATCTTTGGACTCCACAACTCAGGTACAGGTTGCACAGGTATGCTAAAACCTCTGCCCTTGAAAACATCTGCGATTGATTTTATAGGTTCTAAAACTTCCTTAGCCATAACACTTCTCCTTGGTTCACTATATATATATGGGATTCTTTAATTCGATGGTTCACTCTACGTGCCGGTACGTCTCGATTCTTTGGAATCGGAAACACGCTTCTCTTGGTACACTACAATTTATTGATTTTTCTTATTCCTTGGTACACTTTTTCTTCTAGATTTTTTAAGAGATATAGGTTCACTCATGTTCGTTGGATACTGCGGACTTCTGGTTCACTCCGGATGTTTGAATTTTATCAAATGATGGTTCACTGCCAACAAATGGTTTTTCCTTGCCAATACGGTTCACTTTTGAGTTCTGATTTTTTTGTGCTTGAAGGTCCACTTTATAGAAATGGGTTGCTGTAATTACATGGTTTACTAACACCCACAGGATTTCTCCCAATTCTAGGTTCACTTTTTTCTTCGGAATATTCTCCCCCACCTGGTTCACTTATCGTCTTAGGTTGTTTATCCATTCCGGGTTCACTCGGCAATTGGGTTTTTACTACGTAACTTGGTCCACTCCAACGCGCTGGGTTTCTGCGAGAGGACGGTTCACTCTTTTTTCAGGTTAATCTCCCCCACTTGGTTCACTCAAATTTTTGGGTTTCTGACATTTTATGGTCCACTCCGTGTCGCTGGATTCCTCTGCTCCCTGTTGGTTCACTATTCAAAAATTGGTTTTTTTCCTTAGATTGGTTCACTCCGGCGCACTGGGTTTCTGTTGCTGGGTGGTTCACTTGGTGAATGTGAATTATTACAGGGGAATGGTCCACTTTATCATATTAGATTTTTTTCGTCGTTGGTTCACTTTGAAAAATGGGTTTGCATGACTTTTTGGGTTCACTCAGTCATCATGAATAACTGCCTTCAACTGGTTCACTGCAGCTCCCAGGTTTTCTCCGGGCTTATTGGTTCACTGGACTATAATGGTTTAGCTGTAGACTTTGGTTCACTTTCATGTACGGGATTTTCTAGCCAACGTAGGTACACTCCTTGCATCGGTTACCTGATATGCTATGGTTCACTTAACAATGATGATTTTTTGTGTCTTTATCTGGTTCACTTTCCAACGATGGGTTACTTCGCCAAAACGGTCCACTCAAAAATCCTGGTCTTCTGGCCTCGCTTGGTTCACACTAATTTCGGATTGGTACACTCTAAGGTGCCCTGCACCGACTGGTTTTTTACACTTTCCTTGAATGGTTTTCTCGCCCAGACCGGTTCATTCCCGTTTTCTGGTTATTATCCTCACTTCTGATTCACTCGCCACGTCTGAGTTTTTTGATCACTACTGGTTCACTTTCGTCATTTGATTTCTGCTCAATTTTGGTTCACTTAAGATTCTTAGATACTTCTTTATCTTGGTTCACTAGACTGATTGGATTAATTGTACCACAGGTTCACTCGGCGGGTATGAATTTTTCTGGATGCATGGTTCACTCATTCTGTTTAGATACTGATAAAGTTAGGTTCACTGAGGTTAGGAGGGTTCCTATTTCTCTCCTTTGGTTCACTCTCTCGCTCAGGTAATCTGTTTCACGATGGTTCACTTTGCAGAATAAATTACTAAAAAAAAGTACTCATAACGAGTACCTTTTTTTCTAAAGGGTGGTAGGGGGTGGGAATCGAACCCAAAGACGGTATTGGCAGTTGAAAGGAGGAAAGACCGCCAACTTTGGAAAAGAGTCCTCCCGACCGTCTTGGATGGTGGTAGAACAACCATCCAGCATTCCGGTTGCCATTCCCCCTACCATTAGAGTTTCCTGTGTATCTCTCATATGCGCCTCTCTCTAATTATAGGAAGAACGGCCTTCGGATTTGCTGTCTATTAGTCCGATATCCGAAAGTTCCAAATCAATCTCTGCTTCGATTCTTAATAATTCTAACTTATTATGGTACTTTATGTACACTTTTGTGGAAACAATTATTAGTGATATTCCACATAATATCGAAATGACTGTAATACTATACCAATAGTATCCCAGTCTACTTACATGGATAAGGAGACCAATGACTGAACCAACAAACATTGATAACAGTCCAGTTATCCATGCGGCAACAGCTACTGCTGTGAGCACCACGTGTCTAAGTTTAAACATAACATCCTCTCCCCTCCCTAGAAAACGGAGAAGCCCCCGTCTGTCTCCTTAGTTATTGTAAAAGTACCATGGTCTCTGGTACCGACTAACCAACTGTTAGAGGTCTTGAGATCAATTTTAATTACTTCAACTTTCTCGTTAAGATGTCTCCCTATCACATCTTCAAAGACTTTTCTCATGTTAATTAGCATATTATTCCTCTACAAATTAGATGTTGACTCTTGCTTCTCTGATCTTCTTTGACAAATATTCCTTATTATTTGTTCTAAAGAAGATATCGAACCATTCATTGTCCAAATTTAAATTACTATAAAAATGACAGACAGTAAGGTTGTTTTGTCTTGCTCTCATGAGAAATCCACCAAGACTTGTAAGCAACCCTGAGGTTCCAAATGCTTTAGCAGCTTCTTCATCTGTAGTAGGCCACATTTCATTCTTTAATGCCTCTATTGTAAGTCTGACATTCTCAACATCATCTTCTGTATAGGTAAATACAGAATCAACATGATAAATCAATTCTCCTGTTTCAAGACTTTTACGTTCGTTAACTCGTAAACCAATTAGGTAGTGATACATAGCTAACTCCAGAACAAAATATAAATGCTCAAATCGAGAAAGGAGAAACTCAATGAAATATCCCGAATTTAGCGAGAAGGGTGAAGTAATTTGTCAAGAGTGTGGAGGAGCCTACAAAGTATTAACTGGATCCCACACTCGGAGAAAACACAACATGTCTATTGATGAATATAAGGCGAAATATCCTGATGCACCAACTTCTGGAAAGATGTTCTCCTTAACAATGTCACAGGTACAATCTAAACCTGAGATTTTCAAAGAGAAACCTGTTGAAGTTGATTTAAACCAAACCGGTGAAGACGACGTAATTACTGACGACGAAGTATTAGATGATGAGCATGCCCCGACAATTGAAGAAATTCAAGAAAAACTTCAAGATACAGATCTAAGCGATCTCTTCCAAAGTGATGAAGTTAAGGATCCTGAACCATATAATGTTGAGGATGAAGATGTTCGAAGTCCAAGAGATAAAATTCAAATTCTCAAATTTTTGAGACAGAAGTATCCCTTTATTCAGAACAACTATCTGATAAAGAAATTCCTCATGACAAATCATCTTGAATATGAATTTATCACAGATATGGCTGACCCTATAAATAAGATCGACTTTGAATTCCCAAATGCCTTTTGGCACAACAGGATGGCCTTTGAAGATCCTCGTAGAAATGAAAAATTGAAACGAGATGGTTGGAAGATTATCACTGTCAACTCAAGGGTTCCAAAGGTTAGTGAGGTTCAGAAACTAATTTCCAAATAAGTGTAGAACAAATAACAAATTACTATCTCACTTAACGAGAAGAATTTACCACTCAGTTACGGGGTGATGCTAAAAGGGCGTCACCCCAATTTTTTCGTTATCACGTTGTTAGCTTTAGTATGTTTTAATTTCTTATGACTCTCAATGGCAGAGTCTATACATGCCTCTTTTGTTTCCTTATCTATAAGTTCAAGAACCTCTGTTTCCTTCAATATGAGTTCATCCGAATTAGAAGCTGTATTTACAGAATAAACCATTGAGAGGTTCTGAATCGTTATATACCTTGCTACCTCAGGATCTTGTTCTACTTCCCTGCAATAAATGTATGCCCAGTAAGAGTCCGTTATATACTTTCTTACCTCTGGGCGATTTTCGATCTCTTTACAATAATAGTATGCATCCTCTGGTTCGGTTATATATTTTCGTATGGTTGGATAATCCACACAGAACCTACAATAGAAATAGGCATATTCGGAGGCAGTTATTCGACGCCTGATTCTAATATCATCTTTAACCCACCTACAGTATTCATATGCCCACTTTGGAGATGTAATTAAATTAGCGACTTCAAATAGGTTCTTTACATCTCTGCAATATTCATATGCCCACTTAGAAATCTGTTCTTCTTCTAACCAAAGGTTCATAATGTCGTCCATAAAAAAAATTAAAGTTGCCCTACTGACGAGCAGAGAAGACTCGTCAGTAGGGGTTAATTGTCATATGAAGCTGGTTACTCCGCTAAAGGCTTCAGAGCAAACATTTGAATCCAGGGTTTACTCCTATATCCAGCCTCACCGCCGGAGAATCCGAAACCACCGGAACCAACACCACCACTGTTCTGATTGTTTTTGGCAGTCTCAATCCATGCCTGAGTGTAGCTAAAACCAACGCCCCACCCGAAGGCCTTGATTACACGAGAATAACCTTCTGCAGTCAGAAACAACGTTTTGGCTCCCATGTCTAGAGCGGAAAGAGCAGCAGCCGCCAATACCTCCATTGAGGTTGAGTCTACATTCTTGCTTGATACATAAATAAGACCAACCTGCTGAACGGGGTATGAAGGTCGCTTAATTATAATCTCAATGGTATCCTCAGCAGCTTTCTCGTCCTTCTTCTTTATAGGAACTAAGGATTTCGCATTGATCTTGATCCTACCGCCTGCCATGGCCTCCAGTTCAGCACGAGTCCACACCTTCTTGAAGAGCAACATAACGCCTGCTTTCTGGAAGTTGTAGTCCTCTGTGGGCTGACCGAAGTACTGTGGATATCCGGGGTAATTAACATCGCCCGGTACCGGGAAGCTTCTGGGAATCTCCGAACCATACGTAGTGATGGTTGCACTAGGACTCCCACCTATCTGAAGTTGCGACTGCTCATTGTTGCTAAGGTTCTGGTTATCAACTTCATTAGCGTTGGAGTTGTCACCATTTGCAATAGCATCAGCGAAAACAGCAGGCGCACTCAGCACCAAGCAGGAAAGTAGTGCGACCAGAATGAATAGCTTACGCCTCATAGGGTCTTTCCTCCTTTCCTGCTTAGAGACCGCCGAGTCCCTCATTATAGGTGATGGACCCGTCCAATACCGGGACCGATCCTGCGCTGTTGATGGTGAGTTTGGTATATGACTGAGATGCCTGTTGCTGGACTCCAGAAGCTCCAACAAGGACACCTTCGCCATCAAACACTGGCCGCTGTACCTGCTCTTGTATGAACACATTGTTCGCTTCAAGATCAAGATCAGCATCACCAACCATGCTTACTGCAGCGCCGACACATGACTCATGACCACCACTCTGCTGCATGGCCAAGAGAACAACATTTTCCATCAACAGTTCGCCAGCTATTCCATAAGTTGGCATCCAGTCAATGTCAATGTCTATGTCAGTGTCAGAATCGAAGTCAGCCTCGACCTCGGTTTCTGATTCTGCTTCTGCTTCAGAATCGGACATAGCAAGGGCACCAGCGCCAGCAACGGCTCCTGAACCGCTCAGGGCACCAGCACCAGCTATTTCAATAGCTTCGCCCTCTCCGCTAGTATTTGCATTAGCGGTTGCATCACTGTCTCCAGTAGCGTTTGCATTTGCATCCGCATCCGAATCAGAAGTTGCGGTAGAGTCTGCAGTGGCATCGCTGCTAGCACTGTAACTCTCGTCGATGTTGATGTCTACAATCAACTGATCATTGAACACAGGATTCCAGCTGAGACTGAGACTCTCAATTGAGAGATCAATCATGGACTGTTCGGCACAACAGGTTTCATGGTTGTTCCAAACAATACCATCAACTCCACTGGGTTGACCAATTGTCAGAGATGCATCGAGATCCTTGGGCGGATCAGCGAGAGACGGTACCGCAAAGGAGACCAGTGCAACAGCCAACAGTATAGCTAAGACTTTCTTCATGTCTTTTGCCTCCTTAATGTTTATGTAGGGTTAGTTAGTTGACGTTGATACAACTGAACTGGTGGATGTTTGTGTACTAGTTCCCGTTTGAACTCCGATATATCCGTTAGCTGCAAGACCAACTTGATTCTGCACATTGGTCTGATAAGCGTTAGCACCACCGGATGTAAACACACGAGTCTTATCTGTACAGTTGAGATCAGTTGTTGATTGGATTACCTGAATGACTTCCTGATCGGAAATCTGACTCATTTCTGCATCAGCGGGCATGGCCCAATACTTAGCATCATAATCCAAACCGACATCTTCAGCTGTTACCGTAAGACCCTGAGCACGATTTTCAAGACGTGTGCTCTGATCGTACTCTTGATATATGACCTGCTTAGCATCCGTATTGGCATTGGTGGCACCATCGTCCGCATAGACGGAACTAGTGAGTACGAAGACCAACACGAGAACTAGAAAGACTATTGTCTTCCTCATGTGGTCACTCCTTTCTCAGTGATCGGAGGTTCTTATCGAGGGACGTTACATTCTAACACACCAGCTGCAGTGAAACTGCTAACTGACCCTGCTTGGTAACCGCCTTGAACCTGGCCAGCCACAACACCGTCTCCAGCCCAACTAAGGGTGGTACCACGGTGAGTTTCGAAAGAGCAGTTTTCAGCATAGGATCCGCTCATGGCCAAGGTTTCTGACTTAGTCTTGGTCTCATCCTTGGTCTCGGTCACACTCTTGTCCCAGCTCTCTGACTTATCTTTGGTCTCAGTTACACTTTTATCCCAAGATTCAGATGAGCTACCGGAACCTGAGAGATCGCCGGAGAAGGTGTGAGTATCTGTCTCGGTGACTGACTCTGACTTATTATAGTCACAGTCAGGGCAGTCAGAGTCTTCCTGAGTGTCGTTGTCAGTGAATGTCCCAGTTGAGGTTTCTGTCACAGTTTCCTCATCCGTACACTCTGCATTCGCAGCGATTTCAAATGAACCCTCACTGGAGGAGTCCTCATCGACTACTTTGGTCTCAGTCTTTGACTCGACGTAATCTTCATCGACAACCTTGGTCTTTTCCTTGGACTCGGTCTTCGTTTCATCATACTGCTTGTCGAACGACCAAGTACCATCTTTGGAACTTTCCATGGTGAAGTATTTGTCAATGTTGATTGAACCCTCACCCAAAGTGGCAAGTTGACCTTGACCATCAAACTGCATGGCCTCACCCTGAGCGCTCTGCATGGTGAAACCACCCACAACAGCATCTTCACAGTCTTCACAGTCGATGGTTGCGGAGGTATCAGCCTCAAGCAGCATCTCTTTCTTGGATGATTGGAGCATTTCTCCACCGATAGTATCTCCACCCTCATTCTGAATGGCCTGGGCACCCTGGAATTGCTCATCAGTCATGCCCTGGTAGAGTTCGGCCGAACCACTGATATCTGCCAGCGCCGGGCCGGCAAAAATCAGCAGAACGATGGAAAGTAATACAATAACTTTCGTCTTCATGTCTTTGTTCCTCCTTTCAAAGGGGAATTTAATTAGTTTGAAAAGTAAATACCTCTACCTCTAAAACCTACTTATGACCACCCCCTTCCATGTTTAGATTTGATCGCTGTTGATCATTGAGAGAAGGATTGTTCCTTCTTGGGTTGTCTTACTTTATAATATGCATCACCAATAGCAACTAAAGGAAGCCCTTGGTTATCATAAAGGATGGCTCTCAATTTTACAGTAGAACCAGGATCAACAGGACCATAGATGGTGACATAATTATTAAGTTTGCTAGTGGGTCCACTAACATACTCAACCTTCCTGGTGCGCCCCTTAAAGGGTTTAGACACGTCTAGCCACGATTGAACTTTATACTCAATGTTTTTCGGATTTTTGATCCAGGCATTGAGTGTTACGCCCTTGACATTCTCAGGAAGATACATTTTTTCGTTGACCTTGAAATAGATTGGATATGGTTCTAACTCCTCTCCTCCAAGATCTTTCATTATCCACCCTGCAGCATAATACTGAACCCTTATATCTACCTCTGGATCCGGGACCCTTAGATATTCTTGCTCATTACTCATAGGGTATCCGTCGACCAAAACAGTCATATTTGGCGCACAGGAGACAGCAACAAAAATAAGTAACACATACATCTTACGCCACATAGGCGTCCTCCTTCCATTTTTTTGCTATCTCGGTTGTACTTCGTTTCTTGGACTACCCGTTGATGGTGAGGATGCATAAGAACCGTTGCTGCCCTGGTTTGGTTGAGATGAACTATTTACAGATTGACCATTAGATGGTCCACTACCCGGGTAACCTTTTGGGCAACCTGGACATACTACTTGTACTTGTGGGCAACAGGTAGTATGGCGTTCAAGCCAAATTTTGGTTATTCCTCCAACCTCTTGATGATCGGTTTTGGGATATTGAAGAGAAAACAGTTCATCCCTTGATTCTTCAACCTCGTCGTCATCTTCGGATTTTGGTTGATCTATGCATCTCGCTCGCATTGCTTGATCATATTGAGAGAGTGCAACCCCAGCCTTTTCTTTCTTGTCAATCGCTGCGAAGACTTGATCGCAGGTTGGAGTATTGTCAACGACAATCTTAGTGTCGATATCCGGGTCTTTGGTGTCATATTTGCCTGGTGGCAAACTTATGTTCTCGCCCGGATTGTCCATGGTAGGACTGTCTGCTTTCAATGGCAACTCAATCAACTCTATACCTGGGTCATGTACATTGTCTTCGGCTAAGGTAAAAGTTGATATTAATGCAATTGAAAGAATGATAAAAAATACTAGTAAGATTCTCCTCATACACTACCTCCTTTCATTTGTGGAAAAACTATATAAAAAATTGGGTGGGGTAACTCCAATGGCGCGGTGCCGGAATTAATGGTTATGAATCGGGGAGCCCCCACCAATTTTTTCGCTACTTACAAGCGTCTTTTACAGCCTGGTTGATGATGTCTGTTGGTGTCATAAAAGACATCGTTGTGATAGGTTTCTCGATACCTGGGCTGTAGAACTCAATACATTCCCTTTCAAAATTTACTTTGATTAAATCATTTGATTTAATCATCTCAATGATCTCAGGATCAAGATCTTGAATGTATGGTGACATCGTATAACCTCTCTTTTTACGGTTTTTAAAGAAAACATCAACCCTGGTCTAATTATTAGTAATTAATATATATAAGGATTAATTTAATAATAAAAAGAGAAGGTAGGCGAAGAGAGTAAAAACTAGTCCCTCTTCGCCTTTAGTTTGTGTGGAACTCTGGAGGCCACGACTCCCCCGCCGAATGCCCATTATGGCGGGCGCACCACTTCCCAGCGGCAGGTTCCTCCCACCGATTATGTGCATCCTACTGCACCACCTCCAGAGACACTAAAAAAACGAAACAAACCCACTACTCTAGAAATTAATATATATAGAACATATACTAAATACAAAAAATTAGATTATGCTGACAATAGATATTAATTAGAACAAATTTTAAAACCACAATAGACTTTATCCTAAGAGGGGAGATTAGGTAAGATGGGTAATCCGACTCCAAGTCAAGAGAGAATAGTTGACCCTTATGCATCTTATCATAGCAATGTTGTAAACAGACTAACCCGGATGATAACTACCGGACTCAATTGTTTATTTGGTACACATTCAATTGAAGTCACACAATTATCAACCACGGAAGTCGAATGCTCAGAGGGTCAATGTTTTAAGGATGACGTACTGATTCAAACGACTGCTACCCTAACAGTTGATTTTGAAGATGAGGATTTTTATGTTGATCCATCTGGAGGGTGGTGGAACGAAATAGGATATTACTATGTTGTCCTTGATTATGTTTATACAAAATCTAGACCCGCCCCAGAAGCTACCATCAAAATTATCCTACCAAGTCAAACTGCAACATTATTTAATTCTGATAGATATTTATTTCTAAAAGCAGTTGAAGTATCATGGAGCGGATCCGCATTTGAAATTGATGATGTGTGGGATTTTGACCCAGCAACTCCAACAAATAGACGAGTCTATGCTCCTCTCTTTGCAGGTGTTCAAGATACAGTTCCGGCATTTGATCAGGATGAACATGAGGCTAGAATTATCTACGTAAGGTCGACTGACAGATTATATTGGGGCACGTCTGCTCGTTGGGAAACATTTAATGCAATTAGAGATAATATTGATACAATTGGAATGACTGTTGGTCAATTAGGTTATGTTGATGCAGGTGGTGCTATGCAACCTGCTATTGCCGATTCTATTGACCATCAAGCAGACGCAGTTATTATTCAAGTTGGTTATGAGGCCGATGGCAGCGGTAAAGTTAGAATGGCCGGTCGTGCTGATGACGTACCAGTTGAAACTGGAGTTACAGTTGCTATTGGTGATACTCTTTATTTATCTACAACCGAAGCAGGTACAGTCACAAATGTTGTACCGCCTGCTTTTCGCCAGACAGTTGGAACAGCAATAAGTGCAGCAACAGGTCCAAGTACAATTAGTATATGGTTTTTCCCTGGTAATATGTATTTCGTTGCTGGTGCAAGTATTGTTAGAGATAACATTACTGCACCAGGTGATTGGACCCTAAGCGCTGGGAATTATTATTATGATGTTGATATTTCTTCCCTTGGAGGTCTACAGGTAACTAGTGCATTTTTTGATGGGGTTGACAAAATCTATCCCATGCATGAAGAACTCATCACTGTCCCGCCTTATAAACTCAGAGTATGGATGCCAGTGAATACCGTATCTCTCGACGCTATCATAATAGGTTAACGGAGGATTCTAAATGAGTAAAAATTATGGAACCCAGATGGAAGGTCCGTTTATTGGACAACGAGTACCAACTCTTCCAGTATGGACTCCAGCAGATGAAGGAAGAGAAATCTATACAGAAGATACTAGATTAAGATACTACGGTACTGATACAGGTTGGAGAGAGTACGGTGCAGGTGGAGGCGGCGGTTCTGAGTTTGATATGTACGCCGATATGCTTGGTCGGTCGATATATCTTAATTGTGGTTGGGATGGGTTTCTTGATGAATCATTTGTTGACCTTTTAAACTCTACAATGACATATGATGCCACAGACAATAAGTATACTTTTACTCCTGGTCAAGTATTACAGAGTTTAAATTTCTATGATCCTTTACTAGGAATAACAATAACAGAATGTATGGTTTATATTGATTATGACGACACAGTATCTCCTACAATAGAAGTTACAGCAGATGGTGGAGCAAATTGGGAAACTACTGCTAATGGAGGAGTTCATATATTTTCAAACACTGGAACAGATCTAAGAATGCGAATTACTGGGGGCGGAAATGGAGAGGTTAGGAGTTGGGGTGTATTCTATAATCCAGACCCAACAGCAAACCAATTACTTAATGTAGTCCCCTCTGGTACAGTTACGATGTTTGCTGGAATCGCCGCTCCTCCTGGTTGGTTATTATGTGATGGCAGTCCATATCTTGTAGCAGATTATCCGGAGCTACACTCAGCCATAGGTTATATTTGGGGTGGGGCGGGAGCAACCTTTAATGTACCCGATCTTCGCCAAAGAGGTCCATATGGTCCTGGTGGTGGTCGAGCTGTAGGTGATACAGGCGGCAGCGAAACAAAAGATGTATCACATACTCATTCCTTCGATGATGGTGGTCATACACACACAATTGCGAGTGACGGCGATCATACACATGACGTTACTGTTTACGCAAGTGATAAAACTGGAGTTATTGTTCCTCATAAACCTGAGCCTCTAACAGTATTTCAGGATAGTATTAGCGTTGATCAAGATTGGGCTGGTTTGTCAAAACCTGGTGTTTTTTCTGGAGTAGGAAAGATTGAAACAAGCGACGTAGACGGTGATCATGATCACGGCGGATCAACAGGATCAGCAAATGCTTCTGGAACAACCGATTCAGGTGGATCTGCAAGTCAAGATGTCTTAAACCCGATTGCAGTTGTTAATTTTATTATTAAGTTCTAATATGAGGGAGTATACCAAATGTCAATTGTCAAAGAAACGTCTAGTGGAGAGCACTATTTAGAGAAAATTACGACGGAAGGAGATGCACCTTATATCTCTGGTCTTCAATTGTATCAGAGAAATGTAGGTTCTGATGGAGCATCTGGTAATACTGTCTTTACTCTCACTAAACCTTATTCTCCAGGATCAAATACTCTTTTTGTCTATTTAAATGGTCAGAAATGTACTTTGGAAGCAGCTCCAAGTCTTCCAAATGAGTATGAAGAAACTGATCCAGTTACAGTTACATTTGGTGCTTCCCTTCTTGCAAGTGACATTATTGAGTTTATTGTAGTTGGTGCTTATGTACTTGACGAAACTGAGGCAGAAAATATTCTTGGTATTGTAACAGGAACTAAAATGTATTTTTATCAGGCTGCTGCTCCAACTGGTTGGACAATTGACGCTACCCTTGGAGATGCAGTATTGGCAGTTCATGGTTCTTCAAGTTATGCTGGTTCAGGTAGTGGTGGAGTGCAAGCAGGCACATGGACCCAACCGAATCATAACCATTCAATCACTGGTGAATCTGACCATACTCACGATGTTACAATCTATGCAAGTGATAAAACTGGAACTATTGTCACTCATAAAGCAGAATCAGTAACAGCTATTATAACTGACGCGGTTGATGTTGCTTGGATCTCTACCTCAGGTCCAGCTAGTTATACTGGAGCAGGTAAAATTGAAACGAGTGAGGCGGAAGGTGCACATGATCATGGTGGAGTAACAGGAAATGCAGCAACAACAAGTACCTGGCGCCCATTTGCTAATGTAGGTATTATAGCAACCAGAAATTAGGAGAATCTAGATGACTGTTTATTATAAGGTTTTTGATGAAGAAGGAAACTTTTCCCACTTCTCAAAATTTCCTACAAAAAAAGGGGATGAACCATATGCTTCTGATCACCCTGAAGTTATAACTGAGAGAAAGAGATCTATCAAAGATACTCTAAATCCTGATGAGAATTTATTTACTCACAGGGAGAAGAGGGGACCTGAATATCCTAATCATAAAGATCAATTAGATTATATTATGAAAGGGTTTAAATATCTGTATGACCAAGGGATTGATGTCGGGCCAGATATTAAAGAGTGGCTCAATAAGTGTTTGGCAGTAAAGGAGAAATATCCAAAGGAGTAAAAGGATGTACTGCGATGGAGTCTGTGAAAAGGATGGGAAGAAATGTGGTCATTATATAACCCTTACTATGCATGATACTCAGACCACGAAGACAAGTGTTATTGATCTATGTAGATTTCAAGCTATACTTGATTCTCTTCTTAGGATGGAAAAAAATCACTTAGGTATTCAGCAAGCGGTTGAGAGTCAAAGAAATGAAGAAGTCAAAACCGGTGACAAACTTGCACAAGCAATGGATACTGGATTTAGACGAGTTGCAAAAGCAACAAAAGATTCTATAGTTTCGTTAAAACCAGAGAAGAAAAAAGTTAGCCAAAAATTACTAAGTTTTTTAAAGGGAGATAGTTAATGGCTGATCTAAGTTCATCAAATTTTCCACCCGAAGTAGTTCAATTTGCATCTGGTGTAAAGCAATACTTTTATCAGGCTGCTGCTCCAACTGGTTGGACAATTGACGCTACTCTTGGAGATGCTGTACTAGCTGTCCATGGTTCGTCAAGTTATGACGGTTCGGGTAGTGGTGGGGAACAGAGAGGAACATGGACCCAACCAAATCATACTCACCCTTTCAATGCCGGAACTCACGTTCATACAGGTGTGACCTCGTCAGAACTTGGCCTTGGTCCGAATTTAAAGAGTAGTGGTGATGATAGTCACTATCACACATTTACTACTGACCCCACGGGCGTTTCTGGTACGACTTCTGGTGGAGCAACTGCAAGTTCTTGGCGTCCATTCGCCAATGTAGGTATTATAGCAACAAAGGACTAATTATGCCCATACCAGATATAAGGATCGCTATTAAAATATTAAAGGATTTTCAGATTGGCGTAAGTGATCCTAAAGTTTTAGAAAATGCAGCATCAATTATTTATGCAAATGATATTAAACCTATGTATGTAGTAAATGCAATTAGAAATCTGATTGACCCACCAGAAGAGGGTGGTTATGCTTATGCACAAGAATATATTGATCAGCAAATTGAAGATATAGTAAGAAGTTTACACAGACGAAAAACAGGAGTCTATTGATGCCAGTTCCCAACCTTGAAGATGCTATTAATATCTTAAAAACTTTTAATGTTGAGACATCACCAATTACTTTGCTGCAACAAGCAGCATCTATTGTCATGGCCAACGATATTAGACCTGTTGATATTATAAGGGCAATTCGGATCCTTAATGTCTCTGAAGATGAAGATGATGAAGATGATGCACAAGAATATATTGATCAAGCAATTCAGGATTTAGAAAGAATAAGGGATGAGAGGCAAGGGTCTAGTTGATATAAATAAAACTTATTTTCGGGAGAGGTTAATGGAAAAGACAGGGAAAATGGCTCACAAGTTTCTTCAACAACTAACTTCTGAAGATTCCAGGGAAATGTTTGAGGGTCTTGCGGATCTTGTGGAGGTATTAGAAAACAAAAATGACCCAGAACAAACCGAGATGTATCTAGTTCAAAATATCTATCATTTTTTCGAGAAATTGAAAGCTCTTGAAAATAACTTACATAGTTATGTAAGAGAGTCGGCAGGAGAACTCCCTGGAAATAAGTTGGATATGTTGTATGATGAGACTAAAAGTACTGGGTCTAGTATCCTCTATGAAGATTAAACAAAAGGATCGAAATGTTACGAGATACATTTGTTGGACCCGGAGCCCAATTTAGGCAGGACAATGGTTTATTATTATTCTATGACCTCTTTAGGTTGAAATGGATAAGTGCTGCCAGAGAAAATGTGGCTTTTGGAATCGACCATCGAAACATATCAAGTGATAGATGGATGTCCCTTATCTCTAGTATATATTCAAATGTTGTAGGTTATCGAATTCCTCGAAACGCAACAATCACTGCCGTGACCATCCAAACACAAAATCTAACTACCTGTACATTTAGAATCCGAAAGAACAACTCACCGGCGAACATTATGAGTATAAATTTAGCAGCAGAATCAGGAAAATCGAATGACGATCTTGATATTGATCTATCTGAAAATGACTTCTTACAATGTTATTTAGAGAATATAACAGGAAATGTTGATTATCCTACTTTATTATTAGAATTGGCATGGAGAGAATAAATAGGAGGTATTAACTATGGCAGAAATGTGGACATTACAAATTAGAAATGACTCCACTGCCGATGTGTTTATCGAAGACCTTGGCATAAATGTTCCTGCTGGGGACACAATACCTTTTGCTGATCAATTTACATATCCAGAAATTGCAGCATCTGACGATCTTCGAACAGCAGTAGGAGGGGGTGAATTAGTTCTCTATGGTTATGATGGAGACTTATCTGCTGCAGATGGACAAGAATATCTTGAGATGGTTCATATTTATTATCTCAAAGATAACTATTATTCTAAAACTGAATTGCAAACGTCTGGTCAAGCTGAAGTTCATTGGGACAATCTTACTAATGTTCCACCATTTGGTTTCTTTACATGGACGGAACCAGTTCAAGCTAGAGTTCTTGTAATTCAAGCAACCCCTCCAGCAAATCCAGATACAGGTGATTTCTATGTAGATACTGATAATGATTACCTATATAAATGGGATGGTACTGCATGGATTGATATGAAGCACCTGACTGAGGGTGATAGAGTAATCAACCTTGATTCAACTTCTGAGAACATCTTTGAACTCACAACTGGAACATGGACTGATCTTGGTCAACCAGCAGATAATACTGCAGTCATTGTAAACTTTGATTACAATGATTTGCCAGCACTATGGGTTTATGATGACGAGATCTTGCTTGGTTGGATAAGAATAGCTGACTCTGAAATGTTTACCGGCAATACACTAGACCAAGCATATGATCAAGGTGGACCTGGAGCAGGTAGAACCATCTATGTCGACTCTGGTGCAGTTCAATTAAGTGCTTCTGGTGGTTATGCTCCTCTTGAATTAACTGATCTAGCTTCTGCTCCAACTACTGGACTTGCTGATGGTCAATTGGCAGTGATTAATGGTCTGCTCTATGAGTATGACGATGTTCGGACAAAGTGGTTGAGTGTCCAAAAAATAAGTCTTTTCTTTGGTCGAAGTGGTAATACAAAGAATCAATACCTTAGTTTCGGCGTTGGTACTCTAGCATCAAATAATTCAGGTTTCCGTATTCCACGTAACGCAACTATAGTTTCACTTTCTGGACAACTAGATGCATCTGGAACTTGTGATATGAGAATAAGAAAGAATGGTACAGCAACGAATATAGCCACACTATCAATTGCCGCTGCTCAAGGTGCCCACGATAATACAATAAACGTTGACCTGTCTGCTGGAGATTTTCTCCATTCTTATCTTGATGCTGTTGCTGGTGTTCCTGATCCAGTACTTATTGTTGAGATCGCTTGGAGAGAATAGGTGAATAATGACAACATGGAAAGATATAATTGCGATCAACGATACAACGAGCGATATATTCCTGGAGGACCTGGGAGTAACTATCCCAGCGTCCTCCCAAGTTTCGCTACATGAGCAGTTCGAGTTTTCAGAAATAGCGAATGCTGATCCATTAAAAGTTGAAGTAGCAGCAGGAAATATAATCATAAATAATGGTACCTCAAATCTTTCAATATCAGATGCTTTATACTATATAGACTATTGGGGTAAATATGAGTATAACTCTGAACAAGCATTTATTGAGGGTTATGTTTATGCGACTCAAACTTTAGTAGCGGATGATACTTATAAGGATTTAGAAATATCAAGTTTATCAGTTACACCCAAGAATGCTGAATTAAATAGTAATACAGAAGTTAAGGCATTAATAGGAGGAATCTATTCGATAAGTTATAAAGTTGCTTTCCTCTATACTGGTAATGCTGCAATTATTCAATATACTACAATCGCCTCTAAGAATGCAGTTGATATATCTAGGTCAAGAAGAAATGACTGGTCTCAATACTCTAATACTCGGGTTACTCTTGATTCAGGGAGGTTTTTGACAAGACTTAATGCAGATGATTTAGTAAAGATCAGAGCGAAGGTTAGTTGGAAATATGATAACGTAACTATTGAATATGCTAGCTTATTACTACAAAGGTTATATGAATAATGGCAGTATACTACTACAATATAACGAATAATACTAGTAATCCAATTAGGTTGCCTAGTAATCAAGTAGTAGATGCCACTTCTACAGTTAGTTTAACTTTACTTGAGTTTAGAACTTATTGTGAACAAGATGATGAATTTTTGGAGTATGTATATAATGGAGATATAAGTGTAAGTTTTGGTCCTGGATATCAATCAGTCCATATACCAATACCTTCAGATGGAATTCATGAAGTATTGAGAAATACTGATAAGATAAAAGGAATTGAAGTTGATGATTCTGGTATAAACCCTAGTTATTTCTTAACCTATAGAAGTGGTAGTGGGAAAATAGAATATCAACCCGTTGCTCAGTCATCCCTAACAACTCCTGACACAACAGCGGTTCTTTGGATTGATACTTTAAATTCTCTCATATGCTTTTGGGATGAGGCAAGAGGTAAATGGTTAGCAACAGTCAAGAACGTTTTTGCATTTGGTAAAGCTTCTCTATCAAGAAATACTTATTTGAATGTATCTGGTATTGCACCCAGTTCAGCAAATGTGGGTTATTTTGTATTTAGGTACGCAACTATAACAGGAGTATGGTGCAAAGTAGCGAGTATGACTGGCGCTTCAGATCCCTATATGGAAATAAGGACTATATTAGATGGAACGTTGTTCACTTTTGAAATACCAGACCCAGGTCTTGTATATTATAATAATGAGTTGAATATTGATATAGATAAAGGGAGGGTTCTTCAATGTTGGGTTAGAGATAGGTTTGTAGACCCTGTTGTTCAAGTTGAAATGTCGTGGAGATGTGGAATATGAGGAAATTCTTAAAAAATCCGGGAGCATCTGATTTCTTGATAGATGATATGGGTCAAGCGCTTCCTCCTGGAGATGAACTTGAGATTCTTCAACACCAACTTCATGCATATTTAAATAGTGAAGATTTAATACAAGCAATTAGAAATGGAGATATATTAGCTGGAGATGGTTGGACATACTATACAAACCCAGTAGAGGGTGAGTTATATTTTAGAACTAGATTCGATGATGATACTTATATTGTAGATGGCACATCAGTTACACAAATTACTCCTGCAGTTGTTCAAGATCAAACAACTGGAAAAAAGGGTACAACTCTTTATATGAATCTCATAGGCATTATGAGGGAATTATATAATGCCCCTGAGAATCCTATATACGATCCTGACTTTCAGAAGTTTATTGGTCCTGGTGGAAGAGAAGTTGAGCATCTAGCACGAACTCTGAACCTTGAAGAAATACATGATAAAACTGGGTTTCATTGGATAGAATTACATAAAGGTGGTTATTATAAACCATTTGATCTATTAACGTATTATGGATGGTTGAATTCCTTTAACTATTCGGATAATAGCTGGAATAACGAAAGTGTTGCAAAAGATATGGCCAGATATAATTTGATTATATTTGGTGACGGTATACAAGATCCTGGTCATGGAGATTATTCAAATACTGAGATTATAATACCAAGGGTAAAAGCATTAAATCCGTGCGCTCTTATCTTTGGATATGTAACTGCAAATCAATCTCAAGCAAATTTTGAAACCAAAGTTGATCAATGGAATGATCTTGAGGTACATGGGATCTTCATGGATGAGTGTGGTTATGATTATGGAATAGATCGTTCCGAATTTAATACTTTAGTTGACTACATTCATTCACAGACTAGTGCAAATTTAGTTATGACAAATGCTTGGACCACGGATCATATTATTGGTACGGCTAATGATCCTTCATATCCAAATTCAACTTATAATCCAGGTTTGGTTGAATCTCATCTAACAGCAGATGATTGGATACACCTTGAAAGTTTTCCAATCAATACAACTGAATATTCAGGAAATAACGGTTATGAATCTAGAACTGAATGGGCGAGTAGAGGTGTAAAAGCAATAGGACATAGAGATACATACGGTATTAATTTAGTTGCAGGTGGAATAATTAATAACGATAATTCGAATGGACAAGACTTATTTGATTTTGGTTTTATCTCTGCCTGTATGTTTGCTTTAGATGGATATGGAACTTCAGATACAGGTTATGGAGCAAGTTCAGCAACTGTTGAATTCTGGAATCGACCAGATGTCAAAGGAGCTGGAAGAGTATGGGCCCCTGCTCCATCTGTTCAGAATGATATTAGTGATAACCAGATCTACTGGAGATATACCGATTTTGCTAAATTTATGTTAGATTTCTCTAGTGGAGCAGAAGATAGTTCAATAACTATTTTTGGTCAAGTGACTGCTACAGCACCTCCTGGTAGCGGTCCAACTATGAAAACAGGAACAACTACAACTAATAATCAAGGAGATGGATCGGTTACCTTTAATACCGCATTTCCGGATATGAATTATTCTATTGTGATGTCTGCACAATATCCAAACGATGTTGCTGTTTGTATGTGGCAAAATAAGACAGCTGGTGGTTTTGATATAAGAACTGAGAATGATCAAGGGAATAATGAACCAAATGTTACTGTCGACTGGGCTGCTACTGCTCATTATGATCCTTAATTCTACCGGAGGATAATATGCCAAAAAAACCAAAACCGACAGAACCACCACCACAAACAACTACTAGCACGACGACATCAACTGTAACAACTAGTACTTTGACAACTACTATACACGCTGATTTATTTACAACCACAACTTACTTTTTTGAGGAGGAAGAAGATATGTACTTTCGACCGAAAAACCTTTTGATTTATTATGGTTGGTTGAATGCTTTTAATTCTGCCCAGAATAGTTGGGATAATGAGAAGGTTGCTAAAGACCTTGCTAAATATAATTTGATTGTATTTGGAGATGGAGTACAAGATCCAGGTCATGGTGATTTTGCCAATACACAAGTAATCATTCCTCGAGTGAAAGAATTGAATGCTGATGCCCTCATCTTTGGTTATGTAACTGTAAATCAGGATTATTCTGTTTTTACTACAAAAGCAAGTCAATGGAATAGTCTTGCTGTCCATGGAATCTTTATGGACGAAGCAGGATATGACTATGGGAAAAATAGACAAGAGTTTAATCAAAGAGTAGATTTTGTTCATAATCAATCAGAAGCGAATGTTTGTTTTGCAAATGCATGGAATATTGATCATGTCCTTGGAACTGATGAAGATGCTTCTTATCCAAACTCAACTTATAATCCAGGTTTAGTCGAATCTAACCTAGATGAGAATGACTGGTACTTGATGGAGAGTTTTCCAATCAATACAGATGCATATACGGGTGGTTATGAACCACGAGCAGATTGGAAAGTTAGAGGCGAGAAAGCAGTTGATAAGAGAAATCAGTGCCTTATAAACCTAGCTGCTTGTGGAATTATAAATGATGATAATGTTAACGGTCAAGTAATGTTTGAGTTTGGTTTTACTTCTGCCTGTATGTTTGCTCTTGAGGCATTTGGAACTTCAGATTCATTTTATGGAGCGAGTTCTGCAAAATCTCAGTTCTGGGCAAGACCACCTACCCTTGGTATAGGAATAATCTCAAAATATGACATAACAATTGCAGATGATACTGGAGATGTCTATTGGAGATATGTCGAATTTGGAAAGTTTATGCTTGACTTTACAAGTGGAGCCGAATCAAGTAGCATAACAAAATGGTAGAGTGTGGATCAAGGGGAATAATAAATGCAGATTGGTCGTGTGGGAGATGTTATTCATGAAGATTTCACGGTTACTGATACTGCTGGTAATCGAATCCCCGGAATTGATTCCACTGCGTTTACATATCATATATTCGATGATACGGGGGCCGAAGTAAGTGCAACGGTCCCTGTATCTTTTACGGAATTAGGGTTTGGAAATTATAGATCTAGCTTTATCCCAAACGCAACTGGTGATTGGTATCTTATTGCTTATCATGATACCTATTTCCCTTGGGGTAAAGCGGATACTATTCAAGTGTTTGAGAATACATTTGATACTTTGGTACCTTTGCTTCAGAGGATTCTTGGCCTTGTTCAGGAAAACTTTTATATTGATCAGACGACATTCAACGAATTTGGATGTATGATAACTGGCCGAATTAGAATCTATGACGATGCTGGAGATGTTGGAACTGATATTGGGGTAATTGAGACATATTGTATTACAGCAACTTATGATGCCGAGGGAAGACTGGAAACATATGAGGTTGTAACTTGTGGAAATCCCGGAAATCCAGGAAACCCTCATGGAATGCCGGTTCCACCAACTATAACTACAGTAACAACTACTACTGCTCCACCAGTAACTACAAGCACGTCAACTACAACAAGTACAACGACTACAACCACAACAACCTCAACAGCAACTACAACGAGTCCAGACTGGAGACTTTCAAAATCAATTCTTTTAAGTTCAGGAACTATTAATTCTGGAACAATTGTTAATACCTATACTGAAAATAATACATACCTTATATTAAACGAGATAGCCGGAAATCCTGGATTTGATTTTAGATTTGATTTTAATGATGTACCAACATCTAATATTGATATTTGTCTTGCTGGTTACTATCAAGGAAACCCAGCACATAATGTTAAAATTAGAGCATGGAACTTTAATACTTCTGTCTTTGACGACTTAACTGCTGCTACCACTGATTTTCCAAGTATAGTGGTGAAGAGTAGCTATAAATTTACAATTCAAAATGCTAATTATGTAAGTGGAGTTGGGCAAGCAATTATACAGATTATTCATACATCGAATGGGTCAGCGGGTCACTTGTTCCATATTGATCATCTCTATTTGTGTGACCCATAAGTTGAGGGAACAAATATATGAATGCTACTAGTGTTGCTACAAAGGGGATAATTTGTTGTCCCTGTCCTGGTCTTATTCCCCCAGTAGGCGGCGCGGAAGTTTTGCGTATTGAAGAAGAAGAGATTAAAAGACCTTTGGTCATGGTTAAGAAAGTTGAATTAGAAGAAACTAAAGAAAGGGAAGACCTTACAGTAATTGAAGTGACCAAAGTAAAGTTTGATAATAATAATGATTAATTAGAGAGGATATTGCTATGGCACTTAAATTAAAAGTCAATGAGAAAAGAACCCTTCAATTTGAAGTTCAAATTGGCGGCATTGATTATAAGGAACTGGTCGGGACACTTCGAGTTGTAGTAGATGATATTGAATATGGATTTCCGGCCGAAGTGCGTAGTGAATCTATCTCTGTTGACTTGCCAGCATTAAATAGAGTCGTCAAGAGATCTCTAAAAGACGATGAACTGCTAATGACTAAATTAGAGATCATAGGAAATGGTTTTTATATGGATCCTTGGAGAAGTGAATTTAGGGTAGTGAACCCTGTAAAAATAGAAGCAAAGGTTATTACCGAAGAAGATGAAGAAATCAAGAAAGAGAAAAAAGAGGTTAGTGTTAAATTAATAGAAGATGAAACTGTTATCCCTAAGAAGGGAGATAAGAGAAAGATTATAATTGACGACGATGAAGATGAAGCAAGTAAGATGGTTGAGCAAAGACTAAAAAGAATGCAAAATGCTGTTGATCGCTTTCTGACTGAAGGATTTCCTTCACCAAAAAAGAGACCTGTGAAAAAGAAGAGGACTTTAAAGAAAGAAGCCAAAACGCATATTCGGCCGGATCAAATTACTGAACAAGAAGTTTATAATTTAATGGAAGAAAAGGGTATGAAGAATTCTAAAGCACAGGAGGCTCTACTTGAGAGAGCAAAAGCAATGTGTCTCAGAGAAGATATGACATCTGAACCAGATCCCTCAGATGTCTATGAGGTTATAGAGAAGATGCTCTCTCCGAGGGATATAATAGATGGATAAATTCACGTTCTATGACTTTCTGCACGTGATTATTGCAGCGATTGCTACAGGTAGTATTGCATTACTGATATGGTTGGTTCAAGACTATTTCAAATTTAAATTTAATTATGCAAAAGAATCTCTTACAATAGAAAGGTGGGAAGAACTTTGTAAGCAGTATAGAATTACTTGTGATGCAAGAATTTGTAGAAAGTTAGAAAATTTAGTCAAGACAATGGATGGGTGTTCAATTACTTTATCTGACCTCACTCGAGAAGTGTCTATAGTTCAAACTAAAATGGAACCACAAGCAGAGAAAATAAAGGAGATAGATGCTTTAAAAGTAAATTTAGTCCGCTTAGAAACTGAATTTGAGAGATATAAGCGTGAGGTTAATAATGCTAAGAAAAATATTAGAGGTGCTGAAACCTAGTAAACAGAAAACTATTTTTAGCGGAGGGAAATCTCTCATAGGAGAAATTCTAGTAATGAGAGACAAGTGTACGAATGAGCAAGTTTTGGAAGCATTGGAGCAACAGAGAATAGAAGGTGCAGGAAGGAGAATAGGAAATTTGTTGTTACTAACTTGTAACCTTAGTCAAGATGATATTAGAGAGGCCCTTGAGATTCAGTCATATCTCCGAGAAGAAGTTTGTGCAAATAAATCTATGAAGAAACTTGAAGAGGCCACAAAGAACTTCATAATGCAGAAAGAGATTTTTCTAGAATCTCTACAAAATGTTCATAATACTCTCGATGAAGCAAATGGTACATTGGACAATATATAAGTGATTTTATTGTTCAAACAGAACATATTATAAATTAAGATAGGAGTACAGATAATGAAACTTGACAAGTATCTAAATCAGCTCAATGAGCAAAAGGTAAAGATTCCGGTTGAGCACCCTGGTATTCTTGAAGTTCCTGAGGGAAAGAATGTTGAAGATCTTCCAATGTCCCATTTTCAGGATCTAATTAAGAAAAAAGGATGGGTAGAAATTTCAAAAGCTCTTATTAACTTGAAAGTCTGGAATCGTGAAAGAGATAAACCCCTTTCTAGCTGGGCTGATGGCATGCAAGAGAAACTTGCAAAGTGGGTTGAGAGTCAGAGAGAAAAGGGAGAGATGAAAGAAGATGTTAAGCTTTCAACCTTCTCATATGTTAACTTGCTTAAAGAGCAAGCTAAGAGACAATTAAAACGTCCTCGCTAACGGAATCAGATATGAATCCGATAGTCGAAAGGTATTTGAAAATAATACAAAGATTGCCCTCCACATACAATCGCTTGAAGGAGATTGAGAAGGATGTAAGTGGTAGGATAGTTAGAAGTTTGACTAATCCTCAATTAATTGAGTTACATAGAAAATGTCATATGCTTTATGGAGCATGGACAAAGAAGGGAAATGTGAAGAGAGAAGCATTTGAATTTCTTTTCAATGTACATGAAAAAATAGTAGAAGAAATGCTTCGTCGAAAAATAAATCACAATACTCCGCTGGAGATTTAAAAATGAATACACGCGGAGGCCGGGTGGCCGGGATGGACCTTCCAAGTCCAGAAGGGGTTCGACTCCTCTCCCCCGCTCCAAAAAATCTCTCCACTATGCTACAAAAATCCCTCCGATCTCAGCATAGTGGTTGGTGCGAGTCCAGCCCATGCCGTCTGCGAATCTGCGGCCCTAGACACAGTTCGCACCAGAAAATCCTGACTGTGACTAGCCGACTCCGAGGGAAGATGTGGTTTGAGGAGCCCACCCCTTTTTAACAAGATTCGCATCTCCTCGATGCTATTGCCGCTGCCTTTACCTCTGATCTGCCGGGGGTTTGTGTGGTGTTTTGAGTCATGTCAATTCGTGTCTGCGGCCCTGCACGTGGTAGAGTTCGGTCCACACTAGAAAAAGGCCGCTGAACTCGTCCTCCTTTGGGATAGATGTGGCTGAGGGGGTCCACTCCTTTTTTAAAAGGGTCGCAACCCCCTCAATTTTTTTCGTTTATAGAAGGAGTGAATGATGAATAAAATTGATGAGTTGAAAAAATGGTTCGAAGAAATTGCTAGATACTGTCGAGTTGATAGGTTTCTAGAAGTCGTTGAAGATGAGGGAGAAGGAGATGGGAAAGGTTATGAGCATCGACTACGAGTTAGGTTATATACAAATGATCATAAATATGCCATAGTTGCTCATGACCGCAGTAAGGACAAAGGTTACCTTGGTTGTGTAGTATCCACAAGAAAACCAAGAGCTGGAGAAGACTGGACTCGTGGTAACGATTTAGCGGATGGCCCTTTTGAGAAGGAGACGTGGGAAAGAATTAAGAATGATATTATTGCTTATGAATTGGTTCCTATTACACTAAAAGTTGAAGCTAAGGCAGATATTCCAGTAGAGGGGCCTTCAATTGAACCAGGAAATGAGGTTCAGGATGTTGGATGCTGAAACGTGGGTAAAATTCTGTGAGAAACTTTTTCCAGGATATAGGAATCTTACGAAAGAGGAAGCAGAGACCCACCATAACTTTCTATACAATTTCTTTGAGGAACAGAAAGATCCTGATCCAGAAATTCAGGAGGTTATCAATAATCATTTTTGGGAATTATTTGAGGATTAACAAATGAAAATTGTAAGGTGTTTATTTCGACATAGGTTTGTTAGCCTCAATATGTGTGAGAGAGAAATAGCAACCTGTAGATACCGTGGATCAAGAGTATGGGGAACTATATATGAGTTGTCTGGGCAATTGTCAAAGAATCCTAGTGAAGTAGATGTTATCAAACCAATGAAATGTAGAAACTTTATAAAACTAGAGGGTTATAAGAGGAATAGAAATGACAGGAACTATGATCTTAGGCACGTGCGCAAAATGTGATGACCATGAAGTAAGGAGCGATCGGAGTTATTGTAAAAAAGAAAGTTGTTACTCTGAGATCTCGAAGTGTATTACAGTTGAGGCATTGAGGTTATTTTTAAAACAAGACAGAATTCTATCGGTACATATAATCAATGAAATCAAAAAAGGCAAAAAATATATACCAAAACAAGGCATTGCTCAAGTCGATTAGAAAAGGTCGGAGGCAAATGCGAAATGGCGAAAAGTGGAGAACTCACAAACAAGTCTTTGGCAAAAAGAATTGATAAATTTATAGATAACCGAATTTTAGTTGTTGGTGATATAATAGTAGATGAATTTATATGGGGTCATGTCAAAAGAGTTTCCCCCGAAGCTCCAGTCCCAATAGTTAATGTTGAAAGGCGATCCATGATGCTCGGAGGCGCCGGAAACGTAGTACATAACATTATTTCTTTGGGGGGAAATGCTACAATCTGTGGAGTAATCGGGAGTGATTCTACAGGATGGAAGTTACGAGAAATGCTTATAAGCATAAGCAGCCCTACCGACTATATTATAATAGATGAAGGAAGACCAACTACTGTAAAAACTAGAGTAGTAGCTCACTCTCAGCAAGTTGTTCGAGTCGACCTGGAAGATACAAAACCTATTAGCTCAGAATATACCAAGAAAATTCTAGATGCAATTACTGACCAATTACCAATACTACACGCTATTATAATTGCTGATTATGGAAAGGGTGTTGTTACTCAAGAGCTTATGGACGGAATTCGCTCAATTATACCTAATGATCTTATTTTAGCAGTAGATCCTAAGGTACAGAATATAGAATTATATAAAGGGGCCACACTAATTACTCCTAATTCTTATGAAGCTAAACTTATGGCAAATACAGATACTATAGATGAAGCTGGTCGATTACTACTCGATAAACTTAATTGTAAGACAGTATTAATAACACGTGGGGAAAAGGGAATGACCCTTTTTGAAGATAATCAAATTATCCAAATACCTACAATAGCAAGAAAGGTTTTTGATGTATCTGGAGCGGGTGATACTGTAATTAGTACCTTTACTCTATCGTTAGTCTCTGGACTAAACTCAAAGCAGGCAGCAATACTTGCAAATGCTGCAGCCGGTTTGGTGGTTGCAGAGGTTGGTACTGCTGCTATATCAGCAACTAGATTAAAACAATTTTTATTGGAGTAAGAGATGGATTATTATGAGACAATAATTGAAAAAGGATTAGAGAATGCTGAACGATCAAGAAAAGAGAAGTCCGAAGATGGTGATAATGTGCGGACTACCGAAGAGCGGGAAATCGACAATAGTGGACCGAGAATTGCGGGAGTACCAAGTCATTTGTGGTGATGATATTAGACTTGCACTTGGAGTTGAATTTGATCCAAGACTAGAAGAATTTGTGTGGGGTACATTTAATACAATGGTAAGAGCTAGTCTAATTAGAGGATTAGATGTAGTTCTTGATGGAACACATACAACAAGATTTAGAAGAGAAAGAGTTATTAATTTAGGGAAAGAATATGGAGCAGATATAACAATCATCCATGTAAAAACTCCATATGAAACTTGTATCAAAAGAGCAATCGAATCAGACTTTCCACTAGCTGTCATGGAAAGGATGCGAGCTAATCTAGAGCTTGAACCTCCATCGGAAGAAGAAGGTGTAGAAGTAGTTGAGAAGAGTGTTGAAATTATTCACGGAGCTGTTGTAATAACTGGATACAATTAATTAATTAGAGGATTATAATGGTATATTGGATTACAGGTAGATCTGGGGCTGGTAAAACAACTTTAGCAAAGCGTATTGCAAAACAAACAAATGGAATTATTTTAGATGGAGATAAAATAAGGGAATATTTTCCCTCTGATTTTACAGACGAGGGAAGAGAAAACAATATAATGCTTATAGCAAAATTTGCTACGTTATTAGAGGAACAGGGGTTTACAGTTGTAGTCGCTTGTGTTAGCCCAAAAAGAGAATGGAGGAGGAAGGCACAATCATTACTTAACGAATGTCTTGAAATTTGCCTTCCCTTTGGAGAATTATGGGAAGGAACTGACTATGAAGAACCAGAATATTAAAGTAGTAATTGCACCGTGGGGTGGTCATGCGACATCCCATATCCGTAGATTCATGGATGCGTATATGCGACCTGATGTGGTTCTTGGTGCTAATGGTGACATATGTCATATGCCAAAACCGACCATGCAAAAAGCATGGAAACATCGTACAGGAACCGATCTTGATATGAGTATCACTCTTAATGACAATTTAGTAAGATTTATTCATAACTCAAAAAAGCCAATTTTATTGAGTGGCGGAGTTTCCAAATTTAGTCCGTTTCTAACAATAAACTCAGTTAAAGCAATGTGTATTGTACGCAACCCTGTATATGCTTATTGTTCAATGTATAGTCGAAGGCATCCAGAAAAAGCTGAACCTTTTGGGGGAATAGATACAAAAGAATTAGCTATTTGGTATACAACTAGATGGAATAATATCGTGTATGACTTTCTTGAATCAGGAAATCCTATTATCAGGTTTGAGCATTGGACTGATGATATGAAGCGCCAAGACGTTGGCCAATTTAGAAAACTAATAAATTCTATAGATCATAGGAGAGCATCTACTAAAAAACCAATAAGTAAAGAAATAGAAGATTTAGTTATTAAAAGAACCAGAGAATTATATGGAGAAATTAATAAATTTCATAAGCGCCTAAGAGGGAGATAATATTGGGAGTAAAGATATTAGTAGTTGGTTTTCCAAGGAGTGGAACTACCCTTACATACAGAGTTTGTAAGAAACATCCCCAAGTGGCGGGCATGTTTAATGAAGAACATATTCTAAGAAGTAGATCTTTACCGGGATTTCGATTTGTGAATAAGCAGTATTTATATAATAGGTACCCGAAATTCAAACTTAATTATGGAGAAAAACTAATTTATGAGAAAGGAGTTTTGGGTAAAAGGCATATATCAAATGTTACTGTAGTTGACTATTGTAAACAGTGGAATAAAACATTTGGAAAAGATTCAAGAATAATTCAAATAGTGAGACACCCCTTTGATTCTTGGAATTCAATTATAAGGTTTAAATATAGGAGTCGAAGAATAGAGAAAGAAATACCAAGAATGTTTGATCAGTATCTTAAATGTATACCTAATTATACACAAGAAATTTCAGAATTGAAGACATGCTTAACTATCAAGTACGAGAATTTAGTTTTAAATTTTAAAGAGATCACTGCAAATATATATAAGCACTGTAATCTAGATCCCTTTAATTATAGCGAAGTTGTAAGGACAGGAAGAGCCTTTAACTACAAGAGAAATGGTTTTGGACTAAAGGTTGATTCAAGACTTAATAAAGTTATTGATGTATTCAATAGATTCGATGGACCAAAATATGAGTTAGGAGATTCATCTTGAAATTTCCAGACTTTATAATAGCAGGTTTTATGAAATGTGGAACAACACAACTATTTCTAAATTTAAATAAACACCCTGACGTAACAATGTGCAAACCAGCAGGGCCAATAAGACCAGGAGTCAGTGGTGGTACAGAAATGAGATTCTGGGGTTTAAATAATTGGAAGAGAGGAGTCGACTGGTATAAAAGTAGATTTCAGGGTGATATTTGTGGTGAGAAAAGTCCAGATTATGCAGGTTATAAAAAGTGTATGAGACTTATGTCTCAACATTCTCCAGACACTAAGCTATTAATAGGTATTAGAAACCCAATTGATCGAGCATATTCACATTATCAGATGAATCTCCAGCAGAGAAAATTAAGTTGGCCATTTAGTCTTGATAATTGTAAAAGTCAACCTAGGGGAAAACTCTATTTACAGTTGGGTATGTATCATAAGCTACTTACAAATAATGTTCTATTATTTTTCCCAAGAGAACAGATTTATATATACATTTGTGAGAGGATGAAAGTTAATTTAACTGAGGAGATGAAAAAGATATATAATTTTATTGGAGCTAAACTAATTGAATTGCCAACTGAGAGAATACCTACGTCTAAGAGGTATAATAAAAAGACAGATGATATGTACGAGGATAGTCAGGAAAAAGTATATAAAGTTTGGTCAAGAAAATATGAACCTATAAAGAAAAAGGATAAAAGAGAGTTTAATGATTTTTATAAAGAACATAATGAAAAGTTATTTGACCTTCTAGGATACAGAATAGAGGAATGGGAGAATTAATATGGAAACAATGGCTAAAATTATGACCTTTATAAAAGATTTTGGGATTGTCATACTAGCAGTCATCATAGGTATTATATTCTTCAGCATGAGAACTGAAACGTCAGAAATGTTAAGAAATCAATTCGAATATAATATGAGGCAACAGGAGAATATATATAAGCTAGTTGACAGTCTACAAAATTTGGCTAAAGCACAGCAAGATTTTGTGACCAAATTCGAACAAAGAAAAGAAGTGGTACAAGAAATAAAAGTTGACTTAGGTAGATCAATACGAACGCTTAACAGAAGTGTTAAGGAGCTAAAAAATGTTCAAGATCCTAAAGAATCCTATACTCTTCTTGCTAATTCTTGGAGTTGGAGTCCTAACTAGTTGTGCAGGAGCACAAAAATTCGAACCTCCTGATGAATTTAAACCAATTGAAGTAGAGGAAAGATTTACTAAACCATTTAAACTTAGAATAGACAAATTAGCTGAAATTTTGGAGAAGGTTCACAAGATGGATAAACCTGTTCCAATCTATCTTGTGAGAAAGGGGAATACTAGTGACTTTGATTGGGAAGGGGAAATTCCCGATGATGCTCAGATAATCGGTTACCTTGTGAAAGAGCATAATAAGATAGTTGCTAAAATAGAGCAAGGTAAGATGATGACTGAGATTGCTGACCTTCTTGTACAAAGAGTTCAAGTTGAAGTAGAACTTTATAACTCAATGCTAGAACTAGTCAAACTCCAAGATGTTACCGTTCAACGATATAGAACTTTATGGATAAATGCAGAGAATAGAGTCTTACAATTGGAGTATGAATTGAAGCAACAAAGAATAGAACATAAGGTTACACTTGGAGTTGTGGGAACTGTAGCGGTGGCAATAGCAGTAATATTAGCGTTATAGGAGAATATAGTGAGTTATAATTTTATCTTTATTGTTGGTTGCTCTGGTTCAGGCACAACTATGATGCTTAGAATTATGAGTACTCCCGGCAATGTATTAACTCTTGGAGGAAATTACAAACCAATAAAAGACCCTTTAATTAATGAGTTTAACGAGTTAACAAAACTAATGTGGGATCGTTTTGGTGATATAAAGCAGTATAAAGGAGCAAAGAAGCAGATAATTCCAACTTTAGATATGTTACTCAAAAAATATAATAGAAAACAATTTCTATTATATAAGAGGTCTGCTCCTTTTGGAAAGGGAGATCGTTATACGCCAGACTTAAAGGATATGATTGAATTATTTGACAATTTGAAAATAGTTATAATGACTAGAGATCCTATGATGTCTACATTATCATCTTTCCGAAGAAATTTTGGGACTAACCTTAGAAATACAGCCATTATCTGTAATGAGCAACTAACACTTTTAAATAATCAAGTATCAAATCTTGATCCGAAAATATATAGGGTTATACGATATGAAGATTATTGTTCAACTCCAAAGAAGCAAGGAATAGAAATAGCCAAGTTCACTGGATTACCTCAAGGTTGTATACTTACAGGAAATGTTAGACATAATGTTAAATTAGATACAGGTAATAGTGTGAATTTAACAGATGAGCAAAGAGATTGGATAACCGAATTCTTTTCAAATAAAGAAGAAAGGTGGCCACTACTTATGAGGAGTATATAATGGCTCTAAAATTCCTATGGAGTGTAAGTAATCAGTCATCGAAGACAGCTTTCTTTGCTACTATTCTTACCGGAATGATTGTTGGAATGTTCCCCTTTGTTTGGTGGTTTCAAAAGCCTTACCCTGCAATGACCCCTGAACTCCTAGCAATTCTATGGGGAACATATATTGGTTCAAACAAAGTTGAGAGATGGGTTGGAGCTGCGAGAAAAGATAAACCTCCAGTACCCACAACTCCCCCACCAGGAGCAGACCAAGTTCCTAAACCATAGAGAAACACTTCCTTTAATTATTTTTAATGCTTTGTTGGTTATTATTCCTATATTCCGGAACAAATATAAAATAAACTGGTAAAATAAGTTTAGGAGAAGATTATGAAATTACTCAATGAATACTTAACTTATCTACAAGAAGCCGGTTTTAAAGCATACCCGAGAGGATGGACAAGGGACAGTGTTAGAAGATTTGGACTAACTCTATCAAAGAGAGTTAAGGGCGGACCCAAATCTCCTGGATTTTTCAAACTGTGTGTCGAAAAGATGAAAGGGAAGGTTAGCGATCCTAACGCGTTTTGTGCAGCTGTTAAAGACGAAGTTCATGCATCAACCTATTGGAGAGGTAAAGGAAAATCTCCGTCACAAGTCCAGAAATCAATCAAATCACATCCGAAAGTTCCGGAGAAACCGAAGGGAAAGTAAAAAATGAAGTTTAATTTGTCTACCTATGAACCCATCATCTATACCATTGTAGGAATCATAATCGGCAGGCACCTAGACTCAATGTTGAAGCGTTTAGTAGACATATTTAGTGGAGGTTCTAGTGAACAAATTAGGTCCCCCGATAGAAAAGATAGATGTTGAGTGTAAATGTCCAATATGTGGAGAAAATCATTTTGCTAGAATGGAGTGGACAGGTCGTGGTACTCCTATAAAGTACTGCACAACTTGTAAGAAGTCTATAGCAAGCATAGATTACTTACAACTCATAGTAAATAAAGAAGCTATTAGAAAGTCTGCTTTGAGACCACCTTATGAATAAAGAAGTTAGTAAAATAATATGTGAGCATTGTATAGTTAAAGCGGTTTGCGATGATCCTTGTGTTCTATATTCTGAAGTATTTAACCCTCTATATAAGGAAATGAAAATAATAGAGAAGAAGATAGGAAGGCGGCTACATCCAAGTGAGGTATGGCAATTAGCGGTTAATAGTGCAAAGAGGATGAAAGAGGATGAGCGAAACAAAGTTTAAATTTCCAACTATGAAACTATGGATTGTGGGAAGGTTAAATCTTGATAAAGGAATTAAAGATTATCCGTTTGTGTGGGAAATCATGGGCGTGTTCTCAGATGAAAATCTAGCTAGACAAGCATGTACAAAACCAGTAGATTTCGTTGGACCCATAAACATGAATGAAAAACTTCCTGAAGAAACTCAGGAGTGGCCCAGTTTATATTATCCCTTAGATCCTCTAGCTACGGAGTAGGGAATGAGTCTAAAAGATAAGATAGATGAATGGATTGGTAAGAAGTGGAGGAAAAGACTTGATCAATTATTTCATTTAGCTTGGGCGCTTATTGCATTATACCCTGTTGCTAGTGATCCCAACTGGTACATGGGCGGAATAAGTGGTTTCTTATTGGGACTACCAAGAGAGACAGTTGATCAATGGCCCGTAAATAATTGGGAAGATACGGCCTTAGATCTTTTATTTTTCACAATTGGTGGTATTATTGTTGGGACATATGTACAAGTGAAGATACGTTAATAGCGTATCAGTCGAAACGTATAGAAATATCCGTGAATAATGAAGGAGGAAAAAATGACTGAATGGTGTATGGATTGTGGTAGAGCACATATAGGTCCCTGTAGGTCTATATTTGGAGGTGTGGTTCCAGATTTCATCATACAAGAAAGAAGAAGGAAGAGAGCAAAAAAGTATTCTTCAACAGAAGTTGTCTTAATTAGTGATGAAAATTCAAAGAGTAATAAAGTACATATACAAAGGAAATGGAATCAAACTCGTTGTGGTATTAAACTATCTTCTGCTCGTCAGGTGTGGTCTGGAGATGAGATAGCCTTTGAGAATCTAAAAGAAGAGTATAATGTTTGTGGAAGATGTGCAAGTGCATTGAAGAGGAAAATTGCGAGAGATAAGAGATGAAAGAACATATGCGTATGTACCATGAGAATAAGAAAGCTATTAAAGATATAGTATGTAAAGAGTGTATAGTCAAAGCAACTTGTGAGGATTATTGTGAGAATATGGATTATCTAATTATCATGTGTGCGGATGTTAGACACCATACAAATCCCTCTAAAAGAAAAGCTGAGTTGATAACAATCGCAAAAAGCATAAGTGAGTAGGGAGGAAATTATAATGGGTAATTTCATATTTGGTGCATTGGTGGGTTTAGTGATAGGTTGGAATTTTCTCAAACAACCAGTATGGGCAAAAGAATTAGTTGATAAACTTATTGCCTGGATTAAGTCATTGTTTAACAAAGATGCCAAAGGTTAAGCAAAAATATCCTAAACCATTTGAGAGATATTATAGAGAGCTTCCTTGGTGGGGTAAGATATTTCATTGGATCAAAGTTGTATTAGCTCTAGTTGCTATAGTTGTAATGTTTCTTGGATTTGCCTACCTTATATTAATAATCTTTGGTCTATATGGTTTTATATTGAAAGTAAGGGATTTCATTCTACTTGATATAATGCATTGGATATTTGGGTGAAGAAATGAGGCTGAAAGAAGGCGAACATTTGTGTAGCAAATGTGATGGTCTTGGACTTGTTGTGTTGGTTAGAGATAGCCAACCAAAAACGACTATCTGTGACCGCTGTGATGGTAGAGGCAAGTATGACTGGATTGAACGTGCAACTGGTCAAGTAGGTGAGAATCGTCCTTATACAAAAGAAGCAGAGAATTGGTTTCTTAGAGATATGATGGAATTCATAAGAGAAAAAGATGAATAGAGAAAGAATCCTTGCAATCGGAGGTCATGTAATAAAAACTGCCAAATTAGATTTGGGGGAAGTTATCAAACGCGGAAATGTCGAGATGTTGATTCATAATGGTGGTTCAATATTTCATGACTTTCAATTATCAACTGATTTTGAACTTAATATTATTGGAAAACATTCTTATGACTTAGATAAACTAATTGTGGATCCAGGTATTAATCGAGTTGCTAGTTCAGTTGTATGGAATTGGATCAAAGATAAAGAAGAGTCACCAAATGGTTCTATAACAAAACTATGTGAAGACTTAGGAATACCAGTGCTTCTATTTACTGCACCAGGTTGTGATTTTTGGCATTTGTTTGAGGGTGAGGAATATTGGATTGAACTTGCTAAAAGGATGTATAGAGATTTTGGAGATCTCAGACTTAGACTAAAATTTCCTTTTCATTATGTTTGTATGGGATCTGCTGTTATCCATCCAGAGGTTTTTACTAAAGCAATATCTGGTATCAGAAAACCGGAATTTAGAGCTGATGTTGTTGATTTCCTTGATATGTATAGACCTAGGACTAGAGTGGCAAAGTATGGTAAATATTATAAAATGGAACATAAGGAGTATTTACAAAGATGGATCATGGGAAAGTTGTAGATTACGGTGGTAGATATGGATCAAGCTGAAAGACTGGCGAATTTAATTTTAACTTCATGTCGAGGGTGTCTAGTGTATACTGTATGTAGTATGCCCTGCGTAGATCTCTATAAAATGCTACGGCAGCATGGAGTTTCAATACCCCCAAATCTTCCAAACCCCGTAGGGTTAGGGCACACTGTTCATCGAATTGTCAAGGAGTGGAGAGAGAATGGTCGAGAAAGGTTGGGAATGGAAACCAGGGTGGGGTAGACATACCCTAGCTGCTATAACAAGAGTAGTATGTGATGAGTGTTTAGTTAAATCAGTTTGTATGCGTGTGTGTCGCAACTATCATTTAATTCACGGTGTAATACTAAAATGGTATCAGAAGTACGAATATAATAGTTCAGAAGATGACTTCATGACAGAACTTAGAGACATAACACAACAATTCATGCAATAAAAAAAGTTGGGAGACCTTCATCTCTCAACACTTGACTACACAAGTTAGTTAGTAATATATATAGTTAACAAGGCAAAAAAAGGAGTCGTGATGACCTCCTTTTTTTGTTTTACTCACTGCTCGTGAGTTCGTCGATAATGACTTCTATTAGCCTGATCATCTTATGTTTAAGACGATCGTCTAGAGTCATACGCGCTTCGTAGCGGTATTGACTCAAGTCATTAGCGGCACGGTCATCATAGTCTTCTGACATATGATCACCTCCTTTCCCCTTAGATCACAATGGGGCTACTCACGAGCAAAACGGAGTACTGGCGTGGAGGGTTTAAACTTCCGGAACCCTCCGTGTAGACCAGGACAACATCAACCTGATCTACCGCCAAATACATTCTCCACAAAATAACATATATAGTAAAGGTTTTTTAAAATGAATGACTGGTGCCAATTCGAGAACATATGGGTAGATGATAATACTCGAAAATACAGGTGCCCGGAGTGCAACAAACGTCTCACCCCAATGGAGATTAACGACAGGTTTACAGGTGAGTTCATAGGTTTTAAATTACCCCCACATAAGACGAAAGGTTACAAGATCAAACGTCTCAAATCTAGGTCCTCGAAGAGAAGGTCTAAATAACAGATAATCTTAGAGAGGAGGAAACTAATGCCAAAAGACAATAAGAAAAGTAAATTACTATCTCATCTAGTGGTTATCATCATAGCATTAATTATAGGTTTCTTCATTGGCCGTTCATTCACTTGTCCACCCCAAAAAGACTGCCCCGAACTAAGTAGAAGCGATTGGATACATGAACATGACTTAAGAACCGTACTAGACAACAGGAATAGTAATGGATAAAAAGTTAGAGTCCGCCGGCCCCCTATGGGTTTCCCTCGGAGAATATAAATCAGGTGGAGACATAAGACTAAAGATGATAGGTCTAGACTATATGTTTGAGTGTGGTCTGTCAGCAAAAGAGGTTCTAATAAACGTATCAAAGACTATATGTACTGGTTGCCTTATAAATCCTACGTGTGGAGTGGTGTGTCCAGGATTCTTATTCACATACAGAGAAATAGTAGAGTGGTTGAATAAGAATGAAGATAGACAAGTGAATGGTTTAGAAGTATTAGAGGTATTGATGGAAATTGCAGGAGATAAGAAACTTGAATGACGAAAGAATATTTGTTTTCACAAATGGTTGTTTTGACATATTACATTGTGGTCATTTGAGGGTATTTCAGTATGCAAGAACCCTAGGTGACTATGTAATAGTCGGCCTCAATAGCGACCAGTCCGTCAGGGAGTTGAAAGGTCCAGGTCGTCCCATTATACCCCAAGACGAGAGAAAAGAGATGTTAGAGTCTATTAGGTTCGTTGATAAAGTCATCATATTTGATGAACTAACCCCACTGAAGTTGATAGAGGCCATACGACCTAACATTATAGTCAAGGGTGAAGATTGGAAGGATCGAGAAGTCGTGGGATCTCACATTGCAAAGGTTAAGTTTGTACCCATATTGAAGAGGTACTCCACAACGGAGATTGTAGAGAGGATTAGAGGAGTTGAAAAATAATGCATGGCAGGCATGATGAAGATAATGAGTATATAACTGTAAGTATGTTCTGTCAACAGTGCGATTTTGAGAGCGAACCCTTTGAATGTATCAATACTGAAGATGAGAGGTTAAACCTAACCTGTCCCATTGAGGCGTGTGTGAATTATGGCGGGAGAATGTTACCAAGATTATACAGGGATGTCCCTGTGGAGCAACTTGGTCCTAAAATCCTCACCCTTGATGATAAATGGGTAGAGTTTATAATGGATGAATTGAAAAGGGAAGATATTGAAGTTGGGACTAGAAGGTTCTCTGAATTAGTGAGAGACCGAGATATACTGAAGATTATATGGAGAATAGTTAGGAGATGGAGGATTTCAGAGTATATAGACTGGGATACCTAATGCCTTATAGGGGTGAAAATTTAGTTCTATAAATTTTTGAGGATATTTGGATATGAAAAAACGGATATTACCCCGACTAAGGGATCCCTGTGCGAAATGCTTAGTAATAACTATATGTGGGGTTAGATGTGAGATAAAGGAGGGGTATGAGAAAAGGAAGCAATTAATGGGGGATTGGTGGGATATGGTTAAGTTAACTGGTTCATTTGCTTGTTTAATATGTATGCTCCCATTCGTTGCTTTTGCCTTTATGCTTACGAATCTCTTATATAGGGTAAAAATTGGGAACCCATAAGATTGCCCTTGCTCAGAATGAGTAAAAATCTCGGACGTAAAAAAAAGATAGAAAAGGCGAGTAATAGATGATCCACGAAATGAAAGAAAAATTTTCTCAGAAATCAGTAAAATCCGGTGAAATAGTCGTTTCCGTCAAAAATGACTCAGATCCAATAAATGACCTAATTTGTTCAAAATGTCTACTCTATACTAATTGTTCAGCAGCTTGTGAGCACTTAGATGAGGTTTATTCGCATATTGGCCATGAATTCTACAATAAAGATTACATATACCAACCAAAACTCATGAGAGCCAAGGGAAAACGGGATGAAATACGTAGAATAGTTACTAATATAGTTAATGAATACCTAAAAGAAAAGGAGATACATAATGGCGGAGAAACAGATACTTAACATATTGAACGCTATTGAACCGCGTCTATGGTGGTTCTTGCTGCAAACTGTTATCGCATTTGGGATTGCTTTGGCCGCTAAGAATTATATAGATAGTTTAGTATCTTACTTTTACTTTATGGTTAATAAGAGACTGAACATAAACGTCAAAGTAGAGGTGAGGGGGAAGCAAGGAGTCATAACTGGATATAACCGAAGATGGATCTTTATACGAACTGACGACAATTGTGATGTATTGGTGAATATGAAACGGTGGGAATTCGAGCAGTGGGTGATAGTTGACCCATATAAGATGACATAACGGCGTATATGGCGCGTTATATGGCGGCATATATACGCGTATATATCGCGATATGGGACTCTGAATACCTGTTGCCATAGGCTTTTCTTAGAAATTTTTCAAAAATGGAGGGTAGGATGCAATCTGTGAATTATGAAATCTTGTTGAATGATTTGTTGAGAGAGAATATGTCAGAGGATGGTTTCAAACTATGGACTGCAATGCTGACCAAAATAACTGCGATATGGAATCGTCCAACTTCGTCTACTGGGAAATACCATAATAAAGATGATGGGAGAGTTCCCACAGTTGCTGAGCATACATATGAGATGTTATATGCAGCAACAAAAGTTATGAGAATGTATGGAGCAGAACCAAAATCAGTTGATGCAGACATCATATGTCTTGGAATTGCGTTGCATGATGCTTGGAAATATGGTGAAAATCCAAAATTGAGAGATCATACAGCAAATGCTCACGACATGATCGCAGCAGATATGATTAGGAAGAACAAAGATGTCATCCTCCAACTATATTCTGAAGAAAAATTCGATCTTCTAGAAGAAATTATACGCTTCCACCAGGGAAGATGGTCTACAAACGTCAAATATGAACCCGATTTTGATTGGTCCACATATCATCCCTATACTCACTTCATACATGCCCTTGATATGCTCTCTGCAAACAACTGTCTCCACTCAAACAATCAAACAAAAGAAACAAAACTCCACCCCATACCAGATGACAAATCATATACCTCACTAGCTACCATAATAACAGGTCTCCGAGTTAAAATAGACGAGACCATATATGACTCCGCACAACAACCCATCCTGCTCATCTTAACCGATCAAGACAAGTTGAACATCACAAATATGTCACCTGAGGCAACCAAGTACTGCGTATATCCCAAAGACCTTAGTCCAGACTCTATAAAAGAGTGGATGAAGGATGAGGGTTATTTACCCCCCAGTATGGTTAAGCATACAAAGGACATTGAGCATATTGAGAGAATTGATAATAAGGGTCAGAATATCCCAGATGAAGAACTAAACAATGATAATGATACTGAAGAAGACTCTAGTATACACTTACCTAAAATGACTGAATATGACCTTGATGACGTCTCTATATAGGGGGATAGCATATTGTCAGACAGCGATATATCCAGGATGATTGACAATGAGTTGAATAGGGACTATGAGGTCAACTGTAATAGGTGTGGGAAAAGACTGAAGACATGGTTTAAGTGTCCCCATTGTCAGTTGATACATTTCTGCGACTGTTACCAAGGACCCTCATGTGATTGTGTTAGTAGTCCCAATGATATACGAAGTATTATTGAGGATATGAAGCAACTGTGCAGGAGTTATATATGAACCCCATAGACTACCTATCAAGGTTTTGGGAGAGTATATTATTCCCAACTGATAAACTTAAAATAGGACCGCCTCCTGTATCTGCTGAAGTTATGGCATGGATAACTCTCATAGGTGGCATTATAGGTTTCATTATGTTCGTAGACTGGTTGTGGGATAAGGTTAAACCTAAATAGGAGTCAATGAATATGTCAGTAAAAGACTTCAGGTGGGAGTTTCAGGCATTAATCAAGAAGGTTGTCACTACAACTAAATATGACGTTGAAGTGGACTTGGGATTTAGGATAAAACATAAGATGAGGATTTCGTTGTTAGGTTGGTCTGAGATATCAAATGATGCAGTCGATTATGTTAGGGATAAGGTTGAGGGTAAGATTGTCATACTGAGACCAAGACATGCTGAAGTAGATGAGCAATATGTTGCAGATATAATACTCCTTGATGGTCGTGATCTAAAACTATTAATTAGGGGTTGGGAGACTGGATATGATAAGGTTGGTACATAGGATTATATTGACTGAACTATGTAATCAATCGTGCCCCCATTGCTTCAATGCAGACTTCCGGACTAAGGGTGTTATGGATGCAGATATGTGGATCAAGTTTATACAGGATAACACCGACTATATACGAGGTCATGAACTAAAGGTAATGGGTGGGGAGCCTACTCTGCATCCTAGATTTCTTGAGGTCGTTGAGGAATCACTTAATCACTATAGGACTATCTCTATATTCACTAATGGTTCTACGATGCATAAATATGCTTCTAATAGAATGCTGATGAAGAATCACTTTAGGGGTAGAGTAGACTATAAGATAAATGGTTACGTATTTGATCCTAATAAGTTCGAGGAGTATAAGGAATATGTACACCAGATAGGTCTACACTGTGTTGTTCCTCTAGGAGATTCTGATCTATTTGTTAATAAGGTACTTGAATTTACATATTTGCACCCACAGGTTATGATATTGCTCTCTCCCGATACTCAGGTTAATATATTTGACGAGTCTATACTAAAGGAATATAGAGAAGTATGGATTAATGTTATTACAGACATTGTGCCTGAACTTAGAAGGATGAATATACCCTTTGGTTATGACCATGTATTTCCTATATGCTTCTATACTCAAGAGATGATAGATATTCTACATACCTTTGATATGGATAGTCTATATAGAGAGAAGATATGTTGTTGTGGGGATTTGAATTTAGGGTTGATTGACTATAACTTTGATCTATACTATTGTAATCAGACAAGGATTAAGTTAGGATCTATTCTCAAAGATGATAATACTTTTAAGACGATGGACGAAATATTCAATATGATTCAATGTGCATCATCTATGAAAACTGAGTCTATCCTTGAGTTATCGGATAAGTGTAGATCATGTCATGTTGTAGCATCTTGTAAGACTGGTTGTTTTTATAACTCTCTTGTGGGGGGGTTAATGTGTCAAAGATAAGTAAGTGGTTATATCCAAGGTTTAAGTTTCCTATTGATCCTCAGTGGCCATTGAAGAGTAATTTCATAAATAGGTTGGCAGCTAGGATTACAGCTAGGATGATATTCCATGCGTTAGGGGAGTCTTATCAGTTTGGTGGATATACAGGAATGTTAATGGAACAATATGAAATGGTAGATGCAGATAAATTTCAATTGATGCATTGGATATTGAGGGAGGCTGGATATAATTGCTGTCCTGCAGATGTAATGGAGGCATGTGGTGTGGACCCAGATACTAGGAAGGCAACTGTAGGACCTAAGTCAATGGGTGATCACATAGCAATTGGTAAATGGGTAAGGAGACACGTAAGGGGGGATTTGACACTTGATTAGAAGGAGGGTGAATATGTGGTGGCATAGACATTATTGGGGTAATGGATTTGTTCCTGTACAGAATAGTAAAGGGGAACTTGAGTTGGTACCTAGTCGGTATTGTTGGGATCAAAACTGTAGAAAACACCAGGTATGGATAAAACCTAGGTGGTTTGACTATCCGCCTAACTTTGAGATGAAGGGATTCTATTTTCATGCGCAATACATCTAATGGAATAACTAAATATGTGGTTGGTTTTGCTTTCGATGAATGTAAGAAGAAGGTGATTCTTATCCGTAAATTAAGACCGGAATGGCAAAAAGGTGCACTCAATGGACCTGGTGGAGTCATTGAGGATGATGAGAGTGAGTATGAAGCAATGGCTAGGGAATTTTCTGAGGAAACGGGAGTTATTACTCTATCTGATTGGTGGAGGTGTAAAGTTGTTCTAGAGGGTGATGGTTGGAGAGTTTATTTCTTTTCAATTATATTAGATAATAAGGTATTCAATTCTGCTAAGACAGTAACTGATGAAAAAGTACAGGTTGTACCTACCAATAGGTTATTTGATTATTCAATGATAAATAATTTGACTTGGTTGATTCCCTTTTGTATGTACGAACCAGATATACCTGAGAGAGTATATTTTATAGGAGCTTAATATGGGACTATCACAGTCATATACTGGTATTGAGGTACCCAAATTAAAAGCGGGTGATATAATTCTCACTCGTGCTAAGAAGAATTGGTTTACTGACCTGTTCCTCAAACTTATTCAATATGGTGGGGGCGGGGACCCTGCTAGATTTACTCATGTATCTTGTATGGTAGCCCCTAACATGCTAATAGAGGCACAGATGAAAGTTGTTAAACGAGATATGCTTCAGGTTAAGAAGTATATGTCAAAGAGAGCATACAGGATTGTGAGGAAGAATGATTTGAGTGATGGGGATGCTGCCGGTATTGCTGAGAGACTCCATTGGGAATTAGGTAGGAAGTTCAGTCTAGCTACTATATTCTGGCAACTCTGTGATAACCTGTTTAGAACTAATTGGTTTACAGGTACCTTGAATAGATCAAGTGGTATCGTATGTTCCTCTCTTGTAGCCAAGGCATGGCAGGACCAAGTAGGTCTTAGATTTAACGGAAGAGATTGGTTTTCAGTAGAACCAGATGATGTTGATGATGAAACACAGAAATCTGGTTGGACTGCCCTATCTGAGAAAGTAGAAGGTGTGTAATATGAATGGTGAGTTATTTGATAGTATAGAAAAACCGCCAGAGGGTTTATCAAAAGATGAATTAAAAAAGTGGATGAGAAAACACCGTGATTACCCGGAGATGACTTTGGCTGAATATATGATCTTACCCACAAGAGAAGAGTACCATGAGATTATATACTCAGTACCTAGAAATCACAGAGAGGGAGACAAATATAGACTTGGTGAGGATCCTAAGGTTGGCGATCTTGCTGTGTATATGGAGTTTATGGATATTGATAATAAGTTGAGAAAATCAGAACTTGCACCTGCCATGGACCCTGTAGATGTGCATGGTAATGTGCCGCTAACTACTATTACTTTACAACTAAGATTATGTTGGATTGTATAGGAGGATATTGTGAGTAGTAAGGTTGAGGAATATCTGCTATATCTTGAAGAAAGAGATCGTCTATTAGAACAGTATCGTGCCTGTCGTGAGTATTGTAATAAATTGCCTGGAGATAAACAACTAGATTGCTTCAAAAGATGTGAATCTAAAGTTGTAGATCAGATGGAAAAATTAAAAACTAATATAGTTGTATTTGGTCGAGATTACCATGCTGAAGTGGGAGCATAATTTGCTGATAATGACTACTTGTAATGGGAACAAATTCAAAATATGACCTACGCGTTGGGAGGATAATATGAATGAGTTAGTAGAAAATTATCTACAGCTCCTACAAGAAGATGAAATAATAACTGAGGATATAAGGTCTTTCCTAGGCCGTCTTTCAGATAGAAAACTTAATAACTTTAGGTATTTTTTATCTAAAGCTTTTAAGAGAAAAGATAAGGAAGGTATTAAACGAATATTATCAACTGTTCCTGTTATTTCAGATGATAAATTGAAATATGTTGCTAAGAAATTCTCTCCAAATTTTAACTTACCTTATAGACTGACCTTCTCATATATCAAACGTAAATATCCTAATGTTCCAGATACAATTGCTTCATATTTAGCTATTGCAGTTGGAGTAATGACTGGTCGTGAAGATAAACCTGAGGAGAAGACAAAAGACCTCTTATTGAAGTTTGATAAGAATTTGAAGAAAGCTCTTAGGGGTCAACTGAGGGAGCAAGATCCAGATGACCCTAGAACAGTCTTCTCTGGAGGTTTTGCATGGGGATTTTTTAGTTCAGCGCTTGTTACACTTCTTCTTGCATGGTTGTCTGCAGCAGGAACTCCTATGATAGCTGCTGGTATAGTTATATTAGTATTTGGTGCAATAATGGTAAAAGGATCAATTTAGGAGGAAGTTATGAGCAAGATGGTTGATGAATACCTTCAAGTTTTACAGGATGATAATATATCTGAAGCAGCAATTTCTCCAACTACTGCTCTTTTTATTGTTCCGACAGCAATTAGTTTAGCTGCTAAAGCATATAAGGCCTTTATTGATAAGGCGGAGAAGACCTGTAGGGATTATACTGGCCTTGAAAAGACTAAGTGTCTAAAGAGATTTAGAGCTCAAGCAGTTAAAGCTAAAATAGCTACTCTGAATAAAGCTAAGGGAATGTGTGCTAAGGATAAGAACCCTGAGAAGTGCCGTGAGAAACTAGCGGGGCAGGTTTCTAAATTAAATGCTAAATTGAAGATGATTCAATTTTAGGAGGATGATATGAAAAGACCAACTGATAAATTAGAGGAATTGTACACCGGAGAAAAGAGACAACTGTTGCAGGAGCAGATAACAGTTGAAATGTTTGGCCCTCCTTTTGAGGATGAGGAAGATGAAAGTGTTGAAGAACCTCTTCCACCCGGAGAAGCAGCTGGTGCTCCTGAAAAGAACCCTATGACTGGTGAAGATATGGAAGAAGAGGGAGAGGAAGAAGAAGAAGGTTTACTCTAACGAAGGAGTAAATAATGAGTAACATAATGACGGCAAAAAATGCTCTAGACGAGAATAAGAGTAATCTCCTTAAAAAGGCTAATGTAGTAGCAGTGGGGGTTGGACTCAAAACTGTAGCTGGAGTAACTACAGATGAAATATGTGTGATTGTGTCAGTTAAAGAGAAACTTCCAATTGAGAAACTCTCTGCTGCTGATGTGATTCCACAATCTTTTGGTGCTATAAAAACAGACGTTATCGAGACAGGAGAAATTGTTGCGTTAAAAGAACGAAGTGACTGGTGGAGGCCATATCCTGCTGGTGTCTCTGCTGGTCATAAAGATATAACCGCAGGAACCCTTGGTGCGTTTGTTAAGCGTGGAGATACTATACTCCTGTTAAGTAATAACCATGTTTTTGCAAACTCCAATGAAGCTAGTGTAGGCGATGCCATATTTCAACCAGGCAGAGTTGATGGTGGTCGAGAGGAAGATACAATAGCTAATCTCTTAGATTATGTACCTATTTCTTTCTCTGGAGATACTGCACCTATATGTCCTATAGCCAAGAAGGTCGAGAAGATTATCAATAGTATAGGGAGATTGCTAAAATCCAGTCATAAATTTTCCTTATCAAAGGCAGCTGAACCTGGAGATCCTAATAAGGTAGATTGTGCTATAGCTACTCCTATTAATCCGGAGGATATGGAGCTGGTGATTCTTGAGATTGGTCATGTTAAGGGTGTAGCAGAAGCGACTCTAGGGACAGCAGTTCAGAAGAGCGGGAGGACGACAGCATATACACAGGATACTGTGATTCAGATCCACGTGACTGCACAGGTTAATTACGGTGGACCTATTGCTATATTTGAAGATCAGATAATGGCAGGCGCTATGAGTCAAGGTGGAGACTCTGGATCATTAGTATTAGATATGTTTAATAATGCTGTAGGTCTTCTATTTGCGGGTTCAGATAGTGTTACACTAATGAACCCTATTCGATATGTTCTGGATGGACTTGGAATTGAATTTGTGACTGAGTTAGACTCGAAGCAACATGAGGTTGAAGTTATAGTAGATGAGAAAGAGGAGGACGAATCTGGGTTTAAAGTATATACTCCGATGCATCCATGGTATCCACTACCTTAGGAGGATAATATGATGGAGAGTTATCTTAAATTCTTATCTGAAAAGGGAAAGTGCCCTCCCGGGATGAGATGGTGACCTGTCCGGAAAAAGTGTATCCGTGAGATGCAGTATGAACAAGCTATTTATAATGCTAATGACGGATTTGTGACTAATATTGAAAAAGATACAGTTGAAAATGATAATTTTCGAAAGGTTCTATATACTCCAAGGAATCTTCAATTAGTATTGATGAGTATTCCTCCTGGCGGAGAAGTTGGTGAGGAGATCCATCCTGCTGTTGATCAATTCTTTAGGATTGATGCTGGTGAAGGTAAAGTAATTTTGAATGGGAGAGAAATCCCAATTGAAGATGGTTTTGCTTTTATTGTTCCCGAAGGAACAAAGCATAATATTGTAAATACTTCGGCTAAAGATGACTTGAAACTCTATAGTATTTACTCTCCGCCTAATCACCCACCTGGGGTAATTCAGGCAACTAAAGCTGAGGCAGACGCCGAAGAAGAGTGAGGATAATATGAAAGATAAAAGACATCTCAGTGAACTTAAGCAGGTAGTATCTAGAAATATAGGTTATCTTAAGGAACAAGATGAGACCCATAAAGATATTAGGATGAGGATACTTGATTTCTTTAAAGAGAATCCAAGACCTACAGATAATGAAGTTCATGGCCTTGCAGATGAACTTGGTATAAATGAGCATGATTTTGAAGAGCACATTTATGCAATCCTTGGAGATATCTTTGCTTATGGAAGGGCCAATGAAAAAGGTTTTACTGAAGATAATGCTGATCCTGAGCAATTGAGGATGGGAATAAAAGTTGAGATGGAGCATACTCGATGTCCTCAGATATCTAAAAGAATTGCATTAGATCATTTGGCTGAATTAGGGGACTATTATACTCGCTTAGCAAAGATGGAAGAAGAAGGTGGAGTAGAAGATTAATGACACTACCATTCTCTACGAATCTAGTACAGGAGTTACAACATTGGTTTAGTAGAGCGGTTCTTCTCCGGGATCTTAACAAGGATAAGATACCTTATCCCGTTGATATACCAGTGATCTATTTAAAACCGAAATCATTTATTGAACTCCTGTTTAATGAATCGTATCCATATACTGAATACGAATATTTTTTTCAAGATGTGGCCAGTAAGTCATCATGGCCATCTTTAGTTAGAGATAGGATTACTATTTATCCATCTTCTAGAGTTTATGAGGTTTGTGATAGTACCGCTGCATTTAATCTGTTTCAACTTAAACCTCATGATCTGACTCTATTGAATGCTCTGTTAGCATATCGAATTGATTCAACAAGTGTTACGATGATTGATTCAACATCAGTAACCTTAGTTGATTCAACTGCCGGAATAACTCTATATGCTTCATTGGATTTCTTAGATACTAGTTTATCTAAATTGATATATGTATATTTAAAATTGAAGATTGATGGGGATGCTTCAGGTTATGATAATGTAAATCTTTTCTCTCGACCATATGAGGTTTTGGAGAGTTGTTATGAGGCCTTTGTTATTGAGCAATTCTTTGAATTTATAGCTGCCAGAGGTACGTAAGTATGGGATTTAAAATTGAAGACTATTGGACAATATGGGGTTATCTGTACCAAAGGAGATTAGACCCTACCTACGATACGATTGACCTCGACAATAATACGAAAAATATAGCTGAATCTGAAAGGGGTGTTTCTGAGCAAGTTTTTGAGAGCACTCTTGATCAATCTGTCTTTAATTCAAATGATTATAAGATGTTAAGAACTTTTCTTATAGACTGGTATGCTACACTTAGGACTGTTGGCACAACTGGAGCAACTGTATCTCAAGTATTCTCTATGCCGGATACTCACGTTCAGGAGTTGATTCAGTCGTTCGGATATGATGTACCAGTAGATATATTGACTTTTACAACTAAAGTAAATTTCTTTCTTGACCTTGTTAATCTGTATAAGGTTAAGGGAACCCCCAATGCTCTCTATCAAGTTTTAGCATATTATGGTTTGAGTAACCTTGATATTGTTGAGTATGATGTGCAATATACTGAACCAGGGGATGCTCTAGGACCGGGTGAACTAGTTTTTAGAGGTAAATCTACAAGGCAATTGGGGCCAGGTGAAATGCCCATACCATGGCCAGATGTTCCTTTTGATGAAATGATTTATCCAGATCCACATTGGTTATTGACTAAAGAAGACGTTGAATATGCCCACCGAACTCAAGATATAAACCTTCCTTCAAGAAGTCCTTATTTTGGCATAAGACCAAGATTCTATATGTCTGAACTTTTCTTTATGATAGCTGTCCTTGTAAGAATGGTTGAAAATCAGTATGACCTATGGGTTGCTACGGGTAGCGTTGAAGTAACTGACCCAATGTTCTCTCATATCTATGATGCTGCAGTCGAAAAATATGAGATGACCCTTCTGAATTATAATGTGTCTTTATTAGAATTGTATCTATCTTGTATATATGCCTTTAATAGGAGATACGGTCGAAGTGCTATCTATCCACCAACATGGCCATAATCAGTATTCTAATCTATGGGGAGAAGATGGAGAACAGTGGAGTCCTCAAAGTTACCTACCTGATTTTTCTTATGCTGGTTACCACCATGGAGAAGAACCTCTACCAAAAATAAATCAGTGTGTAAGTATAGTGGATGATTTTGGAGCGAAAGGTGATGGTCGTGATAGTTCACAAGCATTTCTCGATGCTATAGAAGTAAATAGACCTATCTATATTCCTTCTGGTCGTTATAAGATTACTAAGATTATTGAAAGTAAAGTATCACTCATAGGAGAGGACCCAGACAAGACGGTTTTATATTTCCCCAACCACCTGACTGATATTAAACCAGATTGGAAAATTACTCCTGAAATGAGAATTTCTAATTACTCATGGTCTGGAGGTTTTATCTGGATTAAGGGAAATTTTGAAAAGAGATTTCTTACATCTATTATTGCAGAAGCTAAGCGTGGAGAGGACTCTTTAATAGTTTCTTCAGCAGATGAGTTAAGGGTTGGCCAAAGGATTGAAATAAAATTTAGAAGAAAAAGTAATTCTTTAGTACAATATCTATACTCAGGCGATTCTGGTGATACTGATAATTGGAAAGATATAAAAGTCTCGTTAGTTTGTAGAATTACTGAGGTTAAAGGTAACCTAATTATATTTGATCGCCCCCTACGTTTCGATGTAAAATTGGAATGGTTACCTGAAGTTTATCAATTTAATTCAAGTGTGACCAAAATTAGTATAGAGAATCTATGTTTTGAATTTCCAAATACGTTGTACGATGGTCATTTTTCTGAACTTGGTTATAATGCTTTAGCTTTAAGTAATGTCTCAGACTGTTGGGTAAGAAATATAAAGATTGTGAATGCTGATAGTGGAATATTTATTGATAGAAGTAAATTCTGTACTATCCAAAATATTATTTTTGAATCAAACCGGAAAGGTAGAGATAATTGTGTTGGTCATCATGGTATATATCTACAGGGAGATGATAATCTTTTTACTAATTTTGAATTTAAAGTTCAATTTATACATGATATCTCAGTAAGTAATTGCTCAGGTAATGTCTGTTGTGATGGTAGAGGTATAAACTTGTGTTTTGATCATCATAAAAAAGCTCCTTATGAGAACCTGTTTACTAATATTGATGCTGGATTAGGAAGTCGTATGTGGATATCTGGTGGAGGAGAAAAACTCGGGAGACACTGTGGAGCACGAGGTACCTTCTGGAATATACGATCTAAAAATCCTCAGAAATATCCTATAGATTTTGGTCCCAATTCAGTAAATCTAGTAGCCATAAAATCCGAAAGTATTTATCCACAGAATATTTATAGGTCTCAATTAGCTAGAAGATTAAGGAGATAAATTTGTGGGGTTTGACTTCATTCTTTAATCCTATTGGATATAAGAACAAGGTTAAGAATTATAGGAAGTTTAGGTTATCTAGTCAAAAGCAAGGGTTGAAACTTTTATGTGTTGAGTTATCATTCGGAGGTAGGGAACCTGAGTTAACTAAAGATGATGCTGATATTTTGATCCAACTAAGATCTAATACGATATTATGGCAAAAAGAGCGTTTACTAAATATTGGTCTAAGAAATCTTCCGGATGATTGTACTAAGATTATCTGGATTGACTGTGACATTATTTTTCAGAATGATAATTGGGTTGAGGAAGTATATAAATCTTTGGATAAGTATTTTGTTATTCAACCTTTTTCATTCGTTATTAGATTACCAAAGGATGGAATAATAAGTTCTGAGGATTTGCCTTTTGGATTAGAAGAGGGTCAAAAAATTCATAGTATGGGTTACGGTATGCGAGATTCTGATAGGGAAAAGCTCTTTGATTTTTTTATACATGGTCATTCTGGGTTTGCCTGGGCTGCCAGAAGAGAGATTTTTAATAAGCACGGTTTTTATGATAGGTTAATTCTTGGTTCTGGTGACTTGATGATGGCCCATACTTTCTACGGTCATAAATTTAATTATATTAGGAGTTTGTCTTCTGAACCAATGCAATTAGATCAAGATGTGTGGTTTGAGGAAATTTATAATATAGTTAAAAGCAATGTTTATTTTGTTCCTGGTCTAATTTTTCATCTATGGCATGGAGATAAAATTAATAAGCTTCATGATGAGAGATTTGAGATTCTTGTCTCGGAGAATTTTGACCCCAGAAAAGACATTAAACTAGATAGTAATGATTGCTGGACTTGGGCAACTAACAAACCAAAATTGCACCAATGGTGTGAGAAATATTTTAGTTTTAGAAAAGAAGAGTAATGAAATCTATTCGATTAGAAGCTACAACAATTTGTCAACTAAAGTGTCCCTCTTGTCCGACATCTTCAGGAGATGTGAGTAGGTATCTTGGATCTGGACATCTTCGAATTGAGGATTTTAAAAATCTCGTTGATAGTAACTCTTGGATTTCGAATATTGAACTTTCTAATTGGGGGGAGATTTTTCTCAACCCGGACTTGATACCTATTTTTTACCACGCTTATAAGAGAGATGTAGGTTTGAGTGCTGATAATGGTGTAAATCTAAATACTGTTAGTCGAGATATTCTTGAAGCAATGATTGTATATAAATTTCGAAGTATGAAATGTTCTATTGATGGAGCTACACCAGGGACTTATAGTATCTATCGACGCAGAGGAGATTTTAATGCTGTGATAGAGAATATTCAAACTATCAATTATTTTAAGAAGCAGTACAATTCTAGATATCCACAGTTAACTTGGCAATTTATAATGTTTGATCATAATATACACGAACTTGAAAGTGCAGGGGAAATGGCTAAAAAGTTAGGTATGAGTTTTTTCCCTAAACTTTCTTGGGAAAATTTTTATGTTAAAGATTCTATAGCTAAACCTGAGAGAGCTCCTACACGAGAAGAATTTAAGAACAGATTTGGTAAGCATTATATTCGAAACCTCTGTACTCAACTATGGACAAAACCTCAAATTAATTATGATGGAAAAGTCCTTGGTTGCTGTGTTCAGTATTGGGGAGATTTTGGTAATGCTTTTAAAGAAGGTCTCAGAGAGAGTTTGAATAATGAGAAGATTGAATATGCTCGTCAGATGCTCTTGGGAGAAGAAGATAGCCGTCAAGACATTGCTTGTAGTTCCTGTGAGGTTTACCTGGAGATGAAAGAATCTCAGAATTGGATAAAGATGAGTGAGGTCCATGAAATTTAAACTTTGTGTTTGGTATAATGGAATAGCTTTAGCTACACATACTCCAATTGCTAGGGCTATAAATGAGTTAAAGGATTATGGTTATCAATTCTCTAATAACGATTACGATATATTGATAATAAATTTTGCTTTTATTCCAAAAGATGTTCACTATCATACTTATTCAAAAAGGATCAACGACGAGTCTAGTCCGATAATAATATTTAATGAGCAAGTTTCTACAGGTAAATTGAATTTCTGGCATCTTGAACAAGAGCGAGTCATTGGTTGTACAAAGATGTGTCTCTTTAAGGACCTACACCTATATAGGTTTAAACTACCATATTACCACTATCATTTAATAAGTCCTATATACGAGATACCTCAGGTATACACTCCTAGGAATAAGTGGAATCCTGACCTCCTTTCAAAAATATATCTTGGTTGGAATTTAGGTCTATACGATTTCTTTACGAGGCATGCACCAGATTTTAGTGTTGAGAGACCAATTGATATTCACTTTAGTATTGGTCTAGAACCATTCTATGAGGGCGATGAGCACTATCAACTTCACAGAAATCATTTTGTTAGTGAGGTTAAAAAGTTATGTGAGGAGTATAAATTTACCACTTCCGGAAAATGTGGGGAACTTAGAAGATTCCCTGTTCAGAAAAGTAGAGAAGATAAAAAATATCACTTTTTAATGAGACACTCAAAAGTCTGTATTAGTCCGCTTGGAGATGGGGAATTATGTTGGAGAGATTTTGAAGCAATAGTTCATGGAGCAATATTGATTAAACCAGAGATAACACATATAGAAACATGGCCAGATATTTACAAACCTATGGAAACTTATATACCCGTCAAATTAGATCTATCAGATTTTAGAGAAACTGTCTTTCAAGTCATAAAAAATTATTCTAAGTACAAATATATAACAATTAATGCGTATAACGCGCTAAAAGAAGTTCTAGACAATAATGTTTTTGCAGAAAGATTTGATAAGGTGATAGGAAAGATTATTGAAAAGGAGAATTAAATATGGGTGAAGTTATTGATATGGAACAGAAGGAAGATGGAATCGTTGAGATGAAGGAAAAGCAACCTGAATCCGGTTTTACAATTCAGGATAAAAGGAAACTTGCTCCGCACCCTCAACCTGAACCCCCTAAACAGTTTAAGCAAAAGAGTGTAGGGAAGGGTAAGAAAGAGAAGATTTGTATTGTCACAAACTTCATGGAGTTTAATCCTCGCTACTCATTAACTGGAATTGTTAAAGACCACATTCAAGCACTCACGAAAAATGGGCACAAAGTTGGCCTTATTGTCAACGAAAAATATAGGGATCAGGATTTTAAGGGTGTTGAGATGCTCAAAGTCCTTCCTTTTGCCCATTTAAAAGATTACCACAATATAAATGACCTAAAAGAAGAACACAAAGTTACGATTGATAAGACAGAACAGGTACTTAAAAAAGTGTTTACTAATACAGATGGAGATGGAGATGTTTATGAATTAGCTTTCTGCCATGATATAAATTTCCAAGGTTGGTTCCTACCTTACAAATTAGGTCTCGAAAAAGCATCTTTTCAACTTCCCCATGTTAGATGGCTTCATTGGGTTCATAGTATTCCAAGTGGTATGCGCGAATATTGGAAAATTCCAAGCAAGAAGCATAAGATCATATTTCCTAATGAAACTGATAGACTACGAGTTGCTGAACAATTTAGAGGGGAGTTGGATGATGTTCGAATTGTTCACCATATAAAGGATATGAGAACCTTTATGGATTTTGATCCAATTGCTTGTAGGATGATAGATCAATATGACTTAATGAATGCTTCTATTATTCAAGTATATCCGGCTTCAGTTGATCGTCTTCATGCTAAAGGTGTTGATTATGTTATAAGAATCTTCTCTAACCTAAAGAAGCAGGGAGAAAGTGTTAGACTTATTATTCTAAACCAGTGGTGTAATGTTGACAAACATCGTCAAACCGTTGAGCAATATTGCCAGACTGCTAGGGGTCTTGGTTTAGAACCAGATAAAGAATTAATATTTAGTTCACGTTTTGAAACTCCCCGCTTTGAAACAGGTGTTGATGCTAATATTGTGAAAGATTTATTTTCTCTTTCGAACCTCTTTATTTTTCCAACGAGAGAAGAAGCATTTGGACTTGTTCTTCCTGAGGCTGCTTTAAGTGGTGGAGTGCTATTAGTATTGAATAGATCTCTACAAATGCAGTCAGAGGTTGCAGGTTTAAATGCCCTGTACTTTGATTTTGGAAGTTTTACCCATAATTTTTCAATACCGGGTGATAAATATTACGAAGATATAGCAACTATTATTAGAGGTAGAATGAGACAAGAATACTCACTTATGGCAAAGACATTTATGAGACGGATGTATAATATGGATAGAATTTATAAGGAGGAGATGTTGCCCATTATTGGGGAGAGCAGAAATTGGTAGATATAGTAATAAAATCATTTAATGGTATAGGTGATTGTCTATTTATGACTCCTACTCTGAGAAAAATTAAGGAGGCATATCCAGATAGGAAGATAATTGTAAATACTAATTATCCTCTCTTATTAGAGAATAATCCTTTTATTGATGAAGTTAATACAAGAGGTAAAGAGGGAGTTTTTCTGGGTTATGATGATCCTATTCATAGAAAGTGGCCCAGAAAACATCACATACTAAGAGATTGGGAAATAGTTTGTCAGCAATATGGAATTCAGACTGAAATACCTATTTTGAAACCTGAGATCTATTTTAAATTTAAGCATGGAGATAGAAAGGGTAATATTGGAGTTCAGGTTATACATAAGAATCACTGGCATGGAAAGAAGAATTGGGGGAAATTTTCTGAGTTATCTGAGGAATCTGGGTTTCAACCTATTCCAAAAGTTGGAGGAGTACGGGAAATTGTTGAATTTCTTACTTCGTGTAGGGCTATTATATGTGCAGAAGGCGGAATATCTCATTTATGTAGGGCATTAGATATTCCGTGTGTTGTAGTTTATGGAGGTTTTGCTGACCCGGAGTGGAATGGTTATAAAGAACAAATTAATATAACAAATAGGAAATACTGCTCCTATTGCTATAATCCTGGTCCGTGTATTAATCCCGTTGAGAAAGAGTGTATGCAGGAAATTAAAATCACTACTGTAAAGAAAGCTGTTATGCTAGCCTATTACCACTTAAAGTCTATTCAGAGCGATACTGGGGTGGTTTTAAATATCCATCATTCACTTGTATAGGTGATTTAAGAACTCACAGCAGGGAAGCAAAATGCGGCAAAATTTAACCGATTTTATATCAGAAGAGAATATTTTTGAAACTATTAAGGAAAGGTTTGGTAGCAAAATTAATAATGAGGCTACCGCAATTGACAAAATTGAGATTAGTCGGATACTAAAAGACTTCATTGAGATAGTAAAACCAAAGAAGATTCTGGAGATTGGAACTTATCAAGGATTATCTGCAGCCTACTTAAGTTTATTTGCGGAAGTAATAACTGTAGATTTGCATTTTCAACCCATTTCGAAAGAGATATGGGATTATCTAGGGGTTTCTGAAAGAATTAGATTTTTCGTTTCTCCAGAGCTAGATCGAATAAAGAAATTTGTTGAGAATCTCGATTTTGATTGTGCTTTTATTGATGGTGAACATACATATAAAGCAGTATCTCATGATTATGAACTTGTTAGGAAATGTGGGAATGTGATTTTTCACGACTATGCATGGCATTTAATAAAGGAGAATAAGGAGGATAGTTTTCCAGGTGTAACAAAATTTGTGAATTCTTTACCTGAAGATGAAGTTTTGAAATCTCCGCCTTTTGCTTTATGGAGGGATGAAAATGCCAGAAGAGAATAATAATAAAAAAGTTTGTCTTATTGATAACGTCAAAAAGAAATGTGTTGAACTTTGGAAATTAATTGTTGGAATTGGTGTTATAATAGGTTTGATAGCTGGTTTTTATGGTCTTGATGCTGTGGTTGCAACAGAAAAGGATTTAGATATCCACAAAAAGGATATTATTGGTAAACTTGAGAACCTTGAGACAGAGGTTATATCTAGTTTACAGCAGTTTCAGAAACAGCAAGATTTACAGTTCTGGAACCAGAGGTATCAAGAATATTTGGATAGGGAAACAGATTTCAGATATAAATTGAAAAGAGATCCAAATAATCAGGATTTGAAAGCTCAATATGAATATTGGAAGCAGAAAAGAATTGAAGCGCAAAAGAAGATTGATGAGTTGACGAAACCGACACCACCAACTGGAGGGTAATTTGAAGTTGAATCTTGGTAGTGGTATAATGTTGAAGAAAGAATTTGTTAATTATGATATGAAGATACGTAAACCTGAAATGGATGTACCTAGAGTGGTTGGAATGATTGAGTATTTACCGTTCAAAGAAAATAGTTTTGATGAAGTATTGAGTTCTCATGTAATCGAACATTTTCAACCTGAGCAAAGTATACAAATGCTTAAAGATATATACTATGTTCTTAAACCCGGAGGAATTTTAATAATTGAAGGTCCAGATATCTTAGGTGCTTATTGGTATTATGTTGGTTGTGACTGTGGTAATAGATGGGGTGGCCGGAAAGAACCAGATGTTAAGAGCTTAATTGATTGTATCTTTGCAAACGTTCACAGGTATACTCGTGGAGAAGAGTGGACACATAAATCTGGTTGGACTGGGTGTATGGTTGCTCAACATATGGCTGAGATTGGATTCTATATTAGGCATGTTGGAAAAGGTTGGACACATGGAATGGGCCGTAGAGATTTTAGAGTAGAAGGGATTAAAAGTGGTTGATCTAGCTGGGAAATTAATTGTTGGAACTTATGGAGCGTATTTGATTCTGGATCCAGAAACTGGAGATTATGATATCTTTAAGAGGCACCACCAACTTTATCATTGGGGAATAACTTGGAGTGATAGATTTCTCGTTACTTGTGTTTGGTTGGGTATTTCAACAACTTTCCTTTTTTATGATCGTAATTTTAAAAGGATAGAAACTATTAAACCTCCAGAACATCGTTCAATTATTGCTCCTCATCAGATTCTTTGGTTTGATGATAAACTCTGGATTGCTAATACTCAATATGATTATGCAAATATTTATGATTTTGATAATAAGAGTTGGGAAATTTGGAGGATGTTTAACGAAAAAACCTATAGGGGGCCAGAGAAGAGGGGTGGAGATATTTATCATATGAATGGCGTTTGGTTTTATGATGGTCATGTTTTTGTTTGTGCTCATAATAAACAGAGGCCAAGTTTTATTTCAATTTTTGAGTATCCCAGTTTGAAGTATATAGAAACTCTAGATGTTGGCAGAATGATCCATAATATATGGTGTGAAAATGGTGAGTTTTTTACCTGCTCTTCTGGAGATGGGAAGATAATTACAACTACAGGGAAAGAAGTAGTTCGGACTGGTGGTTTCCCTAGAGGGGTTTCCATTACTGATAAATATAATTGTATTGGAATTTCTCCTCATCATTTTCATGGTTGTAAGAAAAGAAATGAAGTTGATGGTGAGATTCAAATATATGATAAGAACTGGAATTTAATTAGAGTTTTTGTAACTAGAGGTTTTGGTCAAGTTTACGAAATGAGAATGTTTGGTAAGAGAGATATTACACACTGGGCAGGTTCTGAGAATGTTAAATTTAATTATCCTGATTTGAGGCGAAAACCCCCTGCAGATTGCTATAGACTCTCACTTGATTAGAGGTAGAGAATGCCGGAATTATCAATTGTCATTCCCTTTGTAAATGAGTATCCCCAAAATGTATTTACTATTCAAAATGTGATGTGTGAATTGGAGGGACGACTTGACTATGAAATAATTGCAGTCAACAATTGGATTCCTAATTCCTCTTGTGGTAAAGAGCAAGACAAAGGTTTCAAATTTCTAAATAACGTCGCAAGAGGTCATGGTCCAAGGTTGAGGGTTTTACACTATGATAAAAAGCTGTCTCATTGGAATGCTAAAAATTTTGGTATCATTCATTCAAAGTCTCCCTATCTATTCTTTTGTGATGCTCATTGTATTATTGGTAGGGACTGTCTTTTCAATATGTTCATATATTACAAGAAGAATGAAGAAGAGTTACACGGGTCGCTTCACCTTCCGATCTCGTACATGATGGAACGCCCCGGTATGGAGTTGATTTATAAACCTAAACTTGATCTTGAGAAAGGAGCGCTACACTATTCATTTAGTAGGTATAGACGACCGTCTGATGGAAAACCTTATAAAGTTCCCTGTATGTCAACCTGCGGGATGTTAATGAGTAGGAAGATAATGGTTGATGAACTTCAAATGTGGCCGAGTGAACTTGGAATCTACGGAGGTGGAGAAAACTTTGTAAACTATTGTTTAGCAGTAATGGGTTATAACGTAAATATTTTTCCAAGACCTGCAATTTATCACTATGCAGAGCAGAGAGGGTATCATTGGAATTATAATGATTGGTTGAGAAATCGAATCATAGCCTTATATCTTGCTTGTGGTAGAGAGATAGCACAAAGGCTAGTTGATAATGCGAGGGGCCACCAGCAAGTAAAACAAGACATGCTGGAGGATGTAGTAATCAAGTGCAACCCCCAACGAGAACATATTAAAAAGAGAACGTGTGTGGATATTTACGAATGGGTTGAACGCTGGAAAGATTTTTAGTTTATTGTATAAATACCTACAAGAGTTTGTACAAATAGATACAAGACCAGTTAATAGGGGGAACAGTTATGCTTGCAACTTATATATCCAGCAATCAGTTTCGGGTCTCTGGTGATCGAAGTGCTGAATTTCAAACAGATAGAAGGGTCCGAGCTAATTGCGGGATTGATGGATATAAATATGGTACGGTACAGTCCGCTAGTTTTAGCGCTGGTTACACAACTGTAACCCTCTTAGAAAGTGAACTAACCTCAAATTTAACTGCAGTTCACTATGGCGTTGTATCACCATTTCCTCCTGGTAGTATGCCAAGGATCCCTGGTTTAGCAATTGTCTATGACCAAGAGGTTTCAGCAGTTGAGTTTATTGAAATAACTGGTCTAGCCTCTGGTCAAATTTATGACCTTTCATTATTACTTACTACCTCTGAAGTAACTGAACTTCGTCTTCAATTTAATGGTGACACTGGTAACAACTATCAGTATGCTTATCACGATGGTGGAGTTGCTGGTGGTGCGCCATCTCACTCAACTAATCAGAGTGGAGCAATAGATTATATTCAATTTAGTCATAAGTGTGATGTAGGTACGGGTCGGGTTCAATTTGGAGCAAAACCAATTGATTCAACAGCAGTTATTGTGCACTCATCCTTTTCTACATATCAAGATAGTAATGATTTTATGAAAAGAGAGTTAGTAGGTTATTACGCTGGTGGTCTTAGTAGTATTAAGATTTATGCTGCTCCAGGTAGCACTAGTTATTTAAGTGGCCGTGTAACCTTAACTGCACAGGAAGAAGCTATTCCAACCGAGACAACTACGACTACAACGACTGTTTCAACTACACTTCCACCTACTCCTACTACTACGACAAGTACAACTACAACGTCAACTACAATTACTCCTGCTCCAACAACCTCTACAACTACGACAACCACTACATCAACTACAGTTACAGTTCCTACGACAACTACAACTACAACGACTGTAACTACGACGACTACTACTACAACCGCACTTATTACGACTACGACTGCTCCTTCGTGTATCTGGGAAGATCATATGGATGATGGAATAGTAACACCACCTTGGACACCAATGGGCGCTCCAGTTGAAGCAGGTACAACTGTGATATTCCAAGGTGTTGGTACAGGTTATATGGATTCAGGACCTGTTCCGTTTGATTGTTCAAGTTACTACCAGACACAAGCTAGAGTAAGAAATAATGAAAGTGTCTCAAGTCATATTATGAGTCTACTTGATATGAGCAGTGGTCCTCCATATCAAACTGTTGTACGAATATGGTCAAATACAACTGGTACATATATTGAATATCAAGATTCATTTGGAACCACTTACTGGTGGGATGGTCTTGCTTGGACAATTGTTGGACTGACGCCTGCTGGACCACCTATTCCAGATAATATTTACTTTAGATTTGAATTTCAATTTGTCAAAGGGAATTTGATAGTTAATATTTATGACTGCACTATGGGTATTTTTATATCTACTGGTGCTTCTCCTGTGCCATGTGCTACTCTCATGGGTGGTGGCGGTCCACTTACTGGAGTCTATCTTGGAGCATATGCTGGATTCGGACCTACTAATACTTTCTATACAGAAGTTGATTGGTTTGGCTTTGGTTGTATACCAGGTTCTTGGCCGCCTTGTATACCGTACACGACTACAACAACCACTACGACTACTACAGCTGCTCCGACTACGACTACGACTCCTCCCGGCGAGTGGGTATCGAAATTTGGTTCTCCGAATTTCTGGGTTTGTGCTGTTAACTGTACTTGGGATGGAGATTCATATAATGTTGCAGGTCCTGGTCTACAGATTAATGCCGCCGGTACTTGGTATGTCGGTTACAGACCAACAAAGATTAGAATTACTGCGACGAACAATGCTTCGAAAGGTTGGACCCTTAGGTTAAGAGATTCTGGAAATTCAACTATAGCAACACTTCTTATACCTAACGGTGCTTCTCAGGTTGCTGAGGCTGATATTGGTTGGTTTACTAAGAATTTAAATAATATTGTAGATGATACTGCTCCTGGTATTGGTCAAATTGAGAATATTGAATTCTGGGAAGTTGGAGCAACGACAACCACCACAACTACTACAACTACAACTACGACATTTATTACTACTACCACAGCTCCTTGGGCGTGGGGCGATCACTTTGATAATGGCATAGTGGATACTCCTCCCTGGTCAGTAACAGGTGCTCCGGTTGAAGCAGGAACGACTGTTGTAATAGATGATATTAAGACTAATGAGTGTCTAGTTACTATGTTTGCTTATGAAACTGGTATGTGGGCGAGATGTCAAGCAAGAGTAAGAACACCTGGATCATCTAGAACTACAGTTATGGGTCTTACTGATCCTGGTGGGGCTGGTCCTGTTTTAAGAATTGAGGTAGATCAAGGTTTGTGCTACGTCTCATACTACAGTATGGGAGCAGGACCTGCTTGGCTCTATTGGGATGAGAAGAGTATGGGTTGGATACCACCTCCAACTCCTCTTACATCTTTTGTTCCAACTATGAATATGTATTATCGTTATGAACTTCAGTCTGATGTGAACACAATTTGGGTTAATATTTATAATTGTGCTGGTATACTGTTGTTCACAATTCCGCCATTAGCTGGTGCACCGTGGGCAGATTTACCTCCTGCATATCTCTATGTGATGTTGGGTGATTGTGATCCAGTATTCTTTGATAATTACACTGAGGTTGATTGGTTCGGGTTTGATTTGAGGTACTGGCCACCATGTCTGCCATATACGACTACAACGAGTACAAGTACGACCACTACAACAACTACTGCTATTCCTACTACAACGACAACTTCTCCCCCAGGTGAGTGGGAAGAGAAATTTGGATCACCAAGTTTCTGGACATGCGCAGCTAACTGTACTTGGGATGGAGATTCGTATAATGTTGCAGGTCCAGGTTTAGTAATTCAAGCAGCAGGAACTTGGGCAAATGGTTATCGACCAACAAAGATTAGAATTACTGCAACCAATAATGCTTCAAAGGGTTGGAACTTACAGTTAAGAGATAGTGGTGGAACTCCACTTGCAACTACGGTGGTTCCGAATGGAGCTAGTCAAGTTGGTGTGGCTGATATAACTTGGGGCGCTAAAGATATGTATAGGATTTATGATTTAGATGCACCAGGTACTGGAGAGATTGAGAATATTGAATTCTTCGTAGTTGGGGCTACTACAACCACAACAACAGCTCCTCCGGCTACAACGACTACAACTACCACGACATCTGCTCCAACCACAACGACTACTCCTGTTAGTCCCCTTGTGGCTTGTGATGGTTCTGTTTTTACTGATAATTTCTCAAGTATTACGGCTGATTGGTCTGAAACAGATGCAAGTAACATTGCATCACCAGGAGCTAACGGTTATGAGCATATTGTTCACGCAATAGATTTTGCTAGATTAATTGGTCAATTTGATATAGGTGGTGATTTCGATATCTGTCTGGAAGTAGATATATATGACCTTGGTTCAGCTCCCACTATCAGTACTTATATGCAATTTGCCTTGACTGAGGGTGTTAAAGGTGGTGCAGAAGCTTATGTCTGGATAAGAGGTGACGGAGCTGGTGGATTTGAGTATTATCTAGACGGAACTGATAATTTCAATTCTTGGGGTTCATATGGGACAATAGATGCAACCAGTACTCACTATATCAGATTTACTAGAAGTGGAACTACTGTAACTGTTTATGTATGGAACCCAGCTATAGGATGGGAGTGGAATGGAGTTCCTGGTGGTCTAGCAAGCACTAGTACATGGGATGTTGACCCCACTCCTACATTACAGTGGAGAGATAATAATCCTCCTACTGATCAAATATCTGGTACTATGGTCTCATTTAAGATCAATGTTGGAACCAAAATCTAGATGCTTGATATATGAAGATAGACCAAAAATCTGTAGGGATTTTCCGACTCTACAGACAAAACTTAAGAAACATTATCTATCTTGTACATATTGGTTTGATGAATTAGAGAGAAAAGGAGAATGTAGCAGATGTGGTGAATGTTGTGAACTTAATAAAGTATTTACAGATAAGATTGGACCATGTCCATATCTAAGGAAGTTGACATAGGGCGGTAACTTATTAGAGGGTTGCCGCCTTTCTTTTTTTAAACTGCCAGAGGAGTTAAGATGAACCTAATCATAAATTTCACTCCTACCGGCATGATTCCTACCAAGGAAATGACTCCTTATGTACCTATTACAATCAATGAAATTATTGAAGATGTACACGAAGCGTACGAAATTGGTATTACTGTTGTTCACCTTCACGCAAGAGACAAGAAGACGGGTGAACCTACATATAAAGCAGAAGTTTATCAAGATATTATTGAGGGAATTAGAAAATTTTCAAAAGATTTGGTTATTTGTGTTTCCTTGAGCGGTCGTACATTTAAAGAATTTGAAGAACGATCAGAGGTTTTACAACTTAATGGTAATGTAAAACCAGATATGGGAAGTTTAACTTTGAGTTCTGTAAATTTTAATTACCAAGCAAGTGTTAGCTCTCCAAAGATGATACAGGACCTTGCAAGAGTGATGAAAACTCGTGGCATCCTGGCCGAACTTGAAGCATTTGACTCGGGTATGATCAATTATGCTAAATACTTGGAGAGAAAAGACTTATTAGATCCCCCTCACTATTTTAATTTATTATTTGGTAATATTGCGTGTGCTCAGGCAACTCTATTACATATGGGAGTTATGATAAATGATTTACCCAATTGGTCTTATTGGAGTGCGGCTGGTGTAGGTGATGCACAATCTATGGTAAATTCAATTGCTATTGCCTACGGTGGTGGAGTAAGAGTTGGCCTTGAAGATAATATTTGGTACGACAAAGGCAGGACTAAACTTGCTAAAAATTCTGACCTATTAAAACGTGTTCATAATTTAGCTGAGGCAAATGAAAGAGAACTTATGACTTCTGAAGAATTTAGAAGATTCCTAGTTCTTCAACAAGATGGGAATTATGGAAGAATTTGTGGTGGAGTGAAACTAGAAGGTTCTGATCAAATAGGTTGGTAAAATGATATACGGAGATTATGAGATTTTTCACTATCATCCTAATATGATAGATCAGGTTGCAAAAGTGATAAAATACCTTTGGGGCGGAAAACGCGATTTTAGAATTGACCATCTCAAATGGAAACATTATGAAAATCCTTATTCAAATTTTCCACACGGAATAGTTGCTTTATATAATAGAGAAGTGGTTGGTTTTAGAGGATATTCTCCTATGAAATGGAGAGTTAAAGGACAAGAGTTTAAAACTTTAATTGCTGGAGATACAGTTGTAGATCAGAAACATCGTATGAAAGGTTTATCAGTGGCGATGGGTCAAGCAGCAAATAAATATCAATCAAACTATAAGTTCCTTCTAAATTTTACCTCAGGAGGTACTTCAACACCAGGTTATTTAAAATTGGGTTTTAGAAAATTTTTGGAGAAAAGTTATTATACAAGGCGTGCTTTTAAAGAAGATATAGAGATAAAAGGCGATTTTAGTGGGGTACTCTTTTTTGAAATTCCAGACCTAAAGAAAATTTGTGATCTTATTTTGAAAGAGGATAACTTTGATAAGATTACTCCAGTTCGTACTGAAGAATACTTCCAATGGAAGATGAGAAATTCTAAAAATAAATATTTATTTTTTGGTTATAAAGACAGAAGCTACGTTATTTTCTCAACTCAACCAAATGGTAATAATGGTTATATAGTTGATTACGTAGTTGAAAATGTTGAAGACCTCGACAATATTCTTCGTTTTATACTAAAGACAAAACCGTTTAATTTCACTATGGTTTATAATTATGGAGTTTGTAATAAGCTCTCTAAAGTTTTGAAAGGACTGAATTTTGAAGAATCAAGTATGACATGGCATTTACTAATACGACCTGTGAAAAAAGATTTCAGTGAAAGAGATTGGTTTGTTGAAGGAGTTGATACCCGAAAGATCGAGAACTGGAACATGAGAGCTATCTGTTCAGATGATGCTTAGATTTAGAACAAATTTAAAATAATCCGGAGGAAAATTATTAAAGGGAGAATAGATGGCTTGGGATAATGTTATAAATCTGTTTATAGATTCTTCTAAGGTTGATGAGAATCTTACAGATTTTCCAGTTGCAATTGACTTAAGTAATTTTCCAGAGGTTTTTGTAGAGTTAACGGAAGCTGACCGAAAGAAAATTAAAGTCACAACTGATGCCTCCGGAAACAACCAATGTTATGTTGAGATTGAGTATTTTGATTCCACCGCTCAGGTTGGAATAATTCACACAAAACTTCCTGCCATTGATTCCACTGCAGATACTTCCTTCTATTTCTGGTATGATAAGGATGAAGCAGATAATACAACCTACGTTGGTGATATTAGTGAATCTCCTGCTCAAAATGTCTGGGATAATAATTTTGTTATGGTTATTCATCCACAAGATCCAAGTGGTAATGGAGTGGATGATATTAAAGACTCAACTAGTAACTCTAATGACGGAACTCCATTTAATTTTGAAGCTGGAGATCTTGTTGAGATTGGTGGAGGGATTCCTGGTCGAGCAGTTGTTTTTGAAGAAACTAAAAATCAACGTATTGGAGTGCCACACCACTCCACTTTAGCACCCACTCGCCTTTGCTTAGAGGTATTTGCAATCAATGAAAATCCAGCGTGGGATGGGCCTAATTGGAATACTAGATCAGACCATTTAGTTTCAAAAACAGAAGCTGGTGGATATGCAGTAGGTTTGAATGAGTCAGGTTCGTATTGTACTGACCATTTATACTTTGACGTTTATAGAAACGGAACTTATGGTCGAGCGTGTGAACCATCATCCAATATTTCAGATGGGTGGCACTATGTTGCTTGTGATTATGATGGAAGATACGGTGTCCTTCAGATTGATGATACTGAGGTTCAGATAAATGATGCTGGAGGAACTTATGATATTACTTATTCTAATAGTAATATGCTTCAAATAGGTTGTGAAGCTGGTCCAGGAACTAGTCCTCCAAGTCCAGCTCTGCTCTGGGAGGGCAAGATTGGTGAAGTCAGAATTTCTAATGCTTCCCGACCTGATGCTTGGAGAAAGGCAACATATCACAATTTATTTGGAACTCTTTTAAGGCAAACATGGACAACTACCACTACTACAACCACTACAACGACTACTACATCAACAACGACTTCTACAGCGAGTACTACCATTCCTTATTTTCCAACAACAACTACGTCTACTACTACGACAACTTCTACCACAACCACTACAACTACGACAACAACAACTAGTACAACTACAACAACTTGTCCTCCTTTAGAGTATGCCCTTGATCCTTCTTATACTAGTGCCGATATAACTCTATCTAACTGTAATTTAACAGCCACAAGTACTGGTTGGGATGGTGGTTGGGATACTACTTATGCCGCTCCAGGTTTCCCTGTAGCAAGTGGCGGCAAATGGTATTGGGAAATTCACATTGATGTTGGCGGTGGCCAAATGCTTGGAGTTGAGAAGCTCCGAGAGACAAACAATCATGTAGGATCGAGCGCTGCTGGTTATGGAATACTCAACAATGGTAGTATATGGAATGGTAATTCTCAAGCTGGTGATTTGGGAGCTGATTACGTTACTAACGATATAGTTATGATCGCACTAGATCTTAATAATCTTAAGCTCTGGTTTGGTCGTAATGGTAGTTGGTATGGAGCTGGTGCTAATCCAGCAACTGGTACTAATCCTGCATTTACTATCGCAAGTGGTGGGACTTACTATGCCGGATTTAGTTTGGGCGGCGGCACCGATAGACAGATAACGGTCAATTTCGGGGAGACATCATTTACCCATACTCCACCTTCTGGGTTTAATGCTCCTGAAGATTATACTACCACCACTACTACAACTACAACTAGTACAACTGTACCACCAACGACTACATCTACGAGCACGACTACTAGTACAACTACAACTAGTACGACAACAACTACACTTCCTCCAACTACTTCAACAACGACTACTACAACCACCACAACAACCACTACAACGACAACCTCTGCAACTACGACCACCAGTACGACTACCACAACGACAACCTCTACGTCGACTACTACTACGTATCCTCCTGGTCAACTAACGTGGGACCCAACCTGGAAGGCTGCACAGTTACAGTTATTCAATAGTAACCTTACTGTTAAATCAAATGCGAGTGGTTGGAAATCTGTGGGTGGAACACTTGGAAGAGCGTTTGGTAAGTGGTATTGGGAGATCACAATAGATGTTATGGCTAGCGGAAATAGCCATATGACGGGTATTGCTCAAAGTGGCCACCTTGTTGAAAACCGCTACCCTGGTCAAGAAACTACTAGTTATGGTTATTTTGATAACGGTCAGAAGTATCACAGCGGTGGTGGTTCTGTTTATGGAAATAGCTATAGTGAGGGAAATATAATTGGAGTTGCTCTTGATTTGGATAGCGGTAAAATTTGGTTTGCTGTTAATAATGTCTGGCAAAATAGTGGTGATCCTGCTGCCGGAACAAATGCGGCTTTTAGCGGGATAGCTTCAGCAACTTGGTATCCATTTCAAGGAATTTACGACTCAGGTGACCAATCCTCAATAAACGGGGATTCTGTGACTCTAAACTATACCCCACCAACTGGATATTCGGCCCTAGGTGGAGAAAGTGTAACAACGACCACGACTACCACTAGTACGACTACGACAACTTCCACTTCAACAAGCACGACTAGTACAACAACCACAACAAGTACGAGCACAACTACGACAACTCCTCCTCCGACTACTACCACAACAACTACTACAACGACAACTAGTACGACAACAACGACAGCAACGACAACAACTAGCACGACAACTACCACTACATCTACAACTACAACTACCACAACTAGTACGACAACAACAAGTACTAGTACAACAACGACTACACCTCCTCCAACCACAACCTCAACTTCTACGACGACGACTACAACCAGTACGTCAACATCAACTTCTACCTCGACATCTACAACTACTTCAACGAGTACGTCGACTTCTACAACTAGTACGACTACAACTTCTACAAGCACGTCTACCACAACTACTACTAGTCCTCCACTCTTTGAAATTAATGAAAGTTGTACTGATTTGTACGGTTCAACTCGTGTGTGTCAAAGTGTTACTCCAGATAGAACTTTCGAGATTACTAGTATAGTTATAGGATCGTGTCGAATTGTAGGTACTTCTGGTACAGCTAGACTAACTATATATACCTACCATCCTACTAATCCATATAGTGGAGTACTTTTAGGTACTTCGGATGATGTAGCTATTACAACTACTCCCACTACTCTTACATTCACTTTTGCTTCTCCTGTACAGATAGGAGCAAAATTCTGGGTGGTCATGGAGCCATCTGGAACAGCAACAAATGCTTATACGTATAGGACTAATTTTAATGCATACGCAGGTGGTTCTATAGGTTACTCATGGGATGATGGTGTAAATTGGGCTTTTGATGCCTTCGATATGTGTGATATTAAGATCTATGGTAATGATCTTGGCCCAACTACAACAACTACTACAACTTCTACTACTACAACTACAACTACAACCAGCACAACTACAAGTACGACAACCTCTACGTCGACCTCGACAAGCACAACTACTACAACTACAACCAGCACAACTACAAGTACGTCAACTACAACCAGTACGACTACAACCACAACAACTTCAACTTCTACAACTACAACCTCAACTTCCACTAGTACGACTACAACTTCTACAACAACTAGTACTACGACGAGTACTTCAACGACTTCCACTAGTACGACTACAACAACAACTTCTACTAGCACGACGACGAGTACTTCAACGACTTCCACTAGTACGACAACTACAACCAGTACGACAACAACTTCTACTAGCACGACGACTACTACAGTTCCTCCAACTACTACAACGTCAACCACAACATCGACTACCACTACTTCAACGACCTCTACTACGACAAGCACTACGACAAGCACGACTACCACAACTACGACAACTACAACTTTACCAATTGTCTCGTTTGTAGATGACTATTTTGATAACGCTGTCATTGATGCTTGGTGGCACCAAGAGCCTGGTTCTACTGGTTCGTTCGTCGAAGCATCGTTAACTATAAATAGTAGTCAAGAGAATATTTTAGCTGGTGGTACAGCAGACTTTAACTGGCTATACCAGGGTATGATTGCTGGAGATTTCGACGTAGTTGCTAAGTTGATTAGCCTTACAAACTTCAATCAAAATCAACAGATAACTGGTTTAGTTGCTTATGTAGATAATAATAATTGGGCAGCAGTAGGAAAGAAATACTACTTTGGTCAACAAGCGTGGGTTACTCACAGGGTAGGTGGTCCTTACCATGAGAACTATACTGCTGACACAAACCTACCGTTCTTCTTGAGGATTAGAAGGATCGGTTCTCTATTTGAGACTTTCTACTCAACAAATGGAATAACTTGGACTCCGTATGATCCTGTTGCTGGTAGTCTTGATAGTACAGCTAATGTTAAGATAGGTCTATTTGCTAATGATCAATATACTACACAATTTAGTGCAGAGTATGACTTTACTCTTAATAGTGGTTCATTTATAAGTACAACTACAACGACGACAACTAGCACGACAACTACTACGACCTCGACATCTACGACTACAACCACTGCTCCTTGTCCAGAGTATACTTATTGTGATTCTACTTGTGCTCCTTGCTATGAATTAACTCTCAGTGGTTGGTCTGGATCTTGTGATTTAGCTGATTGCTCAGCTCTTAATGATACTTATATCTTAGAACCATATCATGGCCCAGGTGGATGTAAGTGGGCACATTATCTTGGTGTTCTATATGACGATGATAATGAGATAAAGATAACTTGTGATTATGGAATCTGGGAACTTAGAGTAACAGTAGATGCAACCGCTTGCCTGATATTTGAGGCTGATGCAGTTGTAAATACGTGTCCTCCAGAAGATTACATTTCTTGGACACAAGTGGGTGGAGATTGTGTAGGTGGTTCGTTTACTCTTGTTGGACAACCTTGTCCAACTACTACTACGACTACGACTACGACAACTAGTACAACTACAACCACAACAACTAGTACAACGACTACTACGACTACTACGACTA